GTGCGAAGGCCTCGGCCAGGGTCTCCACCTGATTAATACGGAATTCGTGAATGGCCCGTTTGTAGAAAAAAAGGCATATGATGGCGATGATACCCGCGATTAGCACTATAGGGTATATGTATGATGTATCTGAACTAGCGTCTCCTGATGCAATTTCATGTATGACAGTACTTACGCTTGGACCAGCCTGCGCCGCCGCAGCATCCAGAACAACGGACTCTAATGCCGATTCTGACATTCCTATAGTGCATCCTCTACGGGACTTGACGCCGGTGAAACGCGGTCAGCGAGGCTATCAGCCGATCGCCTTTCAGCCGAGCCTATCTTCGCGATGCGTTCCGTACACAAAGCCACATAGTCCTCGTTCAGTTCAATGCCAACATAGGGAAGTCCTAATTGTTTCGCGGCAACACATTCACTGCCTGAGCCCGCAAAAGGGACAAGGACGAGACCCGCATCTGGTCCTTGGCTGCAGGACTTGAGGAGTCGCTCACATAAGGCAAGGGGTTTCTGAGTAGGATGGTCCACACGTTCCTTGGCACCGGCTCCGCCGGCAAGGGCGGGAATCTTAATGACATCACGAGGGAGCGCGCCAGCGGGGTGAGCATTATAGGTGGTGTCCTTTTCTCCTTTTGAGAAACGGCCTTTGGTGGCTGCGCGCTTCTTACCAGCGGCGCCCTGTAGGAATCCTTCCGTGTATGGCTCACGAACGGCATCTCTGTGGAAGACCTTATCTTCTTTCCAAAGGACGAGGATACTTTCATGGGAGCGTTGCCAGAAGTGGAGGGAGGCGACGTTCTTATTGGTATAGTGCCAGATGAGCCAGCGGCGGTTTACACTATAGGGAATGCGGGCGAGGATGAGGGCAAGGATTTCGCTGAATCCGAAGATGAAGAGTGTGCCGTTGGGCTTGAGGACGCGGAGACACTCGGTGAGCCAGCGGTCGGTCCAGGTGAGGTAGGTGTCCATGGGCTGTTTGTCGCTGGTGTTGCCGAAGTCTTTGCCAATGTTGTATGGGGGATCGGCGAGGACGATTTGGACTGATTCATCTGGGAGGCTGGGAAGGATTGCGAGCGTATCCCCATGTAGGATTTCTTGTCTCAGCGCAGCGAGCGTCAGCGGAGCAACTGGAGCGAGTGTCTGGTCCGATGTCTGTTCTGGATTTGATGTTGAATCTGAAACCGATGTATGTTGGGTCAAGAGGAGAGCCAGTTCCTCCTTCTTTTTTGCGGAACATCCTTTCATACCGGCCTCTTTGCAGAGGGTCAGGAGTTCGGCACGTGATTTCTTAGAATAATCCATGTTGGGTATGTGTACTCCACTCTAGAAAAAACAGGAGGCTCAATTTTATAGATGTAGACGCGGGTATGTTGGGGGATGCCTAATAGCCCAGAGCCGTAGCCGACGCGGTAGTGCTTTGCACTTCCTTGGAAGCATTGAGAATCAATGCGAGTTCACTATAGGTATATTTCCGCTCTTTGGGTCCCACGGCCGACGCCATTTTGTAGGCGCGGTAGGCCTCCGTAATGTGGAAGTTAATCCACAACTGCGATGACATAGAGAAGGAAATACTCATCCACGACCCATCCACCATATTTGTCCGCCATCCTATAGTGCTATCCTTCTTCTTGCCCTTGGCGCCGACCGTGGGAACCCATGTATAGGTTTCAGGGTTGAGGGCGGGGCAGGAGCTGGGAATAAGATACCAGTCGTAGACATAGGTGGTGGGTGTTTCGCTACGAACAATAATGGAATAATAGGCGTAGTTCTTGCGGCTGTTGATTTCGGCGGCAATGGCTGCGGGGTTGGAGGGGTCCTTCTCGGAACATACGGATGTAAGGCGATAGGAGCTGATTTTGAAATTGGCGCCGTCCTTTTCGTATGTGGACGACTTGTTACTGATTGCGCCGATGGAACATACGATGTCGGCGCCGGATTTATGGGAGCCGTCGCTCTTGGATTCCACGGCACAGCCAGAGGCGGCGAAGATTTCGGCGTTGAGATTTTCCCATATGCTTTCCTTGATGGGGGTGTCATTCACCAAGTGGAAACCCTTTACAGTGCGTTCAAAGGCGGTGGCATAGGCGGCACGATAAGGGGACAGGGGGTCCATTTCTGTAGTTGTACATTTTTCGCCAAAGAGTTGAACGAGGTCGTCTAGGGGATCGGCGGTAGCTGGTTCCTCAGGTTTGGCTTGAACAGGTTCTTCGGATTTGAATGGAGCGGATTCTTGGGCTTGCACTGTAGGGGTTGGTTCTTTGGATTCTGCTTTAGCGGGAACTTCCATTTTACAAGTTCGTTTATCGTGACCGGTTTGTTTACAACGGCTACAACGTCTGGCAGACATTTCCAGATTGATATGTTACGGTATGTGAACGGAACGTATCAACTTCAATTTTTTTTCGCGGCGAGCTTCCCCATCTTTCGTGTATTGCAATTGATACACGGGCGGAAGAGGTCCGGTACAAATACATTCTTCAAAATCTTCGCAGCCTTTGCTGGGGCAATACGGCGTGTTGTTGCTGCAAGAACACGTCCATCTGCTATCTTTTTTTACGGACATAGACCCTTTTCCATTTCGGATGTTCACCGTCTTCTCTGTCGCAACCTGTTGGCCATTCACTATAGTGGAATTGTATTGGGTGCTGTGGTATACGGTGCTTTGGGTGCGAGCGGGAGCACGCCCCTGTTTCCGTGTCTTAGTACGAATAGCTGGCATTTCCTATACTAGAATCAAGAAAAGAAATGGCCGGTCCAGTGGTTTCATAAATTTGTGTTTTAGAAAATGGCTTTCCCCTTTGAGAGCACTATAGTGAATGTACTTGTTCAACTTCTCTATGGATATTTCTTCAGCAATAACCAATCGTTCTGAATAATGTCTAAAACGGTTGTCAAACCATTGAAGGAAATAATTGAGTTGAGATTCAAAATTATACGGTAAATCCCATTTTGATTCGCAGTATATGTCATAAAGGTATACACCTCTGTTAGCGGGAATTAATTCCCATGGAATATCAAAGAGGCCATCAATTTGATTCATAAGACCAAAGCAGTCAATTAAATGACTGCGCAAGGGATAATTATCAAATGCACACGCGTTTGTGCTTATGTCAGAGCATATGTCAAACGGCGGAAATGCTCCATGATTCTTCGGTGAAAGTATTTTTTCTGCGGAAAGAACCGCCCCTTTTTCAATAAGATAACGGAGTATATACTCTATAGTGCTTTCACGACGTTCCTTTAGCGTTACAATTTCAGGAAGAAATGGATATCCACACATAACATAACGCCATGTCCGATGTATGTGGTCTATGTTGGAGAGTATGTCGTCCAGAAAACGGTCCGCTGCATCTTGGGGGGTAAGAACCTCCCCCTTTAACATAGACTCTATGTCTTCGCCGAGTTCTTCCTTATATTTTTCACTATAGGATGTGAGTGTACATGGGTAGTATCTACGAACCAAATCCATAAATTCGGTCCAATCCATGACGGCCAATTCTATATTAGAATATAGTTCGTGCTAATTATATTCTAAGACTTCAATTTTTTAGGTCGGCTGTGAAAATGAATCACATCATTCCTATAATTAGAAACTATAGGGATTCTTCAGGTGAATACACCATTCTATAATTATATATATTTTTTCTGGTATTTTTTTTAAAGTGTCTATTTAATTTATTTTTTGAACCTCCTTTATATTTTCTACGTGTATATGTTTTAATATTATTAATTGCTTTATTTTTAAGAAAAGGCATATACTTATCATAATTAAGATTATCAACTCTATAAATTTTTCCTATAACAACTTTATTCATTTTATTATAATCAATTTCCCATATGTTTGAATAAAAAGAATTATTTATAATATTTTGAACACAACTTTCAATCCAATTATATAAAAGATGACATCTATTATTTTTTATTCTTGAAAAAAATTCTTTAAAAGAAATTAAAGGGTCATAATATAGAAAATCCATAAACACTTGCAAAATCAAAAAAAGATAAATTTATTGGATTATTAAAATTTTCCATTTGTAAACGATATTCTTTATATTTTTTATCAGATATGTCTGTTTTAGTTGGATTTTGAATCTTTGAATAATCAATTAGTGTTGCCCCAAATTTATCTTCATACCATGATTTTTGATGATATGCAATATAAAAAAAAGGTAATCCAAGTTTATATTTTCCTTTTCGTGGAATATAAGTTTTTGAATAATTAACACTATCAATATCACAATATATATGACTCATATCATCCAATTCAAATGTATTAATATCTTTAAAATCATCAAAATTTTTTATAAATTGAAGAGCACATTTAATCATATATTCTGTTTTATCTTGTTCCATTAAAGTTAATACACCACATTCTGGTTCTGATAATATATTATTAATTTTAACACCTGTTGGTTTTCCATTATTAAATATAACACTCATTTCAATACATTTTTCATAAGCACCACCTATATTTATTGTTATTCCAATCGGAATATTATCTATAAATTTTTTTTTAACAATTGCTTGAAACCCCTTTCTTATACGTTCCTCATGAGATGTTGTAGGATATTCAATCATATATACATATATTTCTTCTCTTAAACTATCCATCTATCTACACTATAGATATTTATTTATGTACTGGTGGAGGGCTCGTTCCACGACGGCGTTTCATCGTCTTGCGTACGCGAGCGATCGATACACGCTGACGTGGTTTTGTTGGCACAATAACATCTAATGTAGTCTGTGGCACCTCCACGCCGAACTCCTCCCCATCGGCCAGCCGTTGAAAGACGCTATTGTATGGCGGCGGCACGACCTCCGTGAAGATAGACTGAAAAATCCCCGCGTATGTATACAGCTCGTCCTCGGTCACAGCCTCAGGTACGACCGCAGCCAAGTGCGCAAAATCCGCATGAAACACAGCACAATCACTCCTATAGTGCTTTACAAAAGAGTCGCCTGCGTATCCCAAAATATGGTCTACATCCCCTACAACATCTTTATTTGTGAGTGCGGAACATATCCCATAATAGAAACCCTGTAGAATTTGCTGTTGGATTACACTATAGGATTGGATTTTGGGGCGGATCTTTTGGAGATGGGTCTGGAAGGGTGCGAGGGACATGGGATGTATGGGCTGGGGGACCAGTTCTAACATCGGATTACGGCGGCGAGTTTAGGTCTAAAAAATTGACATCGGTTCGGTGTAGTGTTCTGGACATCAGACATTGACATTGAACATAGGGATGTATCAACATCAGAAATGCCAGAGATTGAAGTCAAGATACATCGGTCCCATGTTCCAACATGGCGTATTTCACATTCCATGTTGATAAAAGAAACGCATACTGAGAAAATTATTGGTACACTTATGCGATTCTATAAGAATGGAGTCATATATAAACATGTCATTTATTACAATAAAGAACACTATAGGAAATGTTCTTTATGGGAAGAGAATAGTATAAAGATGCATTAAACACGTGGTAAGTTGGTGGACGAAGGGTTTTTTCCGTTGACGTATTCCCATTTAGAGGAGGCGCAGCCGGTGGTTTCCTTATACTTATCCTGTTTGGTGGGACGGAACCAAAGAGGACCGCCGGCGTCGCAGGCCAGCTCCTGAGCCATACATGGGTTCGCGCTGATTTGCTGGAGAACGGGCGGGTCGGCCATGTGCTCAGCCATGGCGGAAAGCTTCAGGCGTGGGTTAGGAACATAGAACCCCATATTCTGGACGGCGGGGCCAGGGGTGTATGTATCAAAGACATCGCGCTCCAGGGGACGACCTAAGCGGAGCAGGGCACTCTCAGCGTCAATTGCATTATAGTAGCGAGTGGGTGGGTAGAATTCGCCGCCGAAGGGGTAGACAGTGTCCTTGGGGGGCGCCTGGACAGTTTCCTCGGCCGCGCCGCTGTTGCGATACTCCAGGGAAATACGGGCCCAGGGCCGTGGGTCCATCGGAAGCATTGTATGGGGGCTTTGTCCGTTTGCCTCAAGTGGCACAGTATGATTCTTATAGATGAGTGTGGGGTCCCAATGGCTGGTGGGGCACGGACTGAAAATCTGGGGATTGTCCAGGATTTTTTGGGTATGGAATGGATATGCGGCGGACATTACGCTCTTCTACCAGTACACCGGTAGAAAATAATTCCTATAATGTTTAGCACTATAGGATTTGTTTTATTTTACATTTTACATGGGTTTGCTTGTTTACACTGATGCGTTACACTGATGCGTTACACTGATCCGTTGACATTCTGAATCTGGACGGTACGTCGTTCCGTAATCACTGCCGTCGCCGTCCATTCGCTGTCCACGCTGTCAATGACGACACCGCCCTCGTCTACCCATTGGAAGCTCAGTTTATCCAGACGGGCCAGTGGTGGGCTGAACTTGACCGAGTTCTGGACCATTGTCTTACAATTGGCATTGAAATCGTTCAAGAGGAGTTTCCCATAATACTTATTGGTCTGGCCCGTTGTAACAGTATTATTATTATCCAATTCCTCTTCTATAGTGTCCAACCGATTCATGTCCTCCTCTTGGTTGAGCTGTAGGTAGATATAGTCGGCCAAGATGCGATATCCGTTTTGACTACGTTGATAAAGTGCATAGCCAGTATCCACTTTGTTATAGCCCAAGTTGTATCCCAGGCCCCAATTATCTTTCAAGGGTTTGAAATTATCTGGCAGAGACGAATACCATGGAATACGGAAGGACAGCGCATCCGTGAAGTTCTGACGCTGAGCGGCGGAGGGCGGCAAGATGTAGCGCAAGTCCGTTCCAATGAATGTACTCAGACCGGCAAATAAACCATTATCAATGTTATTAATTACAACACTCGTGGACTCATATATATGATAGAGCGTAGAGTATGTACTAATGAATCCCCCATAATTGGATGTACTATAGTTGGAACCAATAAAACCCGCCGCCGGCACTGCGCCCCAACGACGGTTGGATGTTGCGATGTACTGATTCTTGAAGTTTGTCAAACATGCCGCGTAGTCTGGGTCAAATAGAGTTGGGTTCGTCTGATATACCTGTATTTCATTACTGATGTCCACAAAGGTCGCGTAGCCAAAATCATACAAGTTCGTACATGAAAAACGCATAAGGCATTCGCCGCTCTCTGTGGGTGAATAACCACGCACCGTAATGAACTGATAGGCTGAACCACTGCTCGGCTGGAGCGGTACATCAAATACATAGCTGTTAAAGAGATAACCCCTATAGTTCACATCCGCAACGGCAAAATTACCGAAACGCTCTAGACCCCAACGACCGCTAATATCCGCCTTATACGCTGCCTCATTCGGATAATAGAAGAGATTCGTATGTAAGTATTCACCAGGGAGTAAGTCTGTAGTATCCACTATAGGGTTGAGGCTGACACCACTCTGTGTAAGCACAATCTTCTGGTAAGGATAGAAGATCTGCCACTCTGAATCAATACGATATTTGAGGTCCAGGGGATTATTACGGTTCCCCCATAAGGTACGTGGCGCGCGATTCGTGAGTAGCCAGAAGCCGGCGTCGTAGCCCCCTGCAACGGAAACGACAGTGAGTGGACCAGAAGCATCGGCAATAGTGGTGGCAAGTGGCTCCACAGTCAGTTGTGAGCCACCGCCTGTCAATGCACGGACTTGGTAGAGTCGGTTTTGGAAGGTCGGCTCTGTACTGTATAATATAATATCATCCACAACAAGGACTGGGTCTTCAAACTTCTGACCGCCGAGGTCATTTATCATAATACCACTATAGGTGGGTGCGGCGCTTGGGTATGGGGGGACAGGGCCAGCCGTTGGGATCAATGTGAAGCCGCTCACATCCGTCAGGCTCTCGCGATAATAGCGGACATAGTTGCCTTTGCCTGATGCGGCGTCCACTTCCAGGGTATAGAAATGCGACCCACCACTGGGGTCCTGGTCGTGTATCCATCGTTTTCCTATAGTGCTTGCTGCGGTAGTTGTCCAGAGACCGGATGCAGCGGTATACCGATAAATATAGGATTGGTTTGTGCCAGGGTTATGTACACTATAGGTAATGTCGCCCTGGTTATTGAGGGTAAAACTGTTGAAAATCGGTGTGGCAAAACTGATGTCCAGTATTGTGGATGGTGTATAGTCGTACATAGAGTTGAGGGCGGGGTCAAACCGTTTGAAGTAGACTTCCGTGCCGGCACCTCCTGGTCGCCAGCCCATAAATGTGTAGTCTGTTGTTCTTGCCGAAGCACCCACAAGAGCAATCCCTGTAGTGAGTGTATCAAAGATGGAGCTTTCGGTAATTGTATAGAGGAGGGCCCCTGAGGAAATATCGTATGTTGTACTTAATTGATTGAAGGAATAGACGAAGAAGTCGGTGGCCTGAAACATGACCGTATCCGCGCAACGCATGTATGCCGCGCTTGGTTGGAGTGGAGTCGCCCAGGAATAAATCCCTGAGAGGTCGGTGAAAGGGTCGTTCTGGCGCTGAGTATGGAGAACCGATGTACCGATTGGCATGCTCTGGGCGTAGGCGGATTGACTGACGGTAATTCCTGTAACGGTGGGTCCATGTATACCGTTGGAAATATCGGCAATGTTGAGGAAGTTCCATTCAGTCTGGGCCAGGTTCGTAATAGGGGTACTTGCGTAGGCCATGGCGCGCTGGGGAATTGTATTTGGCGATATGGTGTCGGTGTCCATGTATGTATAGCCAGTGCTGATTTGGCTATAGAAGGGATAGGGTACAATGGAACCACTGAGCGCTTTGAATGTAGTGGGTTGATAATTGGAGTTCAGGAAGATTGCACTATAGAGATTGGCTGGGTTATTTGTGATGGTGTTTTCCACTTGGGTGTAGCCTTGGAGAGTACTGGGGCGGATTGGTGGAATGAAGGAGGGGTCGGTCTTATATTCATAGTATGTACCACCGCGGGTGTCAAACCCGCCGTCTTGAATGTCGCCGACGGATGTAATGTCATAGTTGGATGTACGTGGGGAGTAGGCCGCACGACCACTATTGGACAGGAGGGCAACGGCGGTGGACATGGTCCAATTGATGTTCTGGATGTCGTTAATGTCGGCGGTCTGGAAAATGCCGATGTATTTGACTTCGCTGTTGGGGTCATCCACTGCGTTGGATGTATAGAGTGCACTGCGGACTTGGAGGCTCTCCACGTTCCAGAGGCCGGATTTGGGGGCAAAGGTAAAACCGGTGGTGCCGAAGTTGAGGTTGAGATGGCCGCTGGAGTCATATTGGTAGCCTGGAATTGGCCCGCGAGTGCTGGTAGAAGTATATGGTTTCTGTGCCGGTCCGTCCGTGACAAGAGAACGAACATTGGAGTACAAGCCACTATCAATTGCATATTCAGGCTGGGGAATGTATGTGGGTGAATAATAGTGGGCAATCTTGTCCTGGCGTTTCAGCACAGTCTTTGGACTGTAGGCAAAGGCCGCCGCGGGTGTGTAAATCGCATTAGAAGATCCACTATAGAAATATGTATCATTGGATGTATTATATGGCGAATTACTCTGAAAAAGGTAGCGATTGATGGGGTCAAAACCGACAATTGCCTTCAGCGGGTCGGATTGGAATGTGAAGGTGGAGACATACGGATTATATGGCACATAGTCCAAATAGTCATTACTGACACCGCTCACGTCGTAGCCAATGGGGGTCGCCGATATGTCAACTTCAAAGCTGGCGGCGTCCAGGCTGGGATTGATGCCCCACAAGGTGCTGGTATTGGGAAGAGCTAAGGCGGCGTAGTCATAGACGGAGGCGTAGTTGTAATTGCTCAAATAGACGGCTGGATTGTCAATTATCATATTTGTGGAAGTAGTCATACCCGCTATAGTGCGTTCCATTGTGATTGTATTAGTACTTGCATTGGCAGAGAACCAGGGGAAAATCTTCGTATAAATGGAGCCGGCCGCGGCATTATCAGACCGACATGAAACATAGTATGTTTGGCCAGGATATGCGTTAAATTGTATTGTACCACTTGTATCCAGGGATTCAATCACAGTACTATATTTGAAATTCACGGGGTCTTCTGAGCGAAAATTGGTGAAAGCCGGTACAAGTCCACCAAAAGCGGTACTCATATACAAGTCTGCCTGGAAACCGCCGCGATCACTATAGAGGAATGTGCGGAATGTACTGGGGGCAGTGGCGAGGGTAGTACCGCTCTGGTCAGTGTAGATTTCGGTTGTAAGATTGAGTGGGTAGCGATACGCCTTAGAGGGGTCCGCGCCGCTAACGTCTGGTGTTGTAAATTTATAGAAGAGGCCGTTCCATGGGCTATTTGTACCGAAACTGGTTGCCTGTAGGAAAACGGCGTTGCTATAGAATCCTTTGGATTCAGTGTATCCAGTGAGCCAGCGGTCGGTGGACGCATTTGACCAAGAAGGGATGTTGGACAAAAAGTTGGAGTTCAAATTATCGTAGCCGTAGGTGTACAGAGGGTCAGCACTATAGGAGTTGGCGGATACATCGTATGTATATGATTCCTGGAAATATTTATTAATAGTTGAATCGTAGTTCGCCAAGTTGTATGCTGGGTAGCGGTATTCCAAGGGCCGTGGCAGGGTTTCCACCTGAAGTGTTTGGCGGACTGGGCTGTGAAATTTGAAGGTCGTGTATTGGCCGGCGTTGATGGGGACGACACAGTCCACTTTTTTGTTGATTGCGTTTGGCTGTATGTAATATGTTGGGGTCGCGCCTGATACGTCAATTACGGTAGCGGTCTCATCAATTGTCCCCAGGTCTACACTATAGGTGTGATTCATGTCACCACGAGGGGCATTGGACAGATTTGTCATATAGACGTTGGAGAGGTCCAGGTTGGAAAGATGTGGCCAGCGTATAATGGGTTCTTCTTGGATGGGGGCGAGGATATTTGAGGTAATGGTGGTAATCCCTGCCGCGGCGGCCTGGGCCGGTGTCTGGGGAATGCCGAAAGCGGCGAGTCCATTGCGGAGTTTCACACTATTTGTGAGCGCTGCATAGTAGCCGCGGGAGTAAGTGCTATAGGGAATGGCGAAATTATCGGCGTATGTCACTTGGGTATAGTTGTACATGTCGGCCAGAATATAGTCCTGGAGTTTGAGATTCGCTTTGATGTTTGAATATGAACTCGGCGTCAGGCCGGCATTGCTCAGGAGAGAAGTAAAGATGATATTTCCTTCAGTATTAATAAGTGTCGTAAGAGAAAGATTTAGTGAATTTGCGGCGATTGTGACGGTGGAATCCTGTCCATTAATTGTCATGGAGTAGGCATTGACAAGACTGTAGCGGAAGGTATGGGCAAGTCGGTATGCGTCCAGGGCCGCACGATTGGAGGCGTCATTTGCCACCGCGTAGACCACGGGGTCCACTGTGCCGGCACCATCAATATTGAGGCCCTGAAAGCCGAAAATACATCGCTGGTATACGCCAGAGACGTCAGTGATGCTCGGATCAATGCCAATCCCTATAGTGAGATTCACGGGGGGTCCGTAATAGGCTTCGTCGGTGAGTTGTTCCTTGAGGACTGGGTAGTAATACGCAAGGTAGATTTGGGCATCATTAATATTGGTGCCGAGGTTTGTACTATTGCCTGTCCAGAAGCTGGTAAGAATTGTATTGCTTAGTTGTTCCGTTGTTCCAAATATGAAATTATTCGTGCGATTGTCGTAGAAATTTGTCCCAGAATAATTGAAATTGAGATAAAAATTACGAGTTGCGCTAAATTCATCATAGAAACGATTGTATGCACCTTCGTAGTCATAGTAATTACTGGTCGCATAGTCGTAGAAGAGGGGGGTACGATTCAGTTGAATTTCTAATTCATTCTTGAGGCCTGTAATGGAATAAGACCCTTGACGAAGAGTTGTAGTAAAAGTGGAGCGGTCGTATTCCTGGATATCAATCGTGGTGTTATTCTTGGATGGGCGAAAGTAATAGAGACGATTCAGGAAATTAATTTCGGCGAAGTTAAGGGCCGTAATATTACGGTATACACGCGGCAATCGGGTGGAAAAGAATGTCGGCTGCGCGTATAAGGGAAGAAAGCGTTTCTTACTGTCAATCAATATAGGGTTATTATCCACTTCTCGGACCTCGGCGCTTGTTTTGCCGTATTGGGGAAGGGCCTTCACAGTATCGCTTTCCGTGAATGCCTCGTCAATTGCGGAGTAGGCGGTGCGACGGCCAATACGGTTGCGACCATAGCGGAGCTGTTGATTCTGTTTGGGGAAGGCGGGGCCAGCGGCGGTCATATAGCGAATCGCCTGAGCAAAGGCGCGGAAGTCTGGCCGATTCATGGCATCAAAAATTTCGGCCATGTCACCCTCCGCCTCTTCATCTTCCAAGTCCTGTTCCTCCGCGGCCAGACGGGCATCCTCTACCTCTTCTAGCGTCCCTCCATCCTGGTCTTGGTCCTGGCCTAAGACCTCTTCTTTTTCAAATTCGGATTCTGCCTCGTCATCATCCAGATACGGCCTATAATAGTTATTATCAGCCATTCTAATTGAAAGGGCCGAAAGTTTTTAGACCCTCGCGTTCACTATAGGAATTCACTTAATATAAGTTCCTTGTGCGTTCAACCCAGAAACAATTCCTATAATGCTACACTATAGGGATTATTATGACCACAATTGATGGACGATGGATGACTGTTATGGATGGGATACTCACAGAGGCCGAGTGCCGAGAGCTTATTACGCTCCTGGACAAGCCCGAGGAGTTAGAGGCGGTGGATCGTGGGTTCGCGAATTATGACCGCAATATGCTCGTGTCGGCGGAATGGGCCGCGCGGATTTATGAGCGCATCCGAGGGGCGTTGCCGGCGGAGCTTTATATGGGGCAGCAGGGGGACCTAAAGACGGAGATTTACCTGAACGACCATTTCCGTTTCTCCAAGTATCATCCTGGGCAGAGTTTCCATGTACACCGTGATGGATTTAATGCGGATGGGCGCGGGGGTCGGTCCTTTATGACGGTCAATATTTTCCTGAATGCGGACTTTTTGGGTGGTGAAACCGCGTTCTATGATGGGTCGCATGAGGTGCTGCGCGCTGTGCCGGCGCCTGGTCGTGGGGCGATTTTTGACGGGCAAATCTATCATGCCGGCCTGGAGGTGCGTGAAGGATACAAGTACCTGCTGCGAACGGATTTGATGATGCGCTTTATACAAGAGTAATATGTTTGTTATTTCTTTTACAGTTGCAGCAAATCACGCAGCAGATTGTAATTCGCATATAGGAGCTCAATTGTACCGTCCTGGCCCTTCAGTGTGGATTCCTGGATTTCCATTGTACTCATTAGGGCGTGGGTTGTCGCCAAATGTACCATTTGGATTTGCTCGTAGTTGAGGCCGAGGTAGGTCTGTCCGTCAATCTGAATGGGTTCAATCGCCTCTGGAATTGCGACGGCCACTTCTTCTGCGATAAAACCGAGTTCCTTTTGGACTTCTTGCTGCTTTGTTGTATCAATCGTAATGAGTTTATTTTTGATATCATCCATTTTATCTATAGTGTAATTTTTTGTTGGTGTTGCATCGGACTTCACAGCCTGAATATAATCATTACGACGGGCAATTGCGCCTGGATTCACATATGACGACGCATTTTTCATAGTATATTCCTTTGGTTTCAGACAATCCAGTTTATCCATAGACGCAGTCATCATGTTTGGCATAGGAATGTCATCTTTGAAACGTCCATCAGATACACTGATCCATGATCCGCCACCGATTTTGAGAGGTGTCGCGTTTCGTGAAAACGTGGAACCATAGACAAGCAAGGCAATGGATGAGCCGACAAAGGAAGGGTCAATGTTAATAGAAACACCACTGGGTGGATTAATGAAAAGTGTGTTATTAATAACCATAGATGTACTGTGGCTAATGGTTGTACCGGTGGATGTGAAACGCACACCTTGAGTGAAAATCGTATTTGTACTACGGAGAAACGGCTGGACACCGTCATAGAATTCCAGGCCGGCGACTTGGAGACGCGGTACTACGTCATAACCGTAGGCGAGAGCGTTAACACCACCATTTGCCGTGAAAGGTGCGCCGGTTGTAGTAGCCCATGAGATTCCATTATAGGAATATTTTATTTGATTAGGTGCGGTGGAATCGGTCCCTGCGACAATCCATTTATCTCCATCATACGTAATCGCATTTGCATTTCCTGTAAATGGTGTGCCGACGGAATTGGACCAGATGGAACCATCATAGGAGAACTTGATGCGATTTGCACCAGTGGCATCGGAGCCAGTGGCGTGGAAGACTTGACCAGACCAGACCACGTCTGTACCGAATCCGCTGAAGGCAGTGGAGCCTGAACTATCGGTCCAGGTCAGGCCATCTGCGCTCCATTTAATACGCGCATTCAGTGTTGTTGCGGCACCAGTGGCGACCCATATACGGCCGTTCCAGGCTAAGGCGGAGCCTGATAGGTCAAAGGATCCAGTGGGGACATTAGACCAATTACTTGCATCATAGGAATATTGGATAGAATGTGCATTTGTATTACTATTTCCCACAGCAAGCCAGAGTCGGCCATTCCAGGCCACATCGTAGCCAAAGTTGCTGAACCCGCCGCTTGCGGCGTTCGTCCATGTATAACCGTCTGTACTTGTCTTAATTGTGTTCGTTCCTGTGCCGGCACCGACGGCAACCCAGCGTGATCCATTCCAGGCGGCGGCGTGCCCCTCGGCAGTGAAAGCACCAGATACACCAGACGCCGACCATGATTTCCCATCAACACTCACCTCTATAGTTTGACCCCCTGTATCTGTCCCAAGGGCGAGCCATTGGCGACCGTTCCAGGCGAGACCATTTGTAGCAGTAGTGAAACCACTGCCTGCTGAGGCCGTATTCCATGTAAGACCATCCGCCGACCAGGCAAGGGTCGTTGTTCCTGAACCGGCCCCACCTGCAACGCGAAGGCGAGTCCCTGGTGTATCAGTGATTTTGATACCGCCGTTGACCTCCAAATTGAAAGTGGTGCGATATGTGGAAGGACCGACGAAAGCACTGGAGGCGTAGAGATTTTTGGTAGAAATAAAGGAGCTGACAATTGTTGAAGCAATCGTATAATCTGTTACACCCGCACTGCCGACCTGTGTTCCTGCATAATAGAGATTGCCTCCTTGGACATAGAGAGGACTGAAAATATTTGATGTTCGGTCAAAGAGAGTGAATGTTGAACCGACAAGGGACGCCGTACTAACAAGAATGGTGCTTAGTGTGCCGGCGTTTCGTAGCTCCGCAGATACAAACATGGTACCAGATACGTCCCATGGCCGAGTCTGTGCACTGAGTGGTTGACCAACTCCAATACTACTTGTATAGGCCGCCGAGGAATGCACACTGAGGGTTGATAAGATGGATGTACTGGCAACGTATAAGTTGGAGCCATGTGTTGCTTGGGCACGAACGACATGAGCGCCAACACTGAGGTTCTGTGTCCTGAAATTGTCCTTAATGGAGAGGCCCCCTCCACTGTAGGCAACGAACGCGCCAAGAGTACTCATTGGACCACGAACGACGGTATCTCCTCCTACGCGGAATGAGTCATCTGCGGTGAGTGTCCCACCACGAACTGTACTATAGTTTCCCCCCACAGTGGTGAGCGCTGTACCACATATGTCATATGTACCGACCCCAGTGTAATTGGACGCGGTATATGAGCCGGTGCCATTGAAGGTTGAAACAAATAAGGTGTTTGTGGAAATGGAACCCGTAGAAAGAAAACTGAAAGGATTCACGGATCTTGCACTATAGAGGTTACTGGTTTGGACTGCAGAGCGGGCGAGTGTACTTGTAAAGTCGGCAGTGAGAGTGGCGGGTGCGGTGAAGGAAAGAAGGGCGTCAAGGGTGACAGTCGGTTGGAGGGTGAGCGAGGAGAGGACCGACGCAGTGTATGTGCTGATCGTACTGATTTTCTCGTAGTTAGGGCGGAGTGTGTTTGGGGGTCGGCGTTGGATTAGGGGGCTACCAAGGGGGGCATCCAGGAGTGTATATGTCCGTGGCTGGAGGGCGGCGACTGTGACAGAGCCGCCGGCGGTGGTGATTTGAACGGAGCTAATGAGGGATGTGCTTAGGGTCCGTGCATAATAGGCATCCACGATTGTACTAATAGTGATTGGGCTCAGGGTCGTTGCAAGACCGGCGCCGTCTTTTACAGTGAGGGTCGCGCCAATTGTACTTGCATAAGGAAGTAGTACAATTGGACCTGCGGGATTTTGAATATAATCTGCCGCTGTGACAAGTATGCCTGGTGATGAGGCATATATATTATAGGGCATCCTACATTGTTCGGCGGATTTTTTTTAGGTAGGGGTGACTTTGGTTGGAGGGGGTTGGGTACATGGGTATGTTAGACATCAACATCGGATTTTGGACATCGGACCAGCGGAGCGATTCAGGCCAGAACATCGGCCAGATGTTAAACATAGGTATGTTTCAATAATGAACATCAACATTGAAACATCAAAAATCACACACCTATAGTGTAAGTCTATGAGGAAGCACTATAGGGTATGTTTATTGATAATTGGAGCCATGTGCGGCGAAGAGTTCTGTTAGATTGGAGAGGAGAGCAGTTCTGTTTGGATATTTTTGATAGAATGCACCTGAAATATCATTCAGTGGACCGGCGGCGGTGATGTATGTATGTCCACCGGCGATTGTTGATGTGTGATGTTTGAGAGTGGAGTACATGTATGCTGTCGCGCCATAATGGAGCATGTTGACTGGTTCCATGTCTAACATTTTCACGGGTTCGCCAAGAACGCTGGTATTGATAACGGCTTCAGGGATGACTGGTTCCACTTCTTCGGCATAGAGGCCGTAGCGGGGTTTGGAGGGGAGCTTGTATTTTTGGATGTAGGAGTCTTTGTATTTATAGTTGTGAACTTGGAGTTTACGGACGGCATAGTAGCACGCGGAAATGTCGGCGTTTACGATGTCCTGTTTGACGCGCTCGTCTGAGACGGCGGTCCAGGTCGCCGCACCGCCTTGTTTTGCGGCACCGTATGTGAGCATAGAGCCGTCAACATAGAACATGTATTGGGTACTAAGTGCACTATAATAGGAATTAATTGCCGTTTGATTTGCGGAATCTACAAAGAGGGTTTGGCCAAATGTAACTAAGGAAGAAAGACTGTAAATTTGGGTTGTAGAGGCGTAGGTTTGTTGTACTTGACTGGTAATAATGTCTTCGCCTGGGAGGGAAATATCGGTTTGACAGTTGGATTGCCAGGCGACAGCGTTTCCACAACCAGCACCAACACCACCTTGATATCCAAGAGGACCATAGCCAAAACCAATTCCAGATGTAATACGATTCCAATTAATACCATCTGTACTATATTGAATTGTTTGTCTTACACGGTCATCATAATTCGTAAATTGTGTATTATTAAAATCAAAATAACCTGTTGCAACATAAAGTGAACCATTCCATGCAATACCACGTCCTCCGCCATAATAGTTATAAGTTGCAACAGGTAAATAATAATTTGACGCATTTGTACCTGTTTGAAAATTATCAAAAACAGCAGTTGTTACACCACGTGACCCACCTGCAGATGTAACCCAATTTAAACCATTAAAACTATATTGTATTCCTGTATTAGATGCAATTCCTACTCCAACCCAATAGGAACCATTCCAAAGAGCACGATGAGCATGATAACTTGAAAAAGTTGTTTCAGCAACACCAAAAGTAGTAGCGATTGAACTAATCCAATTAAACCCATTTGAACTTATAGCAACTGATTGTTCATTTGTAGCATCGGTTGTACCAGCGATACCCATTGCAAGCCAATAACGACCGTTCCATTGTACAGAAGATACTGGGCCTGGTATAGTTGCAATTGTTAAATTAGACCAGTTTAGACCATCATAACTATAACATGCATTACTTTGGTTCGCACCAGCACTAGAACGACCTGCAATCCACATCCGTCCATTCCAACCTGCACGAAAAGTAACATTTGACCAATTTGTGCCACCATCTAAAAAATTCACTGTATTTGGCACAGCTTGAAAATTAGAACCATTAAAACTATATTGTATTGTGGAATTAAAATTATTTGATATATCATGGCCAGTTGCAATCCACATTTTACCATTCCAAGAAATACCCCACCCACCAGCGGTACCATTAAAACCACCTGTAAGTGTATTACTCCAATTTGAACCATCTAAACTCCATTGTATAGTTGAATGAGGTGAACCACGGTTTGATGTTGTACCTACTGCGACCCACATACGACCATTCCATGTAACATCTTGTCCAACTAAAAAACCAGGCGCAAAATTTGCATTACTCCAATTATTAGAACCATTCCAACTATATTTAATAGAACCTCTTTGCCCCAATAAACTCCACGTAAATGTTGAAGCAGTACCAACCGCAACCCATAATGAAGAAACCCCTAAACGTAAAGAAGAAGGTTTTATAGAAGAACTATGTGCTGTACCATAGACTGCAACATTAAAGTCCGGATTTACAATTGTAGAACCGACTGTAAAAGTGGAAGTAATAGTTGAAGTACCGTAAAGATAATTTGAGGCCGTAAAACTATTTCCTATAAAATTAGCACTTATTCCTCCACCGCCAATAGAATTTCCCCCAACATAAAGCGATCCCCCTTGGACCTTCAGGTCGTAAGCACTATAGGGTGTGTTGATGTCGCGGAGAGTGGCCGAACTGAGAACGGCGGTGGCGGAGCTGAGGACCGATGTGCTGATTCCTGCCGCGGTGAGTGCGGCGGCTACTGCTGCAGAACCTGAAATATCCACGGTCGCCTTGAGGGCCGTGCCAGGCGTGATGCCGACACCGAGACCGGCGCTATACACCGCCGTGGAGGCGGAGGCGAGGACTGTACTGAGGGTCGCCGCCACCGTCGCAGCCGAGACGAAAAACGCCCCACGACTGTAGGAGCCACCGCCGACAATTGTGGATGCACTCGCTGAACCGGCGCTAAAGCTGAAACCAGACACATCACCCCCAATCCCTATAGTGCCAAGCGTGGACCAGTAGCCATTCGCACTCACATCGGCGAAGACCGCGGGACCGGCCATGGAGAAATTCCCGCCGACCTGGAGGGAACCTGCTGTACGGAGTGTACTCTGTAGGATGGTAGGACCTCTCACGGTCATAGAGCCAGTGGTAAGGGAGCTAAGGAGACCAACGCCTGCCGATAAGTAAGCACTATAGGAGCTGGTTGTTTGGGCTGAGGCTGCGGTGTATCGTGTATCCACAGTCAAGTCGGCCGTGGAAAGATGGCCGGTACTTAAAGACTGCGCCTGGAAACGGAAGGCTGCTGGGTTGGCGGTGGTGAAGAGGGGTGCGCCGTTCACCAGGGTTCCATAGAGGGCGGTGGAGCTGAGGGCATTGAAGGATGCGGGATTGTAGGCGGTACTTATATATTGGTATTGGGGAGTGAAATTAGACTCGGTGCCGTAGCGGATGGTGGGCTGGAACGACGACGCATAGAGTGGCATATAGAGGGAGGGACTGAGGGCGGCGGTGGCGAAGACGGAGTAGGGTGTGTTGATATAGAATGTGGAAACGCCGCCGGTGAAGAGTGCCCCCTGGGTTGTACTTACGACAATCGGATTTGCAAGGGACGCCGTACCTGATGCGTCTCTCACAATGAGTTGGGCAGCGATTGTGCTCGCGGGGGGAATGAGGACGACCTGCGTGTCGGCCGGATTTTTTGAAACGAGGAGCCCTGGACTACTCGCATAAATAGGAGCTGGGGTAGCCATCTTCTATTTATGTTGAATGAATTAATGGGGGATTGTGCCGCACGGTAATTAGGCGACCTTTGTTCCAGAGGGTAGATCATTGGTAAATTCCAGGATGGCAAAACCGGCACCGCCTGCCCCTGGACTTACTTCTGTTGCCACATCAGACTTAACACCACCACCACCGCCCTGGCCTGTATAGGCTGTACCTGCAACGGCAAGAACACGGGTCGCATTATCAATCGAACCACCAGAAGCAGCAGCCGCGCCAAGGTAATTCCCACCGCCACCACCGCCACCAATACCTGCTTTCTCTAATTCAGTAAGTGATGCTTTATCCAGAGTTCGTGAACCAGCGCCTGCTGTGGATGAACCTGGGCCCGCGCCGGCACCTGATATAAAAATATACGATGTATCATTTCGTGATGGTGTAGAACCAGCATATCCACCTCCAAGAGTAGGACCTCCAGATACATTTGAACCGTTGAAATTATTTCCAACACCACCACCACCACCGAAAAAGCCTGCACCACCAGAACCTGGGGCATTATTACTTGCATCGGCACCAGAGAATCCACCAGAAGCATCCACTATAGTGATGGTTGTTGTGTTATTTCTTAGGGTAATAGTTGTGGAACCGCCTTGGGCTTGACCGCCGGTTGCGCCGGCGCCGATTGATACATCAATATCAGTAAAAGTCTTTCCTGAGAGGTCAATATATTCTTCTGTGGGTGTGTTGCCTGTGAGGGTGTAATTCTTAGAGCCGTTGGTAAAGGGCAAGTACCCACGAGCCTGACCTGAGCCACCTCCACCGCCGCCGGCGACATATATATTTGGGATAGTGATGTCAAATATATCTACTGCTGCACTATATGAATTTGTACCAGTTTGACCACCTGCAAAAACAACTTTATTTCCTGCTCCTGCTCCTGCTAAAAATGCACGTGCCCCACCTGGTAACGTAGATGTTGTCCAAGTATTGGACGATACATCGTATATATCTACTGCTGCGCTATATGTACTTCCACCAGTTTGACCACCTGCGAAGAATACTTTCGTTCCCGCAGATGCTGCTGCTAAATTTCCACGTGATCCACCTTGTAAAGTAGTGGTTGTCGCCCAAGTACCACTTGATACATCATATATATCTACTTTATTGGTAAATATATTTGTACCGGTTTGACCGCCTGCAAAAACAATTTTAGTTCCTGCTGCAGCAGCTGCTAAATATCCACGTGCCCCGCCTGGTAAATTTGATGTAGTCCAAATACCAGTTGATACATCATATATGTTTACAACTGCACTATAAGAAGTACCATCAAAACCACCACCAAATAAAATTTTTGTTCCTGATGCGGCAGCTGCAAGATTTCCGCGACCATTTGTTAAAGTTGTACCAGGGGCCCAAGTCCCTGATGATACATCATATATTTGTACCGCACCACCTGTTGTAGTTGAACTTAAAGTAGTACCTGTTTGTCCTCCAACAAATAAAATTTTTGTTCCTGCTGCGGCAGCTGCAAAACTCCATCGTCCACTTACTAACGTGAGAGTTGAAAAAGTTGCAGAACTAGCTGGAGATAAAGACGATGGCAATGTTAATACAGTAGTTTCTTTTGAAGCACCAGTTCCACTATAATAACCACCTGCAAAAACAACTTTTGTTCCTAATGCCGCAGCAGCCATAGAAAAACGTGAATTTCCTTGAATTTTAAACGAAGAATTATTACTTGTTGTATAAAGTACATCTGTAGATACATCATAAGAGTCTATAATACTACTTGCGGATACACCACCAGCATCATTTGTTCCTCCACCAAAATAAATTATATCTCCTAATGATGTCGCAGCTAATTTATATCGTGCCAATGATAAAGTTTTACTAGACCATGGATTTCCAAAACTCCCTCTCCCCCCAGCGCCACCGCCGCCCATTAAGTAGTAGCGCAAGTAGCGCCGTGTTAAAATATCATTTTTAGTAATTGTCATACTCGTTACAGTATCTACAAAATATGACTTGGGTACAAGATTAAGACGCACAGAATCTGTCGTAAATTGTGCGCTCTCTTGTATAACACCATTCTCATTCGTCACAACTGATACTTTATAGACATAATCCACACCTTGTTGTAGACCGGTACTTATAGTATAATCCGCATTCGGTATATTATCATACAAGAGTGTCGTCCCAGCCGAATCATAAATCTTGTATTTCACGAATGTACCGCCGGTTAGATTTGGTGTAAAAATAAATGTGAAACTCGTAGTTGTAGGGGTAATTGTAACACCTAGCACTAATGGCCAATTATACGCAGTCGCAGTGGAAGTAATAAACGCCGTCTCTTGTTTAAGATACGAACTATAACCCACAACTTTAAATGTATATTGTACCAAGTTCGTTAATCCGTCCACACTATAGGTGTTCGCAGTCCCAATAGGATAGACCGTCTCCACGCCGCCACTCGCAATTTTCACGCGGTATGTCATGCCAGGGGACGGCGACGGGTTCCACGACAAATCAAAGCCTAGGTCCTTGTATTTAACAACAAGACCAGTTGGTGGCATCAAAAGAGCCGCCGTCGACCATCGCCCATCAACCCCTATAGTGATAGCACTATAGGGAGCTCCTACTGCGCCGCTGAGATCGCCTAGAATATTCTTCTGTCGTTGGCTGACGGTGCTTATAAATTCCCTACGATGGCCGACGATTGTACTGTGGCCGACTACTGTGGATACCATAGTTCGTGTAATGGCGTATTGCGCGTTGAAAATGGGGCCGGTCGTGAGGAAGTTGAAATCCGCGTATTTATAGAAGGGTGTTTCATAGACGGCATTGGGGAAGAAGAGTTCCACGTCCTGGGCAATAAAACCGTAGCGATATGCAGAGCCGAGGCGGTATTGATTTGCAAAGCCGACTTCACTCCCTGAATTATCCTTATAACGATACCGTTTCAAGGGCAACGCCTCCACGACAGCACTATAGGAATCCAGTGCCGCGCCGCTGACATCTTGGATATTCTCCTTGAGTGCGGAATCCGAGGCGACGATCCAACTGGTCGTCCCAATATTGAATACATTGGTCGCGTTCACAAAGAGCTGGGCGGAAATGTCCAGGGTATAGGCGGGGTTGGTATTATTGACCCCCACACGATTCTGTATGCCGTCCACGAAGAGGCGGTTGTTGATGAGGAGGCCATTCGTGGAGGCGTAGAGGGTGTTGAAAGTGGGAGTCGTGTAGAGGGTAGGATTCGTGTCACCGTAGACGGCGAGATTGTCCATGACAAAGGCGGTGGACACGTACATATTCCCACGGGCTTCCAATGTGTATTGGAGGGAGCTTGCATTATAGGATGTGGGGTTGGCGAGATTCACTTGGAGAGTGGATGTGCGGAATTCGCCTCGGACGTCCACATAGTTGGAGGCAAGAATAGTGGAAAAGAAGGGGGCGTACGTAGCGGAGGTAATCGCCGTTTCATTAAGCAGAATTGCGCCGTTGGAACCGGCAATACGGTAGGGGGTTGCGCCGTCCAGGAAGGTAATACTACTGAAGGAGGCGGTGGCCGTACTCACGGTGAAGGAGCTGGTGGCGGCGGTAATGAAACCGGTGGCGGCGGTGTTCCCCTGAACATAGGCGCTGTAGGAGGTGGCATTGGACGTGCCGAAACCCGCTTTTACGGGGTGTGCAGTGGCGAGGGCATTATAGGAAATGGTGCTGAGGGTGTTGGCATTGTAATTGCTGTCGGTACGAGTGTCGGCTGCGACATAAAGGGAGCCGAGGGTGGAGAAAGTGGCCGTGGCCGTCGTAGTGCCTGCGACCGTGAAAGTGGAGCCGAAGCCGGCGGGTTGATTGTAGAGCTGGGTCGTTGTGGTCTGGAGCGTGGACTGGAAGGCGGAGGTGCCCGTGACGGTAATGAAGGCTGTGGGCCCTAATCCAAGACCATCTGTTTGGGTCAAGTCGCCTTGGAAGGCGGCGGCGGTGGCGGTGGTGCCGGCAAGGGTGGAAGTCGCGCCGACATAGGCCGAGGTTTGCACTATAGGTGTGATGGTGTTGAGGGTTGATGTGGCGGTTGCGAGGGCTTGTAGACTGCTGACCTGAAGTGTGGCGGCGGAGATGAAGGCGGTGACCTGGACCGTGCTGGCGGCGAGGGTCGTGAGGGCGTTTGGGTAAGTCGTGATGCGAGCAGGCGGATTCCCTGAATCAGCTGACCCAACACCTATAGTGAAATCTCCTAGGGAGGCTCTTGTGGAAGCAGTAAGAGAAAGTGTGGAGAGCGTGGAAAGGTAAAGGTAATTCGGGTAAAGTTCCAAGCGGCTCGTGCGGTTTGGGTTCGTGAATCCAGGGGCTTCCAGGAGCATGTACTCTGTGCGGGTACGGGGGGCGACCGTAATGAAGGAGTAGGGAGTAGTGGCCGTGAAACTGGAGAGGGTTTGGGTACTCAGGCTGGGGGAGAAGCGGAGGCCTTGCGTGGTGGAGACGACAAATTGTTTGCCGCCGGTCAGGAGACCAGTGTCGCGAATAATAATTTCCTGGCTGAGGGGATTTATAGAGGATAGGAGGTAGACCGTTGTATTGCTTGTGGTTGTGTGCAGTGTCCCAGGAGTGGATATATATATAGATGGGAAGGACATAATGGCGGCCCTCTTCTATAGTGGTTAGTGGGATTTTGAGGGGAGGGGGGAACGCCTATAGCACAATAATTTAAACTGTGTTGTTGATTTTAATTAATAATCAAAATACCATGTTATAATTATAACGCCATTTGTTCCATCATTACCACGATTACCATAATTAAATGGACCAGGTCCACCATTACCACCTCCTCCACCAGCTCCATAACTAATACCATTATAAATCAATGGTCCACCATTGTCTGGAGGATAATTTCTAAGATGCCCATCTTGTGCATCAGATTTTCCACCACCACCACCACCTCCTCCTTTAACATCTACACCAATTCTTGTAGGATCTCTAGAATAACCAGTTGGATATTCAATATTATTATTATCACTCGTTATTACTTGAAAGATAGGTCCAATTGCAGGAGGAGTACTATATTTTCCACGAAAAAAATTAAAATTTAAATTTGTAGGATATGTAACAAAAAGTCTTGTACCATCCGCTAAATAAACTTTTTTCCCAGATAAATCGCGCATTCTATAAGGTGCGCTAAGACCAAGAGAACTTCCAATTACAGATAATGATAAATCAATTGCTGGAAATGGATTACTCATTTCTCTAATTTATCATTACAGATAAAAACTTATATTTTTTGCTCAAGAGCATCAACTTTTGCGGCCAATTCTTTTATACCCTCAATGAGCAGCCCAACAATATTCCCATATGCGACGGACTTATACTCGTCAGGGGATGAATCTGTTGATACAACTTCGGGTAGAATTTTTTCAATTTCTTGTGCGATTACACCAATCTTCTTTACAGAAGAGTCAATTGGTGTATAACACACACCACGTAATTTGAGAATTTTCTCAAGAGCATTATCTATAGTGTATATATTATTTTTGACTCTTACATCTGAGAAAGCAATAATATCATCTGTTGCACGGATTGTTCCAGAAACGTCCAATGTATAGGATTGATTTAATCTGTTAACACCAACACGGCCAGCAGAATCAATTGACAATCGTCCAGGGATTGTATTTGTACCAAAAGAAAGCAATCCTGTTCCATCATTTAGAATATCAACATTTCCATTTGTACCGGTTTGTCGAGTAATATTAAATGTTCCACCTCCTGCTGAAAAATTAATCCAAGCACCACTCCCTGAACCAGAATTAATAATACGGGCATTGCCGCTTATATCCAGTGCATAACCGGCGGCAGGTGTACGGCCAATCCCCACATTACCATTAGAATCAATCACCATACGACCATTCGTATTACTTGTTCCAAACTGTAAATTTCCAGTACCAATATTTGTAATATCAAATGTACCATTTACTCCAGAGTTTCTTATAATTCGTGAACCATCATTAGAATTATTCGTAATATTAAAATCAATATATGAGGCACCTCCTCCATCAATACGACTGCGACCAAGAACCATATATGCATTCCCATTATTCCCATCATAGCCAATATTGACAGGGGCACTATAGGAACCGAGAAGTGTTGTTCCTGATGTGCGCAATCCACCACTCACATCCACTGGGTAGGATGGAACTAACCCATTGACACCAATACCACTTGCCGTTGCACTAATTGGTCGTATTAATAATGCGCCTGGTAATTGTGGTGTTGGGGGGTTAGCATTTTGATCCCAAGTAATATAATTATCATATGTTAAATCAAATTGGTGATACGCGGAAAAAAAGCGTATACGGTCTTCACCGCCACTTACAAGAGTATCATTTCCTTTGAAGAGTAAGAGCTCCGATTTTTCTGTACCAGCTTGAAAAATGCGTTCCCCAATTACAGTTTGGTTGTAATCTTGTGTGCCGGCGCCGTCATTAGATGTTCCACGAAAACGGAGGGTATTTGCATTTTGGTTATCGTTCCCTATATATACTGTACTTGTATATAACTTTGCGTAATTAATGGTAGAAGCAGAAAATGTGCCATTCACATCTAATGTATAGGCCGGTCCAGTCGTCCCAATTCCCACACGACCGACATTATCAATCGTGAGTCTCTCTGTGGTACCGCTATTTCCTGTCCAGAATTTAATAGACCCGTTCTTGTCAACCGTCAGCCAATTATAACGAGTTGCAAAACTACCGCCACCAAAGAACCCTTCTGTAATATTGGACGACGCATCAATGCGATAATTACTTGAACTATTTGAGCCGAACCGAACAACTTCCACAAAACTAGAATTTACTTCCGTTGTTTTCAACATACCGATGTTATTATTAATACCCAAATTGGAGAGCTGCAATGCCCCACGAACATACATTGAATAATTGCTTGTTGTAGACGAGCCAATATCATTAACCCCAGACACATTCACACCTACAGTGCCATCTCGCATAACAACCGATGTAGAAAACTTAAGACCGTCTACATTACTACTAAATGATCGCAAACCAAAAAAATTAGTCGATACACCAATCTGCGCACCAGCACTCGCACCAGGATTTCCTAATGTCAATGAATTTGGGTCCACGCCACCAGCAAAAGCCGCCGCATTACTCCATGACCCCGCATTCGGCAAGAGCACCGACCCGCTATCGCGGACAATAAAAGAACTCGTATTAATTGTACTTGCCGCAACATTTACACCATAGAAGTTGCTATTAAGGACCGACGCCACACTAATAAGATTCGCATTTACACGACCAATGTCCAAGGTTGTTGTCCCAGGACTCACATATGTAATGCTCCCATTAACGGTCAGATTCCCTTTCAAATATGTATCCTGATTGACTTGCAAATTCATTGTACTAAGTGTACTTATGTAGCCGAAATTGGTATTGAATGTGTTGACATATGCCGCGGGGCTGGCTTCTGGGAATGCATATACGTTCATGAGACCGTAGCTCGTATTACCGAGCCCGTCATTCAATCGCGGCGTGAGCGTAATAAAACCATAGGGTTGATTAATACGGAATGAGCTGAGGGTAATGGAACTGAGTTCGGATTGAAAACGTGCCCCGCCGGTTGTACTCAAGTAGATGGATTTCGCAGGATTCACTGTCCCACCATCATTATCGCGGACAGTGATGATACGACCGAGTGCACCTGGACCGGCCAAGTTCGGCAATAAGACGACCGGATTCCCAGAGTAGTCCGCCGTATTTACGAGCACGACGGATGTACTGGGGGTTATTATAATCGGGCTCGTGGACATATGTATGTCTTTCCTATAGTGTGCGCTTAAATATTTTCTATAGATCTACACTATAGGAATTTGTTTCGGATGTCGGCTGGTTATGCGAATAATCCCTATGTATTGAATATTGTGCCACTGTTTGGGGTGGCTGGATCCGCATCAGGCTCAGCCGCCGGCCTTAGTACTACTGATACAAATGGCTCCGCGTCCGTCTCGGCTCTGGCCGTAAACACGGTCAGTACACAGAACAGTGGCTCCGTTCAGTTTACGAGTCCGGTACTGATTGATGTGGGGGGCGTGATTGTGGAACTCCAGGCGAAGATTGCAGAACTGGAGGCGCGGATTGTGGCTTTGGGCGGCTAAAAGCCTGAGGGTGGCCAAGCCTGAGGGCGGCTAACTATAATTAAGTCAAGGCCTGACAGGCCGACCAAGTGTGATTCTTATGAAATTCACTATAGGAAAATCATAAGAAGTTTCAATTCACTCGCACTCCCCCCTCACTTGGACCGCATAATGACGCTCTCCATCATGCTGCGGAGCAGGGCGTTTTCCTGTTGGAGGGCCGCCACCGCACGTTCCAGGCCGTCCACACGCCGCGCGAGTTCCTGCGATGCACCGTAGTGGAGCATGTAGAGCTGGTCCTTGTCAAGGACGGCGCAGTCCGCGATACCAGCGTGTTCCTGGCGATGGACGGCCTCAGGAAGGAGCCGCTCCACTTCCTGGGCAATAAATCCTATAGTGGATTGCTGTGGGTCTTGCTGGATGTCTGTGCGTTGGTAGGTGTAGAGTTTGAGTTCTTGGAGGATTTTGGGAAAGGCGGATGTATCTGCGTAGGATATGTTCATCTTGATACGCTGGTCTGAGGGGTTATAGAAGGAGCCATAGACGGACAGGTCGCCGGCGACGGCCGCGTTACCGCCGACGGCCATGTTGCCACCAATGGAGGTGTTGAGTGATACGGTAAGTTCACCGGATATGTCAAGGGATACTTGGGGGGTGCGGTTATTAATACCAGTCATAGGAACATAGTTATTGGAAGGGTCCAGGTTTGTGACGAGGGTAATGTTGGGGGCATTGTTTGGGAAATCAATGTTGGCCATCGTGAGTTTATAGGCGGTACTGTAGATGATTTGCGCTATAGAGATTGTGGATGGAATGGATGCAATACCGCCACCGCCGCCACTGGAAAGGTAGATTTGACCGAGGCCAGCGACTGTGGAAAAGAGGGATTGGGTGGAGATGTAGATTTGACCGAGGCCTGCCACTGTGGATGTGAGGTTGGGGGTGGAAATGAGATTAGAAGGAATGGAGGATATGTATATCTGACCGAGCCCTGCGACAGTGGATGTGAGATTGGGAGTGGAAATGAGATTAGAAGGAATGGAGGATATGTATATCTGACCGAGCCCTGCGACAGTGGATGTGAGGGATTGGGTGGAGATATAGATCTGTCCTAAGCCTGCTACTGTAGAAGTGAGGGATTGGGTGGATACATAGTTTTGACCGAGCCCTGCGACTGTAGATACCAGTGCACTGTTAATAGATCCACTTAGATCAATACTTGATTTATAGATTTGTCCTAAGCCTGCCACTGTAGAAGTGAGTGAATCTGTGGATACATAGATTTGACCGAGGCCTGCCACTGTAGAGGTGAGGTTTGGAGTGGAGATGAGATTAGAAGGAATGGAGGAAATATAGATCTGCCCTAAACCTGCAACTGTAGAGGTGAGGGATTGGGTGGAAATATAGATCTGCCCTAAACCTGCGACTGTAGATACCAGTGCACTGTTAATAGATCCACTTAGATCAATACTTGATTTATAGATTTGTCCTAAGCCTGCCACTGTAGAGGTGAGTGAATCTGTGGATACATAGATTTGACCAAGGCCTGCCACTGTGCTTGTGAGTGAATCTGTGGATACATAGATTTGACCAAGGCCGGCAACTGTGCTTGTGAGAGACTGGGTGGATACATAGATTTGTCCTAAGCCTGACACTGTAGAGGCGAGCCATGTAGAAGATACGTATTGTGCAGTACCGAGGCCTACAACCGTGCTTGCTAGCTCAGTCGGATCAATAAAGGTGCTTATATAATCACTTAACCCTTTTGTTGTACTAAAAAGAGATTCAGTGGATACATAAATCTGTCCTAAGCCAGCCACTGTACTTGTGAGAGAGGGTGTAGAAACTAAATTGTTTGGAATAGAGGAAATATAAATCTGCCCTAAGCCAGCCACTGTACTTGTGAGAGAGGGTGTAGAAACTAAATTGTTTGGAATAGAGGAAATATAAATCTGCCCTAAGCCAGCCACTGTACTTGTAAGGGAAGGTGTAGAGACTAAATTGTTAGAAATAGAGGAAATATAAATCTGTCCTAAACCAGCCACTGTACTTGTAAGGGAAGGCGTGGAGACTAAATTATTTGGAATGGAGGAAATATAAATCTGTCCTAAACCAGCCACTGTACTTGTAAGGGAAGGCGTGGAGACTAAATTATTTGGAATGGAGGAAATATAAATCTGTCCTAAACCAGCCACTGTACTTGTAAGGGAAGGCGTGGAGACTAAATTATTTGGAATGGAGGAAATATAAATCTGTCCTAAACCAGCCACTGTACTTGTAAGGGAAGGCGTGGAGACTAAATTATTTGGAATGGAGGAAATATAAATCTGCCCTAAGCCAGCCACTGTACTTGTGAGAGAGGGTGTAGAAACTAAATTATTTGGAATGGAGGAAATATAAATCTGTCCTAAACCAGCCACTGTGCTTGTGAGTGAATCAGTGGATACATAGATTTGTCCTAAGCCTGCAACAGTAGATGCCAACCAGGTAGATGACACGTATTGTGCTGTACCAAGGCCAACAACAGTACTTGCCAATTCTGTTGGATCAATAAAACTGCTTATGTAATCGGTTAGACCTTTTGTTGTACTAATAAGGGATTGACTTGAAACGTAGGTTTGACCTAAGCCGGCCACTGTAGAGGTGAGGGATTGAGTGGATACTAGATCAGATGGGATGGATGACAAGTAGATTTGCCCCAAACCAGCCACTGTAGAGGTGAGGGATTGAGTGGATACATAGTTGTTTGGAAGTGATGAAAAGTAGATTTGCCCTAAGCCAGCCACTGTACTTGTGAGGCTCGCGGTGGAGACATAAATCTGACCGAGGCCGGCAACCGTAGATGGAAGGGAACCACTGACATCACCACCGCCTGTACCAATGCCGGCAACGGTACTTGTAAGGGAGGCGACACTTATAAAATTACTCATGTCAATTCCCAATAACATTGTATTTGAGAGGTCAACACCACCAAGAGTAAGAGGGTCGGACACTTGTATATAGAGTGTATTAACAGCACCTGCCGCATTTGCATTTAGAACATTTGTAGATGGGTTATTAAGAACAATATATTGGAAAGCGTTGGTGGAGGCCGTTGTGGCATTTTGTTGCCATTGTGATTCGCCTCCGCCCAAGGAGGTGAGTATATAGCCGGCAGGGCTGTTATTATTGGTTTGGTAGTTTCGCGACGAAATATTTCGTGCTGCCAAATAATCTACCTCCAATGTTTTCTTTTGACTAGATGACATGAAGTCTGTCCTATATAGTTTCCCATATTTTTACACTATAGGGATTGGGCGCGGGTTGAGGGAGGTGGGTTGTTTGAATAAGAACTTTTGGGAAGTTGTTATTCAAAGAATTGGTGATTTTAATTATTAATAATTCTTACCTGCAACAAAACCGAACCAATTTAATCCTTGATCATATGTTACAAGATTGAAAATATCTATTTTTCCAGACGTATTTGTTAATGTAGGTGTAGTACCTCCAGGCCAGCGAAATGTTGCTGCTGTTCCTGCTGCATTTGAACCTCTAAAACTTAAAGTTACGGATGTAGCACCTGCATTGGAAAACCATAAATTCACACCAAATACTTTTGAATTTGGTATATTACTTGCGGAATTTTGTGAAATTTGTGGATAAATTGTAACCGTACCAGTAGGCATTACAAAACGATAATTATTATATAGACAATCAATCTCTGCATTGCCACCTGATGTTATCGCAGTATTATTAAACAATATATCTTCCGCCCATGTATTTAATATTGGATGTTGTACTTTTGTAAGATTAGATGTTGTTTCATTCATTTGTAAATTGGAAGTTCCGCTAATAGGACCGCCATTTGCTGTTACATAAGTATAGTAATTTGCTGTAATCCCTGTAGTGGATGCGTAGCCGGCGGTACCGAGACCAGTGACAGTAGAGGTAAGGGATTGAGTAGAAATATATCCTATTGTGCCGAGTCCTGTTACCGTAGAAGGAATCCAGAAAGAAAGTGTAGAAGTTAGTGCGGTCGCACTCATATAAATCTGACCAAGACCTGCAACTGTACTTCTAAGAGATTGTGTAGACACATAAATCTGACCAAGACCACCGACTGTACTTATAAGAGAATTAATATTTGTGGTATTTTCTAGCTGTTTAACTGTACTTGTAAGTGATTGTATTGATACATATATTTGACCAAGACCAGCAACTGTAGAAGTGAGGGACTGGGTGGATACGTAGATTTGACCAAGACCAGCAACTGTAGAAGTGAGGGACTGGGTGGATACGTAGATTTGGCCGAGGTTTGCTACTGTAGAGACGAGGGATTGTGTGGATATATAGATTTGGCCGAGGTTTGTCAGTGTAGAGACGAGGGACTGGGTGGATATGTAGATTTGGCCGAGGTTTGCCACTGTAGAGACGAGGGACTGGGTGGATACGTAGATTTGGCCGAGGTTTGCCACTGTAGAAGTGAGGGACTGGGTGGATACGTAGATTTGGCCAAGGTTTGCTACTGTAGAGACGAGGGACTGTGTGGATACATAACTCTGTCCTAATCCTTGCACTGTAGAAGTGAGGGACTGTGTGGATACGTAGATTTGGCCAAGGCCGGCGACAGTTGAAGTCAGATTTGGTGTAGAGACGAGGTCTATAGGAATAGAGGATATGTATTTCTGGCCGAGGCCTGCGACCGTAGAGGTGAGGGATTGTGTGGACACGTAGATTTGGCCAAGGCCGCCAACTGTTGATGTGAGTGCGGCAATATTTGTTGCATTTTCAAGTTGTTTAACTGTACTTGTAAGAGATTGAATAGAAACATAGATTTGACCAAGGCCGGCAACTGTGCTTGTGAGAGATTGGGTGGAAATATAGATTTGGCCGAGACCGGCGACGGTTGATGTAAGATTGGGGGTAGAGACGAGATTTATAGGAATAGAGGATATGTATTTCTGTCCAAGACCGGCGACAGTTGAGGTGAGGGCATCCGTAGATACATAAATATGACCGAGGCCTGCAACTGTGCTTGTGAGGGATTGGGTAGATACATAGATTTTACCCAGACCCGCGACGGTGGAAGCAAGATTTGTATTAAAAAAAGGGTATTGAACGAAGTTGGTGTATACTGAGTTGGATAAATCGTAGATTTGTGTATTGAGGGAACCTGAGACGTCGTCTATTTGTGCCTGCATGATGTCTGCAACGGAGGATAAACCGGTTTTGATTTCATTGATTGAACTAAAGAGCGCAGCGGTCACACTACTTGTTTCACCGAGCGCAGTACTGATTTGTGTAAGAGTAAGCCATGTACCAGTTGCACCGCCTATAAGGTCGTCTTTGACTTTATTCATAGCAGAACTCAGTGTTGCGACAGAGACATAACTGTTATCTTTGCCGAAAATGGATCCAAGATTTATTAGTTTATAGTCAAGTGTTTGGTTGGATACATAGATTTGACCGAGGTTTGCCACTGTAGAGGTAAGAGAGGGGGTAGTTAAGTAGAACACTTCAAGACCAGCAACAGTGGATGTGAGGGATTCTGTTGAAACATAGGTTTGGCCGAGGCCTGCAACTGTGGAGGTAAGAGAGGGGGTAGAAACAAGGTCAGAAGGGACTGAAGAAATATAGATTTGTCCTAAGCCTGCCACTGTAGAAGTGAGAGACTGGGTGGATACATAGATTTGGCCTAAACCTTGCACTGTAGAGGTGAGATTGGGGGTAGAGACGAGGTCAGATGGTACAGTGGATATGTAGATATGACCAAGACCGGCGACGGTGGAGATAAGTGACTGGGTGGATACATATGTCTGGCCAAGGCCTGCGACAGTGGAGGTGAGAGACTGGGTAGATATGTAGTTCTGGCCGAGGCCGGCAACTGTGCTTGTGAGGGATTGAGTGGATACATAGATCTGGCCAAGATTCGCAACAGTGGAGATAAGTGCACTGTTGATTGATCCGCTTACATCAATACTTGATTTATAGATTTGACCAAGGCCGGCAACTGTGGACGCGAGTGAATCTGTAGAAACATAGATTTGGCCAAGACCGGCAACAGTGCTTGTGAGATTAGGGGTAGAGACGAGGTTTGTTGGGATAGAAGATATATAGATTTGCCCTAAGCCTTGCACTGTAGAGGTGAGGGACTGTGTGGATACATAGATCTGACCAAGGCCTGCTACTGTGCTAGTGAGGGATGGGGTAGAGACGAGGTCAGATGGTACGGTGGATATGTATCTTTGACCGAGGCCGGCAACAGTGGAAGTGAGAGACTGGGTGGATACATAGGTCTGGCCGAGGCCTGCGACCGTACTTGTAAGATTAGGGGTAGAGACGAGGTCAGACGGAATAGAGGATATGTATCTTTGACCGAGGCCGGCAACTGTAGAGGTGAGGGATTGGGTGGACACATAGATTTGTCCTAAGCCTTGTACTGTAGAGGTGACTGATTGTGTGGATACATAGGTCTGACCAAGGCCAGCAACGGTTGAGGCGAGGGATTGGGTGGATACGTAGTTCTGACCGAGACCCGCGACTGTGCTTGTGAGAGAGGGAGTAGAAACATATATTTGGCCGAGACCAGCGACTGTACTTGTGAGAGGGATGCTAATATTAATTGGAGGATTAAGTGTATTATAATTAATTGTATCCGCGTATAATGTACTTGTCCATGTAGTTGAAATATTTTTAATAATACCATTATTCATGTCAATATATGTATCATATCCAGCGAAATCAATTGTATTTACCATTATAATATCACCGTTGCCCATTTGCAATAGATTATTTCCTGGGCCCGCATTTGCATGAAATTGAATAATACCACCAGATGGGTCAAATGTAATTGTACCCTTTCTATTAATACCTATATTGTACAAATTTTCTATATCACCAAGACCCATATAAATTTTATTAGTATGATTTGGTTCTGTTCCCTGAAATTGGATATACGCATTATTCGCCATAGATACACTATTAATCCCAGAAATATCAGTAGCGAGATTAATCGCTTGATTAGGAGCAGTACCTGTAATAGAGATATTCGTACCTTGCACTATAGAGGATACATATATTACACCCAATCCTGCGACAGTAGAAGCGAGCCATGTAGAAGACACATATTGTGATGTACCCAGACCGACTACAGTACTTGCCAACTCAGTAGGATCAATAAAAGAACTTATATAATCAGTTAACCCCTTAGTTGTACTTGTAAGAGACTGAATTGACACATATTTCTGCCCAAGACCCGCAACCGTGGATGTAAGGGCTTCATTCCCCAAACTACCCGCGGACGATAGATAAATTTGACCCAGGCCAGCAACAGTACTTGTAAGTGAACCAGTACTTATAAAATTACTAAAGTTTCCTCCAATTGTAATTCTATTTATTGACGATGATACGTCAATTGTTAGAGGGTCGGACACTCGTAATTGAAACTCGTACAAAGAAGTAGGATTTACAGCACTAATTGTGGAATATGATATATCTGGTAAAATAATATTTGCAAAACCGTTTCCAGTGGCATTTTGCTCCCAACGTGCATACCCATCACTGCCAGCAGTGAGCACATAGCCGGCAGATGCATCCAGATTGGTCTCATAATCGCGTGATGAAATAATACGGGCGGCCAAATAATCCACCTCCAGCGTTTTCTTGATGTTAAATGACATCGGAATCCGCAAGGTTTCTCCTAATAACCGCCCACCAAAAAACCCGAAGAGAACCTAAACGCCCCCATGTATTCCACAATAAAGAATGTCTGCCGCAGGTTCCGTGGACCCTTTGGTCAAGCTTCCTGGTATGACACGATGTACGCCTGTACCATGTGCGGACATCGTGCCAGCGACAAAAATGGACAGCCTTCCCCCCAGTCTTGGCCGTCCTATTGTGCTTCTTGCCACCGCCAACATTAGCAATGACAACATTTTCAACAACGGACTTTATCAGAATGTCTATTTCATCTACAAGCTTTTTGAATCCATTGGCTGGCTCCCCATTCTCACTGTACAGGAAAAGCCGTCCACGCTTGAGAATGTCCCTCTTATTCTCCAGCCATGTCGTTTCATGCTGATTGATGAGCTACTGAAGCAGCCGGTGAAAATCGCGCTCTACATTGAAATCGGTATGAGCGTGGAGCCACGGGTGCGTGCCTATATGCATGCCCTGGGTGCAAAAGTCGTGAAACTCTACCTCGGCAACATTCTCAACATTGACATTGAAACACCGATGTTTACACCCTCCATTAATTTCAGTCACCATGTTGTCGGTGAAATGGACGAAATCTGGACGAGCCCCCATTATGGTCAACATGCCGCCTATGCCGCCGTTCTGAACCGCCTACCCGCCGACACATGCCGTATTGCACCCTATGTCTGGGACTCCACTGTTCTGACGAATGGGGGCCTAAAGAACCCCTCGTGGCGTCCACGCGGGGCGGGTGAGAAGCTGACGTTCGTGATTATGGAGCCGAACATTAGTATTCAGAAGAATGGACTCATCCCCCTTCTAATTGCCGAAAAGTTCCACACGACATTCCCTCAGGAAGACACTCAGGTCGTCCTGATGAACGGCGACCGGCTGCGACTCAGCCCCCACTTTGAGCGCAACATCCTCCCCTACCTCACACTCTTCAAGGAGGGCCGCATCCAGTTTGAGGGCCGTCGCAACATGGCCTATGTCCAAGAACATTACCCCTACGCAATTCCTATAGTGCATCACATCAACAATGAATTCAATTACATGACTCTGGAATATCTCTACGCCGGTTTCCCTGTGCTCCATAATTGTGATACATGGTCCGCGTTCGGTTATTATTATCCTGAGAATGACATTACGAAGGGCGTTGTCCAGGCGCTCTACGCACATCGCCAACATGCCGACTCCCTGGAAACATACAAGTCGCATGCGAAAATCCTAATGTGGCGCCACTCGCCATACAACCCCATGGTCCAGGAAGAATGGAAGAAACTGGTTGCTGCGGTATCTACCGCACATGAGAAACTGGAAGCTAATAAGAAGAAGTCCTAAGGGAATTCACTATAGGGTGTGTCTTTCCTCTTTTATAATTCCTTATGAATAAAATTGATTGCTTATGTTCTTTGATATATGATTAAAGAACATAACTGGAAAAATGTGGAATCGTTCCTTTCTCGTTTATAAGTATTGGGCCCGTAGTCAAACATTAGTCCTGAAAAAATGGAAAAGTGCTGCCCCAATTCTTGAAAAAGTCGCAGTCCCAGTTGAAAAGGCGGCATTTCGGCTTGAAGATACGGATGAATTTCTGCTCCAAATTCATTGCTATGAGTATACACTATAGGGATTGTGATTGGGCTTGTGTGTTGACCATGGAAACCAACCTAAATGCCCTCCGATTCTAGACCCCTAGAGTCAAGCGAGAGCCATGGCGACACCCCCTCCTTTTAAACAGCTGCGGATTGCGATTCCCTGTGCCTTTGTCAATAGTTTTTTCAGTAGCGGCACGCCACAGGCAACGTATGCCCTTGCCGCCGGTTTCAAAGGGATCGGTCATAGTGTGGACATTATCCGTATTACGGAGAGCCCCTGGTTTGACGACTGTGAAGGAGTGAAAGATGAATTCCCTATAGTGCCTTATACGGATTTTATTAAGCGTGCCGCGGAGGATCCTTATGATCTCTTCATTGACATGGATGGTGGAATACTGCCTTCACGGAAACGCCCCTATGCGCGGCGTGTGGCGACATTCCTGCATCGGCTACCGTTTGTGACTGAAATGGAGCAGATTCTATTTGCCGCGCAGACGAGCCTCCGCTCCATGGACGGCGTGGATGCGCTGATGACATGGTCCTCGTTTCATCCCCAGAATGGTCAAATGTTTGAGGTTATGTATAAGAAGCCGGTGATTTTTGTCCCTTTCAACTGGTACCACAAGGCCGTGGCTTCCTATAGTGTAAGTGCTCGGCTCCCTGCGTGGCTTGTAAGTGCCCAAAGTTCAACAAAGGAATGGACATGTCATATCATGGAATCCAACCATACAATGAGCAGTAGCGCTGTTCTTCCAATGGTGATTGTATCACAGTTGGCGGAGAAGAAGGTAATTCCATTCAAGGATTGTTATATTCATAATGGACAGTTATTGGAAAAATCGGAATTTCATATGAAAAATGTCCATGAGCATTGCACTATAGAGGGTTTGAAGTATCATTATGTGGGTCGGCAACGGGTGGCCGACTGGCGAGCGGGGGCGCGTAACTTTGTAGTGGCGCATAATCGGTTCATGGTTGTGAAGCCGGCTTTGCTGGATGTGGTATGGTCAGGAATTCCTGTGGTTCACAATAGTCCTTGGTTGCGGGATTTGGGGCATGGTCTTGAGACGATGTATTACGATGATAATGATATTCTCGGTGCGGTGGGGGCGACTGGCCGTATGGTGGCGGACTTTATTGCGCGGCGGGGATTTTTTGCGGCAGGAGCTCTGGAAGAACGCCAGAAGGGGCTACTCAAGAAACTCTTCTATAGTGAAGAGCGTTTGTATGCCTGGGGGGATGTACTGGCGAAGGTGTTAGGAGTTCCTCTTGCGCCTTATGAAGGAAAGGCAGATGAAGCACCTGTGATTGATATTTCAAAGGTTGCGGATGCTAAGCGTGAGCCTGTACCAGAACCAAAAAAACATATTGAAACGCGTTCAGTGTCAGTGCAAGCGCAAGCGCAAGCTCCAGCGCCAGAGCCAGGGCCAGGGCCAGGGCCAGTCCAAGCGCCAGTCCAAGCGCCAGTGCAAGTACAAGTGCAAGCACAAGGTCCACAAATCCGTGTTGGTTTTGCGGACATGTGGGAGGATTTTAATCCATCTTATAATTTTTTCACTCTTCTCCTGGAAGCAGCATGCGCTGACATGACCCCAAAGCCAAACATTATAGGGGTTGATTGTGCGGGTGATGCGGATGAGAATCTTGACCTGCTGATTTTCGGTCCCTTTGGCTCCGTCTGGACAAGTGCCGTATATAAGGATGTACCAAAGGCACATTATACGGGTGAAAATAGCCCCCCAATCAAAGCGGAGGGAGTTTTCTTGAATATGGGCTATAAACAAATCCGTGGAGATGATGCTGGTTATGTACGTCTCCCTCTTTGGATGTTGGAGATTGACTGGTTTGGCGCGGATGCGGAACGAATTCAGAATCCAAAGCCGCTGCCGCTTTCCTCTATGATATCGGTGGATCCCGCGGTTCTGGAGGCGAAGAACCGATTCTGTGCCTTTGTTGTGACGAACCCGCGTAATGAGATGCGCAATAATTCCTTCCATTGGCTGAGCAAGTATAAACGGGTAGATAGTGCTGGTCGTCTTTTCAACAATGTGGGTCCTGAAATCTATGCCGGCCTCGGTGGCGGAGGCGGGGAACTGAAGAAGCATGCCTTCCTGAAGAAGTACAAGTTCTGTCTGACGTATGAGAATGAAATGTGTGAGGGATACACTACAGAGAAGATTCTGCATGCAAAGGCGGCGGGTTGTGTGCCGATTTATTGGGGCGACCCGCTGGTGGAACGGGACTTTGACGGCGCGGGATTCCTGAATGCGAACCAGGTTCGTACGGAGGAAGAGTTGATTGCGCTGGTGAAGAAGCTGGACGAGGATCCAGAGGCATGGCGTCGTATGGCATCTGTGCCGGCTCTGGACCCGTATCGTCGCGACCTTGTGCGTCGTCGTTTATCGTTTGTTGCCGGCACATTGCTGAATAAACTTGGCTATAATATTAGTACTGTGCCTCGTTTCTTGGGTAAGTCTGGCGATGAATCTAATGACGAGTCTGGAGAAAGCACAATAGGGAATAATTCTATCGTATGTACGGATCTCACCCCACACTACATTACCTATGCCTCCGCTGCTGTTCTTCCCAATCTACATCGGTATGTTGAATCCCTGAAGTCCTCGCCGGCAACCGTATTCCTGGCCCCTGATGTACCGGCCGCCGTTGCCGAAAAGTTCCGTGAAGTCTACACCCAACATACCTATGTATCACTCGCCGCGACCGATGTACAACTGGCCGGCTTCGCCGATTTCTGGGAGCCGAAACATTATGCCTGGAAGCCATACATTCTTCAACGAATCAATCGCGATCCATCCTATAGTGGAAAGCGTATGGTCTATCTTGATTGTGGTGCGGTGGTTGTTAAACAGCCACATGCGTGGTTGGACATGGCTCTTTCTAAAGGAGTTGTGCTTCTTGAAGACCCGCGGCAGCGGAATCGTACCTGGTGTCATGCGGAGTTTTGTGCCGCTCTTGGTCTAAGTGATGGAGAGAAGGAGGCGAAGCAGATTTGGGCTGGCGGTATGACTTTTATTGCTGGTTCTGGAGTGGCGTCTCGGTTCTTTGATGAGGCGTGGGCCTGGGCCCAAAAGCGGGCCGTGATTGTGGGGGAGAAATGGATTAGTGTAGCGAGCGGAGCAAGCGGAGCGCCTGGGGGAAACACTATAGGGGTTGATGGGATTATGGGTCATCGTCATGACCAGAGCATTTTCTCCATTCTTCGTCTACGCCAAGGAATTGCCGTTGCACCACTAGACTCTGTATATTGCGACCACAGCCGTGGACTCACGGAACGAACGGGTGCCGCATTCTACGTTCATCGTGGAGGGTATGTGGAAGAGAAGCCAGTGCTACCAGGGATTGATGACGCATGTATTATTAATCTGCAACGACGTGGCGACCGGCTGGAGAAATTCCGTGACGCTCATCCAGATTGGGCACACTTGGTGCGAGTCCACGAGGCGGTGGATGGGCGTGCACTCACGCTGACGCCGGCGGTTGCGGCCCTATTCAAGCCGAATGACTTCCACTGGAAGAAGGCGATTCTTGGATGTGCACTCAGTCATTTGGGTGTATGGAAGGGGATCTCTAACGGAAGCACTGGCTTACAAAGTAAGGATGCCCAACAATGGGCAGCAGGGAATTGTCTTGTCTTGGAAGATGATGTGTTGTTCAATGCGGATTTCCTCCAGCGTTGGCCCGCAGCGGCGGCACAGATTCCAGCCGATTATGACATCTTGTATTTAGGGGGTGTGCTGCCACCGAATAAGGGCGCCTTTAGCAAGCTCGTGGAACCGGTGAATGCCCACTGGTCTCGTATCAAGGAACATACCTTCTTCGGCCAGCAGGTGCCAAACCGTTATTTCCACTTCTGCAATTATTCGTATATTATGCGGCGGTCGGCGGCACAGAAGCTTATCGCCTCCATTGAAGCCCGTGGTGGATATCACACGAGTGCGGACCATATGATTTGTAATGAAGTCGGCATGTTCAAACATTATGTACTGTCGCCTTTGGCCGCTGGATGTTATCAGGATGCTGACCCAAAGTATGCCCAGAGCCAGTTCAATGATTTCAGTCGTGTGGACGGCTTTGATAGCGACCTGTGGAATAACGATGAACGTTTCACGAAAGAGGAGATTGAAGGTTGTCTCGGCACAGTCTCTACAGGCTCGGCCGCATCAGGACTTGTAGATGCAGCCCTCGAATCACTCAAAAAAACGAAGCCCAATGCATCACTCGCCGCCTCGCTAACCGCTGACCCAAAACATCACTTCTATAGTGTAGGACCGCATCGTCCCACCAAGGAATCACTTCTAGAACATAGTTGGCTCCAGTTTTTAATGGACAGTGAAAAGAAAGTGGAAGACATTGGAACAGCGCAGGAGCATGCACGCCGTGTGGAGCTTGTAATTAAGCACATTGAAGATGTGGCAAATCACGAACCAATGGATTGTTGCCCCATTTTCATTGTACAACGACCCTATATAGAGCATTATAGGGAATTATTTCTGCGTTATGAGGGGGCGGGGAAGAAATTCAAGGCGATTCATCTGAGCGATGAGTTTGGCACGGACCCTGTAGACTGGGTGCGGTTTGGCTCGTGTGCAGGTGTAGTGCGGAACTATCCACGTGCGGACCTGAGTGGGGTGGCTGGGGTATGGACGGTGCCGCTTGGTTGGGCGCGGTCGTCTGGTCCACGTGATGCGCCATGGCAGCAGACACCTGGGCTGCCATTCCGTGAGCTGGTATGGTCTTTTTATGGGACACGATGGGCGGAGCGTGATGCCGCGCTGGAACCGTTGAAGCAGTTGCCGCATCATGAATGTGTCCTGTATGATTCATGGATGGATCCTGCGCAGTTAGGGAAGGAGGCGTATCTTGGACGTATGTTGAACTCCATGTTTGTGCCATGTCCTGGTGGAAACAATGTAGAAACATTCCGTTTCTATGAGGCGCTGGAATGTGGGGCGATTCCTGTGTATGTTCGCAAGGGCAGGGATGACGAGTATGTTGCCCTGGTAAAGAAAAATATGAACTTGCTGGAGATTGGGAACTGGGATCATGCGACGGGTCTGATTGGGTATTTGCTCCAGAATAAGGAGGTGATGGAGAAATATCGCCTCAGTCTGCAGATTGGATGGGCAAAGATGAAAGCGGATGCACGTGCGGCCATGTACGCGTTTTTGGAGGTGTAATAAAATAATAAAAAGATAACCCCTATAGTGCTGCACTATAGGGATTATTATTGGGGGGGGTGAGTTATTTGATTTACACACTCATACATCCACACCACCATGGTTTTTTCAGTTTGTTGGGGTGGACTTCGGTTGGCGCAGCTGGAATGACAAATGCCCCTTTTGCACCGAGCTGATTCCATTCGTCAATGGTATAGCGGTCGCCCATAGAGCAGTTGCATCGGTCGCAAATGGGGACGAGATTATCCACAGTAGTGGCACCGCCTTTGCTTTCAGGAATGTTGTGGCCGGCCTGGAAGTTGAAGGCATTAATCTGATTTTCGCACCACTGAACGCAGCATTTTGTTTCAAAGGTGTGGCCGACTTTTTGAATCCAGACTTGTTCTCGCAAGGCCTTGGGGATTGCCTTCTTTTTGTATTTTTTTGGTGTGGTGGCAGCCGTGTTCGTAACCGGTACGATTTTCGGCATGACGGCTTTAAATAGCTGATTCATACGGAACGACGTGGGCCTGGGGCGACTCATTACTTATTCTATGTGCCGAAAGTTTAGGCGGGTCTAAACTGGTGGCATGTTAGTATTACAAATATTCTACATGGAACAAATACCCGCATATAATGTGGTAGAATTGATAGATGCAGGTGAACATAACCCATATCATGTATTTATGTATATGATCGTAAATTTCCAGGCAGTGGACTATACAAAACCCGTGATTTATTATTATCCAAATAAAAAGAATTGTGGCGTTAGTGAGGAATTGTTGGCATTATTACCTGTGAATTTTATAAGACATACTGAAAAGAAAGAGGGATTAAATTATTATCCATTTCTCTATAGTGAAAACATATTTAGTGGCCGTTTGCCCGTGCACTATAGGGATTTTACGCTACCGCATAATTATGATTTTATTCGTATGCTTTACAAGCCGCATATTATGCCGGCGCCGAATAAAGACATACGTATATACATTACGCGGAATCAGGATTCAGCGTCACGGCATGTGTTAAATGAATCAGAGCTTATTCAGGGGCTAATTCCACTGGGATTTCATGTATTGAAGATGACTGATTTATCATTGCGTGAACAGATTTATCTTTATAGTTCGGCGGATATTATAATAACTCCACATGGGGCTAACATGAGTTTTATGCTTTTTTCACATCCTGAGACGACGATTTTTGAGTTGAATTCTGGTGGAGAAAGACATTATTCTCATATTGCATGGCATTATGGAATTGATTATTTTCGGATTAAATGTCGTGCGGAGGGGGAACACATGAATGTGGATGTGGGCCATGTCTTACGTTTATTAGGGGTACATCCAAAAATTTTGAGACGCGATTCCAGGTCTAAAGCTACACTATAGGAATTGTTATTAGAAGTTATTCTTATTGAAAATGAGTTCGTCGCTGCCATCTTTTTTGCGTCCTCTTCAGGAAACGCTGGCCCAGCCTCAGGCTCAGACTGCGCCTCCACCTCAAACACAACCAGCGCAGACAAGTTTTGCGGATTTTCTGAAGGCGGAGGCAGCGAAGGCTGGATTAGTTACAAATAATGCGGCTGTAAGTGGTGTACCAGGTACGCAAGGAGCGCAAGGAACGCAAGGAATGCAAGGCACCATTTCTGAATCCACCGCTGGAAAGCCGGCGGAAAAGTGTCGTTTCATGATTGTGGGTACCCATGCGCACCAATATACTGGCTATAGTAAGGTCACATATAACATGGTCCGTGAACTGGCGAAAGAAGAATCTTGGCTGGACCTTATTCATTTCGGTTTCCAGAAGCATCCTCAGATTCCTCCACTCTATCGCCCCTATCCTCCTCATGTGAAGGTGGTTGATGCGGTTGCTCTGGAAGTTGCCGCGGCACAAGGCAAGGAACCACAGTCCACATTCGGCTTTGCCTTTCTTCCTGAAGTAATTAAGCGTGAAAAGCCCCATGTAGTGTTGATTTACAACGACATGTCAGTGATTGCCCAGTTCCTGGAAAGTATTCGTAAGTCAGGGATTGAGCGCAACTTCAAGCTCTGGATCTATGTGGATCAGGTCTATACGATGCAGCCACAGCCATTTATTGACCTTCTTAACCGTGACGCCGACCGTGTCTTTGCTTTTACTTCATACTGGAAGAAGTGCCTGAAGGACCAGGGTGTAAATCGTCCCTTAGACGTAATCGGTCACGGGTTTGACTCCGCCGTTTTCAAGCCAATTCCCAAGATGGAAGCACGCAAAATGCTGGGGATTCCTGAAGACGCATTTATTTATATGAGCCTGAATCGCAATACTCCACGAAAGCGTTATGACATTCTTATAATGGCCTTTGTGGAACTTGTACTGAAGTATCCCACCAAACCGGTTTATCTTCTCTGTATTTGTGATAAGGGAGACCGCGGTGGTTTCCTCATTTTTGACATCTATTTGCGCGAACTGAAGAAGCGCGGGGCCGATGTTGACCGTTATTCGTCGCGCATTATTCTCAGTGCAAAGGAACTCTCTTTCCGTGACGACGAGATTAATACCTTCTATAATGTGGCGGATGTGGGTGTGAGTACTGCGGAGGGCGAAGGCTTTGGCTTATGTAATTTTGAGCAGATGGGTGTAGGGATTCCGCAGGTAGTTCCTGATATTGGTGGGTTCAAGGAATATTGTACCTCTGAAAATAGTGTTCTTGTGGAGGCAAAGAATAAGTACTATCTTCCGCTCGCCTATTCTCCAGTTTCTGGAGAAGCTGCATCTGTAGATGCCCACGACTATTGTCTTGCGATGGAAATATATCTGAATGATACACTCCTGAAGCAGAAGCATGGTGCCGCGGGCCGTGAAACTGTCCTGAAGTATACTTGGCCCTCCGTTTTCGCAGGAATGCTCAAGCAGCTGAAGCGGACACATCAGGATGTGCTTGATGGTGTGGATGAATAAAGACGATGATTAAATAATCCCTATAGTGTAGCACTATAGGAATTGTTATTTGGGTTGAGATTGAATGTTGATGTTGATGTTCAAACCAATGTCAAATCCTGAACATCTCATGATGTCAAAATCCGATGTTCCCCAAAAACCAATGTCTCCAAAACTGATATAGAATACCCCCTCCACTGAACAAACATAAAGAACATCCCATGTTGATACATCAGACATCATGGAACCGAAGTCGCTCCGATTAGTGGAGCCTGTTGGGTTCTTACCAGAACCGAAGTCCATTATTACATATAGTCGTGCGGCGATTGACACCCCCAATGACCAGAGGGTAAATGCCATCCTGTCGGCGGTATGTAATTCTACATCGGTATCGGCTCTACGGTTCAACGGGTTTGAATATGTACCCAATTTCACATCGGCTCTTGCTCTTGGCGATGACATCTATTTCCAGCTCGTGCCACAGCCTGAAGGAGGGAGCACGAAGTCTGCAGGCTCGTCTTACAACATTGAACCGATTACATTCAACATCTATTCCTATAGCCACACTATAGAAGTGATTCATGAGTTTGTATTAAGTCTCGTGGAACGCTATGAACATGAGAAGAAGAATAAGTTGGGCAATGAGATTTATTATTTTGATATGATTGTGGAGGAGCAGAAGCGTGGGATTCCCCAGAAGGCGGTGAGCTTCCGCAAGTCGCGATTCCACACGAACCGGCGTCTGGCGCACGTATATTTTGAGGAATGCGCGTATTTGCGCCGTCGGCTGGACTTCTTCATGCACCATAAGGATTGGTATGATCGCAAGGGGATCCCGCATACGCTGGGTCTGGTAATGTGGGGTCTGCCTGGTTGTGGCAAGACGTCCACGATTAAGGCGATTGCGAATGAAACAAAGCGGCACATCTTTAATGTGCTGTTGAGTGAGGTGAAGACGCGCGAGGCGCTGAAGAATCTGTTCTTTAATGATACGGTACTTGTACATGATGGGGAAATGATGCAGACGCTTCATATTCCAGTGCGCAACCGGATTTACATTATAGAGGATATTGATGCGATGGATTCTGTGGTGTTGAAACGACCAGGCTTCGCCGCCTCGTCAGGTTCCGCCGCCTCGTCAGGTTCCGCATCTTCCTCAGGCTCCGCCGCCTCCGCATTTGCCAAGGACCCACGCAAGGCGGAGCTGGAGAATTTCTTGCCGGCGTCAGTCCTGAAGGCAGACGAGGTGGATAAGCTGGACCTGGCTACACTTCTGAATGTCCTGGATGGTGTACGTGAAACGCCAGGTCGTATTATTATTCTCTCCACGAATCATCCTGAGCGACTGGATGACGCGCTTCTACGGCCAGGCCGGTTTGATCTCCAGATTCATTTCAAGAAGCATAGCCGCGCAGTTCTCCAGGAGCATGTGGCCGACTTCTATGAGCAAGCGTTAACTGAGGAAGAGGTTGACGCGCTTTCGGTCCCGTCTCTGGATGAGAAGTGGACACCTGCGGAGGTATCGCAGGTTCTTTTCCGTTATATGGATGACCGTGCCGAGGCGATTCGTGTGTTGGCCGAAGAAGACCCCGCGTCTATTTTCAAGTTGAAAGAGCAAGCGCAAGCCGATGTCCTGACTGCGTTTGGCCTAAATAACTAATCCACAATTTACACTATAGGAATATTTCTTATCGTGTTAAGATGAGTGAACCGGTAGTTGATTATTACAGTGAGACATTCGCCAGTATGAGCATAGCCTACGCGGCGGCGCATGCGGAGGAGCCGACCGAACCTGGGCCTGTATATGATTCGTCTATTAGCACGAATAAGTGGGTGACACCAGAAGAGGAGGCGGCTCTTCAGCTTTCGCAGGACGATTTTGAGACCCATCTACGTGAAAAAATGGCGGAAATTATCAAGGCCGAAGCGGAGGAGCGTTATATACCAAATGAGACAGATGGAGTCAATCCCTATAGTGCAGTTAATTTTGGCTCTGTATGGCGTATGGTGGAAATGGATTCCATTGATTTTTATCAGAATGGAGAGGCAATTGGCCAAACACGACTTGTGCCAATTGTGAATGGGGAAGATGCGATTCTAAGTGAAGGGGGGCAACGTTCATTGAACCAGGATGCAATGAATAAACTCGTGGCAGAACGCTTGGCAACACCTGCAGGTGAATATGATACTATATTCAAAATAAATAGAAGTCTAAATTATTTAATTGGGGCATATGTGAAGGCACATCCAGAGGGACCCAAGGAGGAGCACTATAGGGATTTGATTTATGAGGTGCGACTGGCGGCTGCGGAGGCGGCGGCAGAAGCAACACGTGAAAAGGTTATGCAGAGAATAAAGGAAATGGAGGAAGAGGAAGCACTGATAAAGATGGAAGAAAAATGGAATGAATATATTACGAAAATTCTTCGTTTACGCCAAATATCTGGTTCTGAGGTTTCTGTTTTACGAGAAAACTTTGTATCTTTATATAAGTCAGATCCTGCGTCAGCGTCAGCGTCAGCAGAAGAATAAATATCGGATTTTTGTGATAGAAAAAATAATAATAAGATTTTCTAAAAGATTATTCTTATTATGCACGAACAAGTTCTTCCACGAGACTTTCCACGTCTTCAACACGATTGCGTGCCGAGGCATCGCTGTAGTTGTCGTACATCAGGATGGGGATCTTTTCTTCGGCGAGCCAAGTGCGTTGATACTTGTCCAGGTTTGCAAGATAGTCAGGGCTAATCTTGTCCTCGCCTACACGACCACGTTCCTTAATTCGTTCTGCACAAATATCAGGGGGTGTGCTGACATAGACAATCCCAGTAAGGGGGGTACTGGTATCCTTAATATAATCGTACCACATCTTATACAAGTCCCATTCCATGGCATCCAACATGCCGTCATCCTTGAGCATCTGGGCGAAGACATGATAGTCTGTTTCCAGACAACGCTCAGTGACAAACACATTGCATGCCGCTACTTCTGAATTCTTGGCTGCTTCCACACGCCAGGCTGCAATCTTCTTCTGGATGTTGATGGCGCGACTCAGAAGCGCACAGTTCTGGAAAGTGTAGCTATAACGTTTGATATCCTTGTAGAATACCTGAAGGAGGTCCTCGCCCGCTTCGTTCTTGAGTGCCTGCCATGTGCCGACCGGCTCGTCAATGAAGTGCCAATCGGCGTGACGTTCCTTGAGGGCGTTAATAAGGGTACTTTTCCCAGACCCAATGGACCCCTCCAGGCTGATCAATACGGGATTGCGATGTGCAGTTTCCGTGACCTTGACAGTGCGTTCGTCATTTTCGTTGAGAGTAATTTCCATTCTTTTTACAAGTGTGCGCGGGAAATAACACAGTATACCTGGCGCGTCGTGGGGTGGCGAGCCGGCGCCAATTTTTTTGGCCAGGTCACAGACCGCCTATGCCAGGGTCAGACCAACGGTCGCCTAGTGCAGACCGCCTACGTCAGGTCGCATACGAATTATAAGAATCGCATCACAATGAGCACAACCGCAGCAATCCCTATAGTGATTTGCACAGGGCTGAGCATGGAACCGAAGAGGCCACGCAGTGGGTCAACGCCGGTACTGCCGAGGACACCGAGGGAGAGTGCGCCAAGGAAGACAAGAAATTGAGCAATTAGAACCAGAATTGGATACATTCTATAGTGGGTATACATAAAGGATTGTCATAGGATAGCACTATAGGATTTGGATTCCATTGTGTGCGCGATGAGACTTCAGGATGTGAAGACATTTTATATATCGCCGGATAATGAGCGGTACCAGGCGCGGCGGACCCACATGGAACAGCTACTTAAAGCCCTGGAGTTCACGGATGTGACGCACAAAAAGACGGCGGGTCGTGGGCCGAATGTGGATTTGATTGATGCGACGGTGGAGATTCTGGAGTCGGTGGCGGATGATACGCCTGTGTTGATTCTGGAGGATGATGTTAATGTCAACATGGGATGTTGCCCAGATCCAAGTCATCAACATGCGATGTCAACCAACATCTACATTCCCCATGGAGCGGATGCGATTTATCTCGGCATTTCCAAACGGGGCGGGAGTTTTTATAATGGGTATGACGCCGGTCCATGTATTACGGAGCCATTTAATGCCGACATGGTCCGTGTGAAAAATATGTTAAGTACACATGCAATTCTTTATATTTCCGCGCGTTATAAGGCAGATGTTGCCGAGCGACTCAAGGGGATTCGTGGCCTGGCAAATTACTTCAGCGATGTTGTAATTTCACGCCTTCATTGTTATTATAATATTTACGCATATAAGCGTCCACTCTTTTATCAGTGGGCGGTCTATGGAGGCCAAGAAGAAGGTACACGATTTGAGATAGAATAGGTGCCAGAATAATCCCTACAGTGCAAACACTATAGGGATTATTATGAATTAGGTTAAGCGGTGAGTTTACTGCGAGCACAACGCTTCCACCAGGCGCGAGCGGAGGCTGAGGCGGCCTTTGCTTCGCGGACAAGGTCCGAGTCGGTTGTGTAATGAGTCTTACCGCAGAGCAGGAAAGAGGAGACCCGTGCGTACCCCCATGCTTGTGCGGTGGCACCAGGTCTGTGGCCCGTACTCCAGGCGGCGAGTCCGCGGTCGTAGCTGCTCTGTATAAAACGAAGGGGAACACCGGTTACTTCCGCGCGATCCTTGAGGGATTTCACGGTAGGGAACAGCCGATTCCATTGTTGGGTGTAGTTGGAGGAGCGGCCCTTGACCCCTTTATTTGTCTTGAAGACACGATAGGCGGCGGGATTCTTGTAGCTGAGTTTGAGGCCACGCTGAATTTCTTTGTATTTTTGTTCCTTTTGTTTGCGGGTGAGTCCCGCGTAATATTTGGGCGGCCAGTATTTTGTTTTGCGTCGTGTAGGACCTGCGTCCCTTACACGCCGAGTCCGATGCACCATTTTCTGCTGTTCTATTAGAACATCCTTTTTATAAAAAGGTAATGTAGTCTCAAGAAAAACATTATAGGGATGTGCCTTTACGGACACGTTTTGAAGATTGTTGATTTTCAGGAGTGGTTATACGTCCCAAATACTGTTTAATGTAGTCAGGTCGCGCATGTGATAAGTACGCAACAAATTCAGGATTTAACTCCCCACTAGAATCACCATCAATAAATAGCGATTCTTGTAAAGAAGATAATATATCTGTTATATACATTTCTACTATTTCTTGATTATCCAATGATTCTACTTCAAAATCCCATAACATTAATTTTTGGACAAACTTAAATACTTGTTGTAAGAAACTTCCTTCTGGTTCAGTGAAACGTTTAAACCATGCAAGGACTTCAGGACGTGGCCAATTTAATGTTTCATAATCTTTATATTTTTGTTGTGCAGGTGTAGACCATTGTTCTGTCATCGCATCATTACGTATGAGCGGACGACATTTTGTATAGTCAACACTGCCATCAGGATTTTGATAATCTGAAATTGTAACATTAAAGAAAAGGAATATTAATTCTAAAAATGTAACCGCAATTGAATAATAGTCAATATTTTTCATATAATTTGCCAAATTCTCCTTGTTAGAAAGTGTATCATAAAGTAATGACATATATCCTCTTTTTTCCGCTGTTCCATATTGATGTGGTCTTAATTTTTCTGGTAAATAAAATGGGAGTGGCATTGCGGCATTTGCGTATGTTTGACGTTGAATTGTTGTTTTTCTCCAATTATTATAATAAAAATCATTATATCTTAACCAAAAATCACCGTCAGTTCTTAGTTGATTTGTACGTTTATCTTTAAAGAACGAAAGTTGGCGAGCTAATATATCGGTGGTAAATGGATAATAATCATATGGCATTGAATATCGTGATATTGGATTCCCATTACGATCAACATTTGTATAAATTGGCATATCATTATCAAAATAACGATTTATATCTTCTTCTACATTACGGACTAAGCCAAAATCAATTAAACGTATTTTATAAGCACCATCTTCATTAACTTTTACTAACATATTTGAGGGTTTAATATCATGGTGTACATACTCACGTTCATGTAATTTTTGGATAGCAATAAATACATTTGAAAATGCATCAAAGAATTTGTAATAATCTTCTGGTTGATACATAATATTGTCAGGTTCAACACCGCCGTCTTTCATAATAAGAAGATGGCGTAAACCCTTCGATTTATTTACTGCGGTACATACTTCATTATAATTTGTCTGAATAGAAGAATTAAAAGGACAATCCATACGGGGATAAACAAAATATTCTTGCGCAGCATTAATTTCTGGTAATACAGTGGGTCCTTTTTCCTTTAATAAGTTTCGTCTATAGATTAACTTACTTACATTATTTTCTTCTGGTGATAAACCCGCCGTACAACGCAATGAAGGTTTATATACACAACCAAAAGAACCTTGGCCTATAATTGACCCTCCGTGTACTTTTTTGTGCGGTTTCTTAGCTTTTCGGGTCTTTATGGGGCACCAACTCTTACGCTGGCTCTTTCCCTGACGCTTACGCTGGTGCTGAGACTGAGCACGTGTTTTATGGGCCATAATACCGCCTTCCTATAGTGTGTTCCCTAGAAAAGATTAATATGTCTACACTATAGGGTTTGTTTATTTGTTGGTATGTCATGTGGTGCGTCATTTTGTACTGTATCAACGCCAGTGCCAGTGCCAGTGCCAGTGCCAGTGCCAGTGCCAGTGCCAGTGCCAGTGCCAGTGCCAGTGCCAGTACGAGTGCCAGTGCCAGTGCCAGTGCCAGTACGAGTGCCAGTGCCAGCGCCTAGTCAAACGGGCGGTTATACCCCAACGGCGGAGAACATGGATATGTTGCGACGCTACAAGCGTGGCGAGTCTATTGGATTCACAGGTCGTTCAAGTTTACGAGCAAAGGGGTTGTTGCCCCGTGAGTCTGCGGCATATAAGGGCATGTATGTCTTGGGACCGAAATACAGTGGGACCGGCACAGAGAAAGTGCTATTGCGACCCAGTTTTAAAACTAAGAAGGGGAAAAAGCCGAAGCAGCGTCAAGGTTCGCGTAAGCTTCATAGTCGCTCAAAGACTCGTCGTCGCCATCTTCACCATCTTCCTCGCCACCGCTAGACTCGGTTTCCAGCTTGAGTTGGCGCAACTCGTCCAGTTCCCGTTTCCGTGTAAAGAGAATTCGCGCCTCGCCCTGAATGGAAGCGTGCATCCGCCCATAACATGGGTCTTCTTTATAGAGAATCTCCGTCAATTGATATTGTCTATAAATTCCTTTCCATTCTTGTATATACGGCATACCAACGGCGCGACCCACTGCCCAGTGGAAGAGCTCATCAATTTGTGCCCGCATATCTATTTTTATAAGTGTATAGACGAGTTCCGTAAAAAAATCACGGAACTTTTCGCGGAACTCGTCCCCCCGCTCGTCCGCGTAGGACCGCTCAAAGGCGCGGAGCTGTATGGCCTTCCAATATACGGACTGGTAGACACCGACCTTGAAATTGAGCTCATAGAATCCCTCAATAATACTATTTGTCTTCCCCACCGCACATAGCTGACGCCGGACCGAAAGGAGTTGACCATATGTAAATGGCAGATTTGTAAGAGGATTACGTGGAGGGAGGCTCTTTGGAAAATCGTAGGATACGTGGGTGAGTTCGGCGCTTATGTGATCGCGCAGTGATGCCGCTTCAAAGCACCAGACCCCTTTGGCCGTCCAATCGTGTAGCACTATAGGAGTGCGTGGTGGACTGAGTGTCGCGGGGTCGTCGGTATTGAGGCGTCGGCGGCGCATGCGGTGGAGCCTGTAGAGGGCGACGAATCGGCCGAAGCGGCGGCGGATGTCCTTCTCCTCCGCATCTGCCACCTCCATTGCCGAGAGTTCCATTTCAAAGTATCCAGTGCCGACTGGTGGGATGAAGGAGCCGCTTATGTCCATTGAATTGAGTGCAGAACGGTGACTCCGTACCCAATCCCTATAGTGTAGGATTATGGTTTTGCGATAGTATGAATTATAGGGAATGCGTTGGATTTGATGTGTGATTTTATGATATGGGAGAAAGGGTTTGGGGTGAAACTTGAAGGGGTGTGATGTTATAATAGATATTTGATGTTTATGTTTTGTTTCTATGTCTGGAGGGTTTGTGAGTTTTGCTTTCTTTTTTGTCTGACATCGGTTTCTGCCTCTGGGCTGCGAACATCTGATGTTGGAAGAATCTATGTATCGGTTTTTTGATTTCAACATTCTATGTCCAGCTCTGGACTTGGCCGACACTGACATATGTCTGGATTTTCGGATGTGTATATCAACATGGCATGTATGACAACCCAAAGAAAAATTATAAGGAGGTTCTATATGTTTGAACGGCGGACATGTAAATGTTAATTTTCCAGGGGGGAAGAGTTCAGGATAACTGGGAAAAACTGTCCCCATATTACTTGGGTCTAAGTATTTTAACATGCCTTCTTGGACGTACTTTAGACCAGACGCCTATTCCTCTGCCTCCCGCTCTTTGAATTCAAAGAGAATCAGGGAATCATCCTTATATATACCAAGGTGCTGGAGCTGGGGATTGTATACAGCGCCAGTTTCCTGGTCCAGCCAAAGTGTGGGGAGGCTGGGCGATGCCGTACTGATTCGCGTGAGGGGTCTCTCGGTTTCCACTATAGGGATTTGGTGGTCTTGAATATCCTTGTGTTCGGCACATCGGCTGGTGCCGAGAATACATGTAGTACGACATAGTTCTACGATGCCGGCGCCTGCCCCGCGGACGACCGGCACGGGACATTGTTTCTTGAGGTCATCCACATTGACAACTTGGAGTTCGGTCTGTTGGACGGCGTCAATGAGGACACGGCGGAGTTCTTTCTCAGGGACGCCGAGGACGGGCGCAAGGTCTTTACAGAGGGCACGTGCCTCGCGCTTGAACTCCGCGTAGAGTGTATCAATAATGATACTGGGGACGTGGAGCGTGGAAGACATGGCAGTAGGATGTTATTACGGTACTGGCGCTTACGCTAATGCGTGTAGAGTACGGAAACTCAATTTTTTCTCACTGTTAGAATTTTTTCAAATGGAAGGCGGTCCTGTTGAAAAAACGGATATTATGTCAAAAAACTATTGGGGGCCCCGAATTTGGCGTATACTTCATACGTTATCATGTGCGCCATCTATGGGAAAGACGAAGAATGTGGTCCTGGGGCGTGATGAGCGGGCGGACTGGTTGCAGCTCCTAAAGGCGGTTGGGCAGCTTATGCCATGTGACCGATGTAAGCAGCACTATAGGGAATGGTTTATGGCGGCGGGAATTTTAAAGGAATGTATGTATGTACCGGATTTGGGGGAGTATTTACGGGGGGCGATTTATGACCTACACTGTTCGGCAAATGTGGATCAAGGGCGGGAACCGACGCCGGTCCTGTATATGGATTTGAGCGGAACATACCCGCCCACAAACATCACACCTATAGTGCAAGAATTGGAGGCTGTATGGATAAGGGGATTGGAACTGCGAATGATACCAATTGACCCTGTGCGGGCGTGGCGTCGTTGTGTATTACGGTTGAGTGGGATGTATGGATTAATGTAGCGCCTTAGCTCCGCTTAACCAGAAATACATATATTACGTTGTTGAGTTGCCACAAGCTTATTGTTCTCCACACCATAAACATCCCCCCATGAGTTCTGGCATTTCTCTTCATCACAACGTTTCATTGCGTCATACCAACCCCAGCCAAGGAGACTTGCGCCTACAAGAAGAACAGCAATACCGGTCCCTGTTTCAGGAGCTTTATCAAGAGATAGTATACGGCTGGCAATATAGGCAAGGGTGCTAAAACCGACAATACCAATACTGATACTTGCGCGGCCACGAATCACGGGATCTTCATTGTTCTTAATTAAATAACCGGCGTTTGTGAGCAAGTAAGCAAACAAGAAAATGAGCATAGAGAAACCAAAACTAGGACCTGTAATATCCTTTGAATCTTCCACTATAGGGAATAGACTCTCTGTTCCTTTGAATAATGGGATGGGGGTAAAATTAAAAATGAAATTAAGAAGAATTACGGCGAGTGGAAGGAGTAAGAACATGCCGGCAAATAGAATCATAAATGGAATATTGCATGTTGTGATACCGATTGTCAAGAGTGAAACTCCAATGAAAAGGGGAGTAAACTGGAGGCCAGTTTTTATGACATCACGTGCCGATTTTACAAATGTACCAAATGACATAATGTGTACGTCCTACTCTATGTCATTTTAATGATTTATCCTGAAGCTGCCGGTTTACATTTGGACAATGAATCCACGGCGACGCTGTCCAATTCCAGAATCGGCATGTTGAGCAAGTTAATCCCATATTTCCCAAAGATCATTTCAAATACCACCGATACAAGGGACCCAATTGCCGCAGCGCCAATCATGAGCAAAATCAGTTGTTGTGGGCCCTCGCATCCAGTTTTATAACGCCATATAGTGTAAATGGCCATAAGGGCAACTGTTAATACGAGCGACGCCGGCCCAATGCCTTTAAATGTCGGATTTTGTTCGCCAAGCACATCCAATTCCTTTTGGAAAGCATGTACGGAGCGCATACAATAGAAAATGGTCGCAAGGAAAATGAATGATGTAGATGACGGGAACGCCGAGGAACGTAATACGGAATTGAGTCCCTCTAATTTTTCAATTGTCTCATTATTAAATTCACATTTCCCTCGGTTATCCATTACTTCACCCGCGTATAGTGTACCCATATCAGGAAACGTTTCCAGGAAGAACTTTCCCAAGAAGCCATTTATGAGTTTGAAAACCAGGATTGCAAGCGAAAGGATGAAGAAAGACATATTTTGTAGTAAAAGACCGAGTGCCGCTGAACCGAAAAGCATAGACTCGGGCGCCGTACGGAAAAAATTGTCTATGATAGACGTTGCAGTCTCCTTCAAGGTCTTTAAAGGGTAATTATCTGCGGTTGCATTTAAACCACGCGTATTATTACTATTCATAGTGATCACTGTGATCCCTCTATTAGATTCAAAATAATATGGGTATTCCTTCTTATTACAAAAAACTGGTGATGACCGTGAAAGGTCTCACGGGGAAAAGTACGGAGGCCGCGGCGGCGCATCTATGGTTTGACTATAATTGTCTCGTCTATCATGTATTGCGCCAGATGCGGCCCTATGTGCCTGCCGAGCGCAGTGCATGGGAAGCTGAGCTCATTGCGGCTACCGTAAAATACACGAAGCGGGTAATCCAGGCCTCAGGGGTGCTTAAACCAGACCCAAGCTCCGTCTTTCTTGGCGTGGACGGACCGGTCCCAGCGGCAAAAGTGAATCAGCAGCGCCGTCGCCGCTGGAACAGTGTACAAACGCTGGAAGAGGAGCGGCGTATGGGGAAACAAGACGGGTCGCCGGTATGGGACCGCAATGCGATTACGCCAGGCACGCATTTTATGGATGCCCTCAGTACCGCTCTCCAGGCTGAGCGTGGTGCATGGACCGTGAGCCCCGTGGAAGAGGCCGGTGAAGGAGAGCACAAGATTATGGCCCGCTTGCGGGACTTAAAGGAGTCAGGGGCCGAAACGGAGCCACAGACCCATATTCTTTATGGCCTGGATGCGGACTTGATTCTCCTTTCCCTGTATCATCTTCGGTTCTTACACCCCCAGTCCACATTCTATCTCATGCGTGAAGATGAGCGCGAATCCACAGCGGAGCGGACCGTCTATAGTTATTTGAATGTGAATAAATTAAGAGATGCTCTTGTTACAAAGATTAAACGAGTGGGCGAGGATGCTGACGCAGCCTTGATGGATTATATCTTTGCGATGACACTTCTTGGCAATGATTTTCTGCCACATGGCCTACAGCTTACACTAAAGGGAAATGGTTATGAGCATTTGATGCGACTGTTGACCCAAGCGGACCGGCCGCAGCTCATCATTCGTGTTGACACTGGTGCAGATGCTAGTGCTGACACTAACCAATCCCTACAGTGGAATTCTGAGGGACTTGCCTATGTGTTTCGCTATTATGCGGGTCTTGAGGCGGGTTTCATTACGGATGAAATTCAACATAAGCGCGAAGGGGTACGACGCAAGGTCGTATATGGGGATGATGAGGCGGAGCCGTGGGCGCGGGCTTATAGTCAGTGGATGAAGACGCCCTCACGGCGTATGGATGAATATGCTCTGGTATCAGATGTGTATGAAGATACTGTGAAACTCAAGGCCGGTTGGCGCCAGACGTACTATCGTGCATGGTTTGGGTCTGTCTACCGGTCGGCAGTTTGTGATGCCTATTTGGAAGGACTTCATTGGGTTCTTCGGTATTATACAGGCAAACCGGTAAATCCGTTCTGGTATTATCCGTGGAACTTGCCGCCGCTATACGCCGATCTGGCAACAAGAGTAAGCACTATAGGGATTGATTCTTTGATTGGAGGGATTATGATGCCAGCAGATTTTCGGCTGCTACTGCCGACAGAGCAATGTGCGATTGTCATGCCGGCGTCGTCCCTTCATCTATGTAAGGACAAGCGCTATCACCGATTGCCGGCGCTGGTGCCGCATTATTATCCTGCCGAATGTCGTATGTTCTATGTTGGGAAACATCAGATGTGGGAATGTGAGCCGTTGCTGCCCGTGTTGACCGTGGAACGGCTGCGGACCTTGTTCAAAGAGTAAGCTGGAGATTAGCCTGCGGACCAGCCTGCGGACCAGACCCAAGAAAGGAACTATAGGGAATGTATTAGATTTAGTGGACACATGGGTGCCGCGGCCAGTTCCATTGACCCCACGCATCTGGGAATTTATAAAAAACTCTTACAAATCCAGTCCCCTGCGACGCGCGTACAAATGCTACAGACACTGTTATCCGGTCCAGAATACGTGACGAGCGCAAAACGGGCCGGCCTTTATCCGCATCTTTTACGCTATGTATCCGCCGTATCACAGGGCCAAGACCCAGGTCCTTTGCCTGGCGACCAGCAACAGCAACAGCAGAGACATACGGCGTCTATCCAGGCTCAACAATATCAGGCAATACGAAATCACGCGCCTCCTCAGCAGCAGGCCTACCCCCAACAGCAGACACAAATCATATCCTATAGTGCTCAATCCGTGGCCACACATCAGGCAAATCCATATGGGAAACTTGCAAAGCCACGTAGTACAGAAAAGGCCCTGAATTTTTTCCAGTCATGTCTTCAAATTCTTGGGATTGAAGAAAGCGCAACACTGAGTGAAGAACTCTTGAAGAAGGCCTATAAGCGAATTGCTATTAAGGCGCATCCAGATAAGGGCGGGTCTGAGGAACATTTTGAGGCCGTAACACGCGCATATGCTTATTTGACTGACATTGTGAAGCGAGTTGCTGGCTCGGCAGGGACGGCGGCAGCATCTAAACCTGTTCCATCTATGGATACGGTTCGTTCAAGACGGGCAGAGGAAACAAATATCTATGATGCTCCTCCTACGGCTCTCAATCCGAACAATCTGAATATGTCGGTTTTCAACAAAGTCTTTGAGGAAAATCGTATGCCCGAGCCTGATGAAGATGGTTATGGGGATTGGCTAAAGACGGAACAGACAGGGTCAGCAGGCGCTAAGAAATTCAGTGGCAAGTTCAATCGCGATGTCTTCAATCAGGCATTTGAAGATGAAGCCCGTTCCAATAGCACGGCGCTAATGGCATATCATGACCCACAGGAGATTGTTCCTGTAGCGGGTGTGGAGCTGGGTCGTGACCGTCCCTCCGATTATACGGCCCCTTTCAATGCGGATGGGCTTCAATATACGGATCTCAAGAATGCCTACACACGGGAAAACACTATAAGTGGTAAGGTGGCGAATGTACAAGTGAGCGACCGGACCTACGACCGTATGGTGGCAGAGCGGAAGTCGGCGCCGTCTGCCTATAATGAGGCGGAGCGGGCCTATGTGGAGCAGCAGCAGCGGCAGCGTGAGGCACAGGAACAGCAACGGCGAATCCGAGCGGCGGAGGAGGCTGCGGCGGCGCAGCGGTATGCAGAGGGAATGAAACGGCGGCTACTTGTGAATGGCTCAAGCGTAGAAGGGTACAAGGCAATTAGTGATAGATAATTATCGTAGGCTAGAAGCTGAAGAAATACAAAATGTATATACACTATAGGGTATATATACATTTGAAAATGGATTGGGGACAGGCATTTGTTGTTCTCATCATTATTCTTGTAGGGGTGTTCATTTATTTACGTTATGCCGACTACGCCTCCTATATGGACTTGAAGAAGGTCTATGATAAGCGGCCGATTATGTGGGTCTATATTGATGATTCGGATGTAAACACTCGTTTCTGGGGTGACTTTGGGGCACGATCATCGCGGGCTCTGAATGTGCCGTTCCTGAACCTATGTTATTCGTCAATCCAAAAAGCGGCAGGGGAGAATTACCGTGTGGAGCTGATTAGTGGCGTTGCCGACGCAGTCTCCAAGCTCGGTGGCGCACGCCATGTACCAGACCGTCTTCTTGGCTATGGCCAGAAGAAGATGCTGACTCCTCTGGATGAGGCCTACATTCGCACGACGATCCTGGAGCGGTATGGGGGTCTGTGGGTTCCTCTTTCCACCATTTTCGTGCGCCCGCTGCCCGTCTTGCCAGCGGACAAGGCCGTCTTCTTCGGCACGAATCAGGCGGATATGTATAGTGGGTCGGCAGGGACCGCGGTACCAGGACATGCCGTCTTCTGGTCGCCGGCGCCAGGACATGCCGTCTATAAGGAATGGGCCGACATGCTCCAGCTGCGTATGGAAGAGGGGAATGGTGGGTCGTGGGTCCGAGGGGATGATTCGCTAGACATGGATTCTATCCTGGCACAGTATAAGGGTACTGCACTAGAGGTGATGCCCTCCGCCGCCCTTGACCGCAAACCCAATGGAAAAACTATAGGGATTGAGGACTGGTTGGCACATGGGACTGGTGGTGAACTCCCTTTCGCGATTAACAAGGAAACCATTTTCATACCAATTGATTATCATGAGCTCGTCCGTCGGCGGGCGTATGGCTGGTTCCTGAAGATGAGTGAGGCGCAGATTATGGAAAGCGACCTCGTCGTGAAGTACCTGCTCCAGATTTTTTAAGAGGGGGGGGCGAGCATTATAAGAATTATATCATAAATAATTCCTATAGTGAATTGATTTTGGATATGTCTAATTGAAGGACACAATAATAGGTTCTTCAAGAACATCTTTGTCTTCTTTTGTTATAATATAATTGACAACTTTACGGCCGGCACGTGTCGTTTCGCGGCCTTTAAGTTGGTAGTTATGTACTTTCAAGCATTGCCGTAATATAGTAATGAGACGTTTCTCATCTACATCCGCAAATAGTTCAGTTGCTTTACATACAAAGTAATATGGCTCTAATGCCGCAAGTATATCTGTAAGTGTAGTAGTATTCAAGTCCGCACGAGTAAAAGTTTGTCCAATATGTATTCCTAGTTTGTCAACTACTTCAAGTACAATCTCTTTTGGTGGAATCACACGAAATAAAGGGTGTTTCGGCGGCATTTATCTAACGTGGAAACAACCTCGCCCTACTTTTCAAAAGGTTTTAAAAATCCGATTTGAAAAGCGCGCCAGCGCATCAGCACCAGCGTAAGCGTAAGCATCAGTGTGCGTTAAAGCAACCCATTATCTTGGGCACAGCACAGGAGGTCCAAAAAACTACACCGACTTTGTGAGTAAAATGACCAACCGGAAACAAGGAAACTATAGAGGCGTTCTTGCTGAACGCTGTTAAGGACAAAATACAGATCCGTCGTATAATTAATTGCATGGAGAATATCCTCAAAGCTCATCCCATTTTGCCAAAGATTGCTAATATGCTTGTAGACTTCATCCGGTTTTGCTTGAATAATTCCATTTACAAGAGGAATAATCTTCTCATAGTCATGTGTAATACATACTTTGCGAACGTCGGTATAGGTCGGATTTTCAGGTGCGATCCACTGTAGGATTTGGACCATTCGTTTAAATTCGGCAATGGATGAAAATGAGGAGGCAATCAACCATTGAAGAACACGTTCATCTTTAATCGTATAATTAAATGTCTTGAAAATTTGCGACACATAATTAATAATTGCAACAGGTTGAACATGCACTGGTTGACACCGAGACTGAAGGGCGTAAATGAGAGATTCGCTCGTCTTTGAAGCAAAGATGAAGTTGGTCAAATGTGCGTATTGTTCCATGGGCCGGCGGAGTGCCTGTTGCGACACTTCAGGAAGGGAGTCCACATCGTCAAAGAATACCCAGCGACGAATCTGAGGATTACGAAGCGACGATTTAATGAAGTCGGCCAACTTTGCGCGGACGGTGTGAATCCCGCGGTCCTGGTCGGCGGTCAAATGGAGGAAATAATCCTTATCGTTTATGTCCAGGTTGTGTATTTTGGCGTAGGATTTGAGGAAGTCCATAGCGAGTGTCGTTTTACCAATTCCATGGGGGCCGAGTATAAAAAGATGCGTTGGGCTTTTGAGGGCCTTCGCACATATATCAAGAGCCTCATCTTGGCCGTATAGTGAGGTTTCCATGTCTAAGCACTATAGGATAAAATGGGCTTAAGTTGCTTTTGGTATACTCTACGTAAGATGTCTTCCAAGAACCTATATGATGTCCTGGGTGTAGGAAAAGATGCGAGTGAGGGGGAGTTAAAGAAGGCGTATCATAAGCTGGCGCTGCAGCATCATCCTGACAAGGGGGGTGATCCTGAGAAGTTCAAGGAGATTCAGCAGGCTCATGCGATTCTTTCGGAGCCTGATAAGCGGCGCATGTATGATATGACCGGCCAAGTGCCAGGGGCGGTAGATGCGGAGCAGGGCGGGGGCGGCGGCATGCCTTTTCCATTTCCTTTTGGTCCTGGGGGAGGGTTTCCTGGTGGTGGCTTCGGATTTGGCGATGGTCCAGGATTCAATGTTGATATTAATGACCTCTTTGGGATGTTTGGTCGCGGTGGACCAGGGCGCGCCAGTCCAGCATCTCGTGGCCACCATGGGTCAGGATCAGGGTCAGGGCATGGCCCGCATGGCCCGCACACAGGTCGCAACCCAGGCAAGGCACCGGCAAAGGTGAGCGCGGTTCCACTGACATTCCGTGATTATTACTATGGACGGAATCTGGAGATTTCCTTTGAACGTCAGCGGTTTTGCGCAGGCTGCACCGGTCGTGGTTCTAAGGAGTTTATTCACTGTGGTCCATGTGGAGGCTCAGGACATGTATCAAAGATAATGCAGATGGGAAATATTGTAATGCAACAACAAGGGCCATGTGCGATGTGTCGTGGTCAAGGAAAGACAAAGGGGGATGCATGTGGGGATTGCGCAGGCTCGTGTTTCAAAAAGGATGTGAAGAAGATTATGTTGGAAGTGAAGCCAGGGACGCCAGTTGGAACGAAGATTACCTATAGTGGAGAAAGCAGTAATGACGAGGCATTTGATGAAGCAGGGGATGTGATTCTGGAGCTCGTGGAAGCAGAAGAAGACTCCATCTGGGTACGCAAGGGACATGACATGCATGCAACAATCAGTATTACCCTACGCCAGTCCTTAGTCAGCACTATAGAGGTGATTGGGGGGCATCCTGGGTTTGATGGGGGTTTGGCGGTGCGTGTGCCGGCGGGTGTACAGAACGGGTCTGTTGTGCGTGTGCCAGGGGCAGGGATGCCGATTCTTGGATCAGGCAACGCCGGTGAAGCGAAGGGTGATGCCTTTTTGCTTGTGAATGTACGGACCACGGCGGCGGAGCGGGAGCTACTGGCAGCACATGCCGTATTGTTACGGTCAGTATTTAGTCTAGAGGAGAAGACTGTGGAAGGAGTTGTGGATGGAGTTGAAGAGGGAGTCCAAGTGGAAAAGAACTAAGAGGAGACTAAGGGGGAGGGCCAAAGAAAGAACTATAGGAAATGAGATTAGATCAATTCCTATAGTGGATTTGTTATAGAGTGTAAATTAAGGTTTTTGGCACACCTTTTTCTAAAAAAGGTGCTTAGACCATACGTCCAGCAGCGGCGTCGGTCCAACTGGGATGGAGGCCGGCCTTCTGGAGGAGGTCAGAAGGGAGAATACCCCCACTCATACTTGCGGCGTAATCCATTTCCCCACCACGCTGGGCCTTGCGACCAGCCTTGCGACCAGACTTGCGCCCCTTACGACTGGCCTTACGACTCTTCTTACTCTTGCGAGTTGCTTTACGACTCTTCTTGCTCTTCTTTGCCTTACGAGTCTTGCGCCCAGTTTTACGCCCAGCCTTGCGCTTACGCCCACCAACCTGGTTGGGGTCTCGGAGACCAGCAACTTCCTGGAGAGCAGCATCAATGCGACCACTGCCAGCGGCACTTTCCATGCCGGCAGAGAGCATACGTTCACCGACAGAACCCGGGTATGGGGCACTGCCGCCCTGCTGTGGCGCAGAGGCAGGTCCAGGCATACCGAAGAAGGGGCTGCCATAGACACCATAGGCATCCTTACTCATACCGCCCTTCATGGCCTGGCCCATAGGGGAGCCAGGGAAATAGGAAAGGCCCTGGGGGAGAGAGAAGTTCCCAGTAGTAGTTGGGGCAGACACACTATCGGCACCACCACGCATTGAGCGCTTCGCTGACCGCTTAGTGGTACGCTTACGGTGAGTTGTGCGCTTCATTGACCGGCGGGAGCGACCGCGTTTTGCATAGGACTTCTTTGCCATCTTTGTTTTCCTATTTATACGCCCCGAAAAATTTTAACCGCACCCTTATAGAAAAACAAAAATGGAACCTGCCTGGATGAAAGACATCAAGAGTGAAACCGTCTGCGATTACTTCTATGTAATCTTCGTTGCCGTAGTGGTGATTGCTGTTCTCCAGTTTGTCACCATGATTTCCGGTTTTTTCGTAATTAAGGGCTCCATGGGTATGCGTGTGCTCCTTTTCCTCATGGGTCTCCTCCCTCTTGCCCTCATGGTTGCCAACAGTCTCTTCCTCTATGTTCTCTGCGACCGCAGCCTCCTTGCCAAGGAAGAGCCAAAGAAGACTGCTATGGTGATGGCCTAAGCATATGTTCTGGAAATTTCTGAAACTTACACTATAGGAGTGTGCTGCGCGAATGATTGTTGCTGAGAATTTCTTTACGGATTTTCTGGTTCATTTTGTCTTAATTTTGGCGATTTTGTACGCTATTTTTTATTTGAAAAAGATGAGTTTTGTTGTAATTGCCCTTGTAGTTGCGTTTGTTATTACATATGTAAATCATGTATTTTATCCTCATCTGCGATTAGTAGAGATACTTGAGATTCTTGGATAAGCGGAGCGAGTGACTAAAGGAGCGACCAACTGGCATACCTGGTCCATACAATAAATAAAGTAATTCCCTATAGTGCTTCATTATAGGGAATTAATCACGGATTCGGTGCCAAGTTATTTTTAGTTTTTCTAAAATAACTAAAAATCATCTTCGGCTTCGGCAAGCATCTTAGTGGCCTGAATATGCTTCTTCTCAATGATACCAGTTACGATATAAATGGAGTTTTCAGTCATCACAAGGAAGTCATCGCCGCCCTTGACAATACGCTTAATGAGACTGGTGAATTCATCGCGACTCTTCACGAGAATCTTGTCATTGGTATCCTTATCAATCCCAATGAATGCCTTCTTGAGAACAGAGTCAGCATAGTAGTCAAGGAGAATTGGTTTATCATTTTCCTGGGCAAGCTTGGCGGCGGTAAGGAGGGCCTGGGCACTTGGGAGGGGGAGCTGGGTATTTCCACCGGTTACTGCATTCGCAATGGCTTGAGCAGACATTCTACGGGGAAAGACAGATTTTTCGGACCCGCATTTTACGCGTTTTCTTGGGTTGGGCGGTGGGTGCTTCTTCCTTGATTACGGTGGGTTCAGGCTGAGGCTGAGACTGAGACGCTAATGCTGACGCCGGTCCCTTTCGGAGTACTTCATCTGCATGCGTGGCAAACACGCGGTTCAGGAAGTGATATGCCGCCTCAATCTGGTGGAAATAGCGTGCGCCGGTAATAATAATCTTCCCTGTTTGGAAAATGCTCATCGTGATGCGTTTACACTGTAGGTCGCCCACACCAGATCCCTGTCCCTTACACTTCATAGGGTTGGAGCACATGCATTGCCCCTCATGTTCAGGGTCCGTATTGTTTTCATTATAGTAGTATTTGGTATTAACACCCTGATAAATCGTGCCTTCAAAGGTACTGAAGAGGCCATAGACCCGTGAAAGAATTTGATGAATTGACTCGCGCTTTACATTATAGCCAACGTCATAATCGCTGTTAATAAGCTGTGTACTGAACTTCTGAAGGGACGGCTCCGCGTTGAAGATGGGAACCGACTCCTTCTGCTGAAAATCCCAGAGCAGGGCAAGGAGCCAACGACCCGTTTCCTCCGCGAAACCCTCTTCAGGTACACCGGTCATTTGCATTCCGCCGTTGGCAAAGAGTTTCACATTTACCTCTTTGAAGACCATGGAGTCAGCCGTGATTCCCTTGTGCTTCGCTGGGTCCACACTAATACGTTTGCGGACGACGAGCGTGGACTGATTGAAGAACGTCTTTTCACTAACGCGCCGCTTACTGAACGCATCCTTTAGTGCTTGACCAAAGATACGGCTCTCATGTTCCATCTTGAGGATTCCCTCGCCTGGCCACCATAGGGGAATGAAAACCTGGTTCATCGCATTGAAGAGGGCAGTGAGATTCATAGGGGAACCGGCGTGGGCCGTGATGACACGCGTACTGACGCGGAGGGGCGAGGGGGTAAAAGAATTCATTTTCGGACTAGGCAGCAGAAAGCTCTTTATATAAGTTTATGCTTTATATGATTAACGCGGTGCGTCTTTAAGTCGCTCAATTTTTGGCGGGGGTTTGGGAGTGCACTATAGGAATTGTTTATGCAGATACTGACGATGGCTGGGGCTGAGAGGGAGTCTGATGCGCTGATGCTGGCACTGGTCCATCAATACGACCCATGATAATTTCAAACACTTGATATACATGTTCCTTAAAGAGAGCAGCCGGCATAGTGCGCAGTACACCAGGTTGGGATAGGCTCGTAATGCGGCGCACGAGGGGGAGATCCAGTACACCGAAAACGGAGGCAAGCCAGTAGAGGTCTTCGAGTGTATACCGGCTGGCGTCTTTGAGGGTTTCGCGTGGATTCGGTGAATGAAAGAGTGCCCATGCATCACGAGCCAGTCGCTGACTCATGCTTGGTGCGTGGAGGAAAATACGCAAGTCTCCGCGAAGACGGACGGCGTCTAGGGGGGTGGGTGTGTCGTTCTGGGGAGCGTAGAGTTTAATGCGCTCACTGAGTTGTTCACTGGGGAGAGGGTCAAAGCGAATACGCATGAAACGGTGATGAAGCGCCTTTTCAATACCGCTGAGGGTATTTACGAGGAACATAATACAGCATGATTCAGAGGGCGCCTCTTCTAGGACGGAGCGGAGGGCGAGCTGGGCGCTGGCTGTGAGTGTCTCTGCCTCATCAAAGACGAGGAATCGCGGATAATCTTTGAATTCTGGATGGAGAATCTTACTGCGTAGGAAGGGGAAAATCCGTTCACGAATACTTTCCAGGCCGCGTTCATCTGAGGCATTCAGAAATAGAGCCGCTCCAGGGGGGACTTTCGCTCCAGGATACCAACTCTCCACAAAAAGTCTTGCGCTGCTCGTTTTTCCTGACCCAGGGGGGCCATAGAAGAGGAGATGTGGAAGACGGCGTTTATCCTGTCGCACCGCCTGGAGCAATGTACGCACCAGGGGATTGGGGATTTGTTCTAATTTTTCAGCGGACATACCTATGTTAGCACTATAGGGGTGTGTTTAGGTGGCACGGGACAAGGAACGAAGGAACGAAGGAACGAAGGAACGAAGGAACGAAGGAACGAAGGAACGAAGGAACGAAGGAACGTAGGAACGAAGGAACGAAGGAACGTAGGAACGAAGGAACGTAGGGTAATTTATTTCTTTATGTTATTTTTGTGAAAGCAACATAAAGAGGGGAAGTCGTTCTAGATATAGAATTGTTTCTCTTATAAATCATAAAATGCCTCCAAAGAAGAAGACCGTTGTTGCGCCTATTCAGCTTGCGCCTATTCAGCCTGTGGAGCCTGAAATTAAGGTAGAAGAGGCGACTCAGACTCCGCTTCAGCCTAATCCTGAGAAGAAGACTCGCGCCAAGCGTGCACCCAAGGCATCTGACAAGAATGTAGTTGCCGTCGTTTCCAGCGCGGGAATTCAGGGTTCACTTGCCGCACCTGAGCCGGCCCGCAAGCCGTTGATTGTCCATTTACCTATTCAGAGCAACTCCGTCCGCTTTTATGAGAACATTCCCTGTTATGACCCAGCACCGCCGTCAGATGCACTTGCTTTCAATGCCCTTAATACAAATCCTTTTACAGAAGAGGGCGACGTCTTTGATAATACCGAACTTGTCCGCCAGATTGTGAACTCCTATCAAGAAAACGAGGCTCCTGCAGAAATTACCCCAGAACCCGCGCCTGTGAATCCAAAGAAAGAGGTCATTTCGGTACAACCACAAGCCCAGACCCAAGCGCCTGGCCAGAGCCGTGAATATGGACCGACGAAGCTCCTCATTGAATACGCAAACACCAAGACGACACACACCCTCCCAGAGTGCACCGAATCCGCATGTTTCTGGTGCTGTGAACAGTTCACCACGCGTCCCTGCGTCAATCCACTCTCTATAGTGAATGGTGTCTGGCAAGTCTATGGGAACTTCTGTAATCCGAACTGTGCCCTGGCGTCGCTACTCGCCGAGCCAATGGACACACATGTCCGCTGGGAACGGATTGCGCTCTTACACATGCTCTATAGTGATGACTATAAGGGTGGACGAATTTATCCTGCCCCTGACCGCACGGTCCTTCAGCGATTTGGGGGACCTGTAACGCCGGCCGATTTCCGCGCACTTTCTGAGCGTGGACGACTGCGCATTGATATTCACATGCCGCCGCTTGTATCCATTCTTGCGTCAATGGACACGAAACCGATTGATTTCTACGAAAGTACACTTCTACAAAATAATAACGGAACATCAATGATTCCACAGAAGGAATCCAATGTTGCCGCGGATGGTGGCCTGAAGCTGAAGCGATCCAAGCCGCTGAAGGAGAAGGAGCACACACTGGATAATATTCTCGGATTTCGTGTGGCTAAGCGTGCGACCTAAGCGAGCAGCGACCTAAGTGTGCTCAATAAAAATATTACCTATAATGTATTTCCATGGATTTACACTATAGAGGTTGATTTATTTATTAAAACTGGGTCGGTCTGAAAAATTGACCGGTCTAAACCAGTAGAATATATGTAAGATTCAGAGCATGAATAAAATGGCCGGCTTGATTGATTTCTCTCTTCGTGACTTGCGTGATAAGTTTCTCGCGGACCTTGCCAAGACGGAATGCGAGCTGCGCGAGCATCTGGTGAATACGATGGCGGTGGCACAGGTTCGTGCTGGGTCAGGCGTAGCCGCGAGTGCAGGTGCTGGGTCAGGCTCCGTTTCTAGCGCTGATGCCAGTGCTGCTCTCCAGTCTCGCATTAAGGAACTGGAAGATGCTACTGCCGCGGCATCTATTCCTCATCAGGCGGAGCTAAAGAAGCTTCGCAAGGAAAATGTGGAACTCCAGGGTCTTGTAAAGCAGAATAAGCAGGTAGATGAACTGGAGGCACAACTAGAAGCCGCGCATCGCCAGATTCGTGCAGTGACTCAGGAAAATATTGCACTTACACAGGCGAATAAGGAACTAATGAATAGTGCGGATTTGAATGATAAATATGCTCAGCAGGATAAGAAGTCATATGAAGACCTTCTTGCGAAGTTCAAGGTTCTGGAAACAAGCTATAATGAATTGAAGAAGTCTGGGGCTAAGGCGGAGGCTAAGGAAGTGACTAATGAAACGACCAAGCCTGAAGTCAAGGCGGAGGAACCAAAGAAGGAAGTGAAGAAGGTCGTAAAGCCAGTACCTGAACCTGAACCTGAAGAAGAAGAACAGGAAGAGGAAGCAGAAAATGGTGAGGAGGAAGAGGAGGAAGAAGAGGGTGAAGAACCTGTTGAGTTTGAATACAAGGGTAAGACCTACTTCCTGTCAAGCGACAATGATGTGTACCAGGAACAGGATGGGGAATATGTTCAGGTTGGGACTTGGAACGGTAAGAAGATTCTATTCCAGTAGGAATAGAATCTACGCACCCTAGGCGCGAGTGAAACTCGTGCGAACGGTAAGAAGATTCTATTTAGTTAAACATTAGGGACTACACTATAGGAAATGGATTTAATTCATTCCTATAGTTTTTTGGCACACCTTTTTCCTAAAAAGGTGCCTATAGTTTTTTGGCACACCTTTTTCCTAAAAAGGTTCCTATAGTTTTTTGGCACACCTTTTTCCTAAAAAGGTTCCTATAGTTTTTTGGCACACCTTTTTCCTAAAAAGGTTCCTATAGTTTTTTGGCACACCTTTTTCCTAAAAAGGTGCCTATAGTTTTTTGGCACACCTTTTTCCTAAAAAGGTGCCTATAGTTTTTTGGCAGACCTTTTTCCTAAAAAGGTGCCTATAGTTTTTTGGCACACCTTTTTCCTAAAAAGGTGCCTATAGTTTTTTGGCTTAGCGCCTCTGGCGCAATTGGCACTACGTGCCTAACACCTTTTTTCTAAAAAGGTGCCTATAGTTTTTATTTTTTGGGCTTATATAAAGCAGCCTAATTTATTAATAATAAATGAATATTTACAGTATAGTATCATTAATATTACTGATATTAATTGATAAAATACATAAAGGACGCCTATTTATTCATAATAAAATGTCCTCCTTTAAAGAACAAGCCTCCGCGCTTCTTTTTAGTGTAATTTCCCTGGAAACGCTTATGAGTTATTATAACTCATTCATGGCGCATTATACACTGCTTCAAAATAAGCTACAACAGTCAGCATCGGCACTTGTACCCATTTGGTGGTCCACAGATGAGCCGCATTATTATACGACGGACCTGAACAGTGTGGCATGGATTCATAGCCCATACCAGCATCTTCTTTGGTCTCGCGCGCAGCCTGATAACGTGGAAACGAAGCTGGAAACGATTCCGTGGCTTAGTGCGGAACTGTATTATGGGGAAACAAAGTTGGCGGACATCTCACATTGGGTCATGGAAGTGCACTATAGGGGTTGGTCTGGGTGTGTCCCGCCGACGGTGGATGTGATTCTCCAGGCGTGGGCTGCAACACACGGACATCAGATCCATTATGCGGACCTGGCGGCGTACCGATTTGTGGTGATTGATGATATGGGTGAAGATAAGGAGTATAGGGTCGGTCAACAGATTATGGGATAACATGCCTTGTACGCTAACGCGGCCCAGTGGTCTAAAGAGAAAAGCTCCATTATAGTATAAAGTCGTTTGGCCGCGCGATGGATTTGAAGACGAAGATTCCTACGGGGTCCTGGACCCTGTACTACCACAGCCCAACGGAAAACCGCTGGACGCCCGATTCCTACACCAAAGTCTGTACTGTGGAAACATTTGAGCAGTTCTTCGCGGCCATGAATGCGCTCAGCACAGTCTCTGTGGAATTTGGTATGCTTTTCTGGATGCGTGGTAGTATTACACCCCTTTATGAAAACCGTGAAAACATCAAGGGCGGCTCCTATAGTGTGCGTGTTGGACGTGCGCGTGCGGTACATTATTACACAATGTACATCCTTGGTGCGATGATTGGCGGTGTCGTTGCTGATTCGGCGGATAATATTGTGAATGGTGTGAGTATTACACCCAAGAAGGTTTCGGATAAGAATCAATGTTACAATGTGATTCGTGTCTGGAACCGTGATTGTTCACGATTCAATAAGCCGGCCCAGCTCGTCAAACTGGATGGGGTCCATGTGTCCTCTGAAATTCTGTATACACCTCACGTGGTGCGTAATTTATAAATTTAAATTACTGATTAATTAAATAATCCCTATAGTGTCGCACTATAGGGATTAGTTATTTTTATTTATTTGACATATACTTTAGGTTTTTTGGCACACCTTTTTCCCAAAAAGGTGTTCACGAGCTCTTCTTAGGAATGCCTGCAAGGACGAGCTTCACTTCACCGAGGGATGGAAAGTTGTAGCGAATAATGAGCGGATAGTCATTCTTCATATACATTTCAATGGCCTGGCAGAGATTAGTGCACTTAGTGAAGAGGACCAGATGCTTGAGTTGGAATACACCCTGGACAATTTCATTCTTGCCGACACGTTGAATCTTCATGGACGCCGACTCCGTGAGCGTGGTTTCCTGTTCTGAATAGTCGCCCACGTTGCGGAAAATGAGATCCGACCCCACGCTGGTAATCTCCACTTCATCACCGTCATCACGCGCGTTCATATCGCGGCACACCTTCTGGAATTCCGCCGATGACATGTGAATGGTACTGGTGAAACTGAGATTCGGCGGGTCAAATTCCTCCAGATTAGTGTCAAAGAGCTTGAGAAAGAAATTGGTGGACGTGGACTTCTCCGCATTCTCCAGGCGAATCCCCAACTTATTCGGATTGGACGCAGGCAGATAGAGAGTGAGAATATCATTGTTCCCCATAGACTTAATCAGTTTATAGAGATAAATCATGTTCACACCCACCACGAACTTACTGGGGCAGTAGAATTCGGTGAACTTGTCCGCATGAAGGCGCATAAACACCATCACTGTATGGGTTTTGTCCATGTCCAGCACACGAATCCCTGCAGGGTCAAACTCCAGATTTGCCTCCATCAGAATTTCCTTTAGAGCCTCCACAAGGTTCCGAAAAATGGAGCCCTGAGTCGTCTTCAACTCAAATAAGTTGCCATTTGCATTTGGCACTGGTGCTGATGACATTTTATACTTATTAAAGTAGTTCTATGTAGGCTTTAGGCTAAATCGGAACCGGATATAGCGCACAATACCCCTTCCCAACGTGCGTTCTGTAAGCAAATCCATAGAGTGTTGTCCTAAAGCATTTCACTATAGGGATTGATTAAGTGGTGGGCTTCATTGTGTTCTTATGATATCGGTATTGCCTCGGTCATGGAGTGAGTTTTTAGAAGAGGCGCCGTGCTTTGTTCTTGGTCTGGAGCGGTATGAAGAGCGACGTGCTGATGCGTGCCGGCGGCTGCGCGATGACGTCGGCTTTCGTCGGATTTTTTTGGCGGAGGGAGTGGATGGCCATGCGCGGCCCGCGGATTTAGAGGTGGTAGTGGGGGAGTTATGGCCTGGTTTGAAATGGAAAGAGGCACTGAGTCCTGGGCACAGAGGATGTTCCCTTGGACATATGCGCCTATGGCATCATATTGCGACATCTGGAATTCCGTATGGCGTGATTTTTGAAGATGATGTACTACCACATCCACAGATTGGGGAACTTGGACAGACCTGGTGGGCTCACACTACCTTGCTCAGCGAGGATGGCCATAAATGGCCAGCAGGGTATGAGGAGGGGAGGGGAGTATTGGACATGGTGCTACTGGGGAATCAAATGAATCCTGATTTTTTAGTGGGGAAAGAACATATTCCAGTCCTGGAGAGTCCTGCGTATTGTCTACATGCCTATGTCCTGACGGCCGCCGGCGCTCGTAAATTATTGGATGCGATTGATGTAATTATCTATAGTGGGAGAGTTATGTATATGAATGATATTCTTGTTTTTAACATGATGTACGAAAGAATGTTAAATTATGTATGTTGGAACCGCGGATTGGCGGATGTGGGCTGGCCAGTCTTCTCCTTAGACATGGATTTGGGCTATGTCAAGACACATGATGTTGCTGTCTGGGCGCGTGATACTGGACTTTTTTATCAGAACGCGCGATGGGGAACTACTATAAGTGGATTGCGACGCTCATACTTATTGGGAACTGCGGATGCGACACAGGACAAAGAAATAAAGGAATATTTACGGCGTCAGGGGGAGCAGGTATAAAATTGAAGTTGGGGTGTGGGGGGTATCATACCTAAAAACACAGCTCGTAAATTGTGTAGGTGGAAAATGGCGCATCAATACAAAAAGGAAACGCAGCGTGAACACGTGCTGAATCATGCTGGCATGTACATTGGCTCCACCGAGAGTGCGGAGGAGTACATGTGGGTCTATGATGTGGAGAAGGATAAGATGGTGCACCGTAAGTGTATGTACAATCCTGGCCTGCTGAAGATTGTGGATGAAATTATTGTGAATGCGCGTGATGAATATGTACGAACTACTCTGGATAAGGAACGACTTCCTGTAAAATATATCCATGTGGAGGCTGGAGTCGTGGACGGCGCGTACACCGTGTCGGTGGAAAACGATGGTGCCGGCATTCCTATTGAGATTCACCCTACGGAGAAAATCTATGTTCCTGAGATGATTTTCGGCAACATGCTCACCTCGTCCAACTATAACCAGGCGGAGGAGAAGATTGTAGGTGGGACTTTCGGTGTTGGTAGTAAGGCATCCAACATCTTCTCCAAGGAATTCACTGTAGAGGTGAAGGACCCTGTTCATGGAAAGTCGTACAAGCAGTCTTGGACCGACAACATGAGTAAGTGCGGCAAGCCTGAAATTAAGAAGATGACTGGGGCAAAGGGTCTGGTTCGTATTACCCTGAAGCCTGACCTGGTGCGTTTTCAGGGAAGTCAAGAAAAGGGGGAGAAGGAGGGCGTGATTCACCCTGATATTGCCGCGCTTGTCCATACACGTGTCATTGAACTGGCGGCGTCCATTGGAAAGGATGTGAAAGTCAAGTGGAACGGCGCCGATGTGCCGATTCGCGGCTTTGACAAGTATATGCGCCTGTTCGTCAACGACGACTCCGTAGTTTCCTACGAGGAGTGCGGTGAGCGTTGGCAGGTGGGCGCAGTCCTCACGAGCAGTCTCTTTAGTGACGACTCCGCGGGTAGCCCTGAATACCGCCATATTGCCTTCTGTAATGGTATTAACAACCGCCGTGGTGGCAAGCACGTGGAATATGTGAGTAAACAGATTCTGGAGGCGCTCTGTACCGTGGCCGAAAAGAAGAAGAAGATTTCTCTCAAGCCTGGTCAGTTGAAGGAACATGTGACGTTCTTTGTGAATAGCACTATAGTGAATCCGTCGTTTGACTCACAGACGAAGGAGACATTGACTACGCCGGCATCCAAGTTTGGGTCCGTGCCGAAGTTCACGGATAAGCTGGTGAATGGCCTCGTGAAGGCGGGCATTCTGGATGAAGCGGTGGCCATTATGGAGGCCAAGCTCGGCAAAGATGCGAAGAAGACGGATGGGTCCAAGAAGAAGACCATTCGTGGACTGCCGAAGCTGGAGGATGCGCTCTGGGCCGGCACGTCACAGAGTGGGGAATGTACCCTTATTCTTTGTGAGGGAGATTCAGCCGCGACGTCGGCCATTGCTGGCCTGAAGGTGGTGGGTCGTGAGCGGTGGGGTGTCTTTCCACTGAAGGGGAAACTCCTGAACGTGAAGGATATTAGTCGTGAGAAGTTCAATGCGAATGAGGAACTCACGGCCATTAAGAAGATTCTGGGTCTGGAGCAGGGAAAGAGATATACGTCGGTGGCGGACCTGCGCTATGGTCGTGTAATGATTATGAGTGATCAAGATGTGGATGGTTTCCATATTCGTGGACTGCTCATGAACCTGTTTCATACAGAATGGCCGACGCTGATGCAAGTGGGTTTCATTTGTACTATTATGACGCCGCTTGTGAAAATGACTAAAGGAGCGGAGGTGCTCTGTTTCTATAATGAAGCGGAGTTGGATGCCTGGCGTGCGCAGGTCGGCGAAGATGTCGCGCGCAAGTACAAGAGCAAGTACTATAAGGGGTTGGGTACTTCTACACCGGCGGAGGCCCGTGAATGGTTTGAGAATCTCGCCGATATTAAGTATGTCTGGGACGGAAAAACCAATGATTCGCTGGACCTCGCTTTCAATAAGAAGCGGGCCGATGACCGCAAGGAATGGCTCGCAACGTATGACCCCAAGAAGTCTATCATTGTACCAGCGGATCGCACTGTGGCGTTCAGTACCTTCGTCCATGATGAACTCATCCATTTCTCCAGTGCGGACAATGTGCGCTCCCTGCCCCACATTATGGATGGTCTGAAGCCATCACAGCGGAAGATTCTCTATAGTTGTTTCAAACGGAACCTCCGCTCGGAAATTCGTGTGGCGCAGCTCGCAGGGTATGTCTCTGAACATGCCGCCTATCACCATGGTGAAGCGTCGCTGAACCAGACGATTACCTCTATGGCACAGGTCTTTGTGGGTGCGAATAACATCAATTATCTGAAACCAATTGGACAGTTCGGCTCACGTCTTCAGGGTGGATCGGATTCCGCTTCGCCGCGTTATATTCACACACATCTGGAGGGGATTGTGGACGCCCTCTTCAAGAAAGAGGACCTGCCGCTCCTTACCTACACTCTGGATGATGGTACTCCTGTGGAGCCTGAGAGCTACTTGCCCGTTGTACCGTTGCTGGCAATCAATGGCACTGTAGGAATTGGTACTGGATATAGTACCAACATTCCTCCCCACAATCCTCGCCATATTGTGGCACTGTTGCAGCAGCGTCTGGAAGGAGACCTGGAGACAATCGCGGGTGTTGCTCTGGACCCGTGGTGGATTGGTTTCCGTGGAGGACTCGTGCGCAAGGAGGATAAGCAGTGGATTACGAAGGCACTATATGAGTTTGATGACAAGAAGTGCTCGGTGCGCATTACGGAACTTCCTGTGGGGACCTGGACGAAGGATTACAAGGTCTTCCTGGATAAGATGACGCAGGCGGAGGGGGCAGAGACCAAGTATGAGGGTAAGCCGGTGCTGAAGAACTTTGATGACCTCTATAATGACGTGGATGTGAACTTCGTTCTGTATCTGGATAAGGACTATTATGACGAGGCAAAGGACCATGTGGAAGAATTTGAGAAGCGTTTCCATTTGACGAGCAGTTGGAAGACGACGAATATGTGCTGTTTTGATAACAATAACAACATCCGTAAGTACGACACTATAGGGGATATGTTGGAGGAATACTTCTCCTATCGTTTGGTGAAGTACGAGGAGCGTCGTGCGTGGCAGATTGCGCAGCTCAAGGACAAGATTGAGGAGCTGGTGGCCGTGCGCGATTTCATTCGTGGTGTCGTGGGTGGGACGGTGAAGATTCTCAATGTGGAGGACGATGTCTTGCTTCGGTCGTTGAAGAAGCTGGGTCTGCCGCCGCGGTCGGCGCGTGAGGAACCGGATTCACTGAAGGCGTATGAGTATTTGCTGCGGCTGCGTGTGGACCGTATGAAGAAGTCGTCTATTGAGGAGGCGGAGAAGCATGTGGCGGAGGCAGAGGCGGCGTTGGCGGAGCTGGAGGCGTCCACAGCGGTGGGGATTTGGCTGAAGGAGCTGGCCGAATTCCTGGAGGCGTGGGAGAAGCATGAAGCGGGCATGATGTCGGTGCTGACGGCTGGATCTGGGGAAGGACTGGAGAAAAAGAAGGCTGCCAAGGGAAAAATTCAGAAACGGGCACCGAAGTAATGCACTGTAGGGTGTGTAGGCCGAGTATGAGGAGGGATGAGGAGGGATGAGTAAAAAATAATATTCCTATAGTGTTATTTTTTATTGGACTTATTTGTTAATTTCACTTATCATCTAATGATGCTGAGAACTGACGGTGCGCATAGTAGCACTTACCATGCGCTGAGCACTGTTTTGGAAGAGGGTCGTAGGACTGACGGAGGCAGTTGGGGTCGCAGGGTTTTCTTCTTCCACGTCTTCCATGTATTCCCCATTTTCCACAGGGTCTGAGGGACTATTACCACGTGTACTGCGGAAAGGGAAGCCACCAGTCGCTCGCGCCTGTCCTCGCGCAGGTGCCCATGGGGCATTGGTTGGGCGAGGAGGGCGTGAGGGAGTGCTGAATCCACGGCCGAGTCCATAATAGGAAATGTGTTGGGAAAGAACAGCACTGTCTTCATTTACACCTACGAAAGGACTACTGAGACGAAGAAGGCCGCGCTCCATAACGGCGACTTCGGCACGGAGTTGGGCAGTAATTGGACTGGAGTCGTATGCGCTATCCACAATTGCGTCCTTGTAGGCTTGTACGGCGGCGTTGAGAGCAGGGTCCGCTGCGCGTGCTTCTTGAATGCGGCGAAGGATGTCCGTACATGTGTAGCGATGTGCTGTGAGTTCAATGTCAATTGAACGTTCGGTGGTAGGGACTGCTTCCAATGTCTGAGCAACAGGTGTAAGAAGGGGAAGGACCATGGCATGTACCTGGGCATGATTCGTAGAGCTTGCACTATAGAGAATGATTCGTTCGGTGCCGGCATAGAGGTCACCGAGGGGGACGGTGATGCCATCTGTGCGAACGCGCGTCTTGAATGGGCCACGCACGACGGCGTCGGCAGGGAGGCGGGCCTCTACGTTCTGGGCCACGCAGCTCATGAGCCCGCCGAGGGTATCGCCGAAGGCGGTGGCGACGTCTTCCAGGGTATTGACAATGTTGTAGGATCCCTGTGTTTCAAGGGCAATGTCTTTCAGGAGAACATCATTGTGGTCGGTACCATAGCCGACGCAGTGGAAAGAGAGGCCGGCGCGTGATTGGATAATATCCTGAATAATGGCCTTAATTGGGGCGGACTCCGTAATTCCCTGGTTAATGTGGCCGTCGGTCAGGAGAATAATGCCGGTCTTGAGCTGAGGAGGGGCGGTGGCAAGTACGGCACGCACATTGCCGAGGCCGGCGGAGAGATTGGTCATATCCTGTGGGGAAATGGCGCCAATGATGGACTGAATATGGGCCTTGTGGGCTTCGCTGACGGTCATGCACTGTAGGTGAATGGTGCTGGAAGATTCAAATGTGATAATGGAGAGCATGTCATCGGCGGAGAGGCAGGCGAGCATTGCGTCCAAGCAACGCTTGACATTTTCCATCTTAGAACCAGCGCCTGCGCTGCGACTGAATGGGCTATCTCCATCCCCCATAGAACCGCTGTTATCCAGAAGGACAATGAAGTGGGAGGGGATACGGTTACTTTCACCTGTGGCAAGTTCCACACCCTTAATGCGAAGGGCATAGGTGTTAGGCGCGTAAGTGCTAAGAGTAGATTCCATTTTTGTTGTTCAAGCTCTTAATTATATGAAGGGCATGTAATTAAGAATGATGTGCTGTGCCAGTTTCAATTTTTTGACAGGAGGGGGGGGGTAGTTCTAAAGTGGGTATATGTATAAATAGATTACTATAATGCTAACAACTAAAAGTGTCATACATAGCATATATCCATACATATAGACATTAGGATTTCGTACATTGGTTTCGCCAGAATCGGCATGTTGAACATCAGAAGTGATGTGTCGGCGACATAGGGGACATGATATTTCGGCACCAAGCCATGTGTTTAGACATAGGGGGTGAACATGGATTCTACATCTACATGACATGTTGGATTCCAGGACATCATCCGTTTCCAGGCAGAACATACATGGCTCGGCAGACTGGCGGACATAGATGTAGACCGACATGGGATGTTGATTAACTAACTCATATAGTGTTTACATAGGATTTCACTATAGGAATTATTTGCTATTAATTCTTATAGTGTTTCATTTTAAATAAAACTCCGTACCGCTGCGCCGCGGCTTCCAGCGCCAGACATCCACTGGGGGTGGGAGAGTGGTTCAGGGAGCTTATCAATATCCTTTTGATAATGAATGTGCATTTCTACTTCACTTATAATGGCGGGCACAGACCAATCAACTACAAGTTTATTTAGTTCCGCGACCTGACCGGGTATATTTGTAGGGAGGTTCTTGGCGTATTGGAGATAGAAGGAGCGCATAATGATTTGAAGTTCATCAACAGACTGATCGTCTATAGTGTATCCCCCCTTGGACTTGACAGTGGCCTTGATTTGTCTTTGAATAGAACGAATATTCTCCGGTGAGAAGAATGCGTTGCTTACGGGATTGGCCTCCCAGGACCCTTTGAGGACGGCCTTGGCGACATTGGTGTCTACGGCAGTCTTGTATCCGAATGCTCCTTCAGTACCCGCATTAGCCAGGAAGCCACCGGCAGACTGGATGGGGGAGGTGAGGTTGACACGGCCGTTGGACTGATAGGATTCGGTATTGAAGAGGCTGATTTTTGATGTATCATATGGTGCATAATCGGCGGCGTTATTCATATGGGCTAGATTCCTGCTAGTGGGGGGGGGAACTAATTTTTGGAATGCTACCGGTACGCTTTTCTGTTTTGGGGGTGCGTTGTGCGTCTAATTTTCAAAAAAGCCGACGCAAAAGTTTTTTCTCCGGATAAGGTATAGAAGAAACAAATGTCCTCCGTTACCTCTGCTTTTGCCCAAGTCGATCGTCGTGTTGGTTATTTCATCTGCGTCAGTGGTTGCACTGTCTACACTGATGTTTCTGCAAACTCTGATAACAACAGTTGGAATGTAAACTCTGGTAGTTCCCAGACTATTACAGTTGGTACCATCTTTGAAGATATGGGTGAAATCGCCAAGTATCAGGGTGCTATTCTGCGTAAGGTCCGCCCTGTTGCCCAGGTTGCTGGTGGTGCTGCGGTTCTTACTACTTACTGGATTGTTGTCCCAGGTGGTGAATACCCAGTTGCTGGTGTCCCTGGCCCAAGTGGGCTAACTGTCGGTGCTGTTGCCCGCCTCGGTTAAACACCCTTATAATCTTTATAACAAGAATTCAATTAATTCTTTCTATAAAGGCAAATCCCCTATAGACTTACACTATAGGGGGTTCTTTTTTGTTTATTCTTATACTTCATAATAGAGATGACATCTGTGTCGTTTGATATTAAAATAGACTATCAGTTTATTCTGTTTGTCCTGTTTGCGATTATGGCATGTAGCACTGCCCCCGTATACTTTTATAATCGCAACAAGTACTTTGCCGGTTTCGTGTCCCTAATCCTGTTTATCCTGATTTTCGTCTTCTTTGGTATGCGGTGGTTCAGTGGTTCTGAGATGGTCGGCCCTGCCGCCGGCTATAAGGGAGCATGGCCCCCGCAAATCGCCGTTTGCCCCGATTATTTCACGTATTATGAGCGTGGCTCAGGGACAACTGCCGTAAAGGGTTGTTACAATGCAACCAAACAAACAATTGGTACTGTTTCTTCTAATGATAGTGCCCCAACTACTGCAGATGCAGCATATGCATTTGATCACATTTATACATCTGCCGCGAATAAGGGTGATTTATGTAAAAAAGCAATTGAAAAAGGTATTGCATGGGAAGGAATTACGGATGGCGACTCATGTACTTTCTAAGAGGATTACACTACCCCGCAAAGCGGGGATGGCCTTTTAGGCCAGCAGGTATTATTTTAATAAGGATTCCTATAATGAAGTATTTTAGTGTTGATTAATGAACCGGCTCTAATGCGCTGAAAGGCCTAAATGGGACATCTTCTGTCATAGCAAGGGGAATGAACATTCCATTGAGTTTTACGAAAAATAATGCCGGCGGCGGTGCTTTTTGTTTTCAACCGGAGGCGGAGGCGAAGTTGGAGGGGTGGGTTTCCAAGCAGCAGACGAGTGCCTTTCTTATTGTGGGACCACCAGGGATTGGTAAGACGACACTTGTATACCGCGTACTGAAGAAGATTGGCTATACCCTTGTGGAGTTCAATGCGAGTCATACACGGAGTGGGATTGCCTTTACAAATACGATCTTACCGCTCCTGAAATATGGCGGTGTCCAGGAATGGCTGCGTGACGGTTCCAATAAGCGTATGGGTGTACTCCTGGACGAGATGGATGGCCTGAGTAGTGGTGAAAAGGGGGGTCTAAATGAGCTCCTGAAGTACTTGCGTGCCTGGAAACCGGATGACGGGTCGCATCCGCTGATTCTGATTTGTAATAAGCTTCAGGGTCGGCCTATGGAGCAGATTAAGCGACTGTGTACGACGATTACGTTAGAGCCGCCAAAAGCGGGACAGATTCAGATGACTCTGGAAAAGGAGTTGCCGACAAATATTCTCAATTGTGGTGACTTGCGTGTCCTGTTTCGGTACTTGGCCGGTTTTCCGCCTCTGGACCAGTCGGTTCATTTGGAGGAGAGCCGATGTACGAGCACAAGTTTGGAATGGGCCTGGTATTGCCTGTATGGAGAGTACGACCCGTATCAGATTATTGAGCTGGAGTATAATGAAGCGAACTTGGCCGGCCTCGTGCTTCATGAGAACACGCCGTTACGGTTGCGTGAGGCACATACTCAGGACCCGAAAGCGTTAGAAGATTATAAGCGCATTTTCAACATTATCTATAAGTGCGACTGGGCCGATTTTTGGGCCTTCTTTTACCAGTGTTGGCACATCCTGCCCCTGAACCAGACGTTGAAGCTAAAGTGTCCTAACCAGATTTTCGCAGCACGTGGGGACACTCCGCCAGTGCCAACGGAGGCGCAGAATCTGGTGTTTACGCGTGTCCTGAGTCGCCAAAGTGCCTTGTATAATGCATGGAAGGAAATGTGTGCCGTCCACGATGCGCATAATATTCCTGTACGGTGTGTGCCGATGGTGGCCGGTGCTTTTACCAGCCTCAAAACACGTGCTTTAGCATTACAACAGGGGATTCCTATCTAATCCAACACACCCAATATCCATCTAAACAATCCTATGGCAAGAACTATAGAGGATTGATTAGATGGCCTGTCTTCGTGATGCGAATCAAATTTTTCCAGGTCTCTGGCTCGGTTCTCTTGCGGCGGTGCGGCGCGGTGACCTGCTCGTCCACGCCCGCATTAGCCATGTAATCACATGTCTTTCCTATAGTGAAATCGCGGAGCGGAATGTGGAGATACCAGAGGGTATTCAATGGACGATTGTGCCTGTAGAGGATACACATGAAGATACGATTTTTCCTCATATTGAGACCGTAGTCAACACTATAGGGAATACTCTTGGGGCTGGTGGGCGAGTGCTCATCCATTGTATGGGAGGAATTAGTCGGTCGCCGTCGTTGGCGGCGGCGTATGTGATTTGGCGGTTGCGACTACGGTGGGCGGCGGCAGTGGCGTATGTGCGTGAACGGCGGGAGTGCGTGAGTCCGAATGGGCGGTTCTTGCGCGATTTGGAGGCGTTTGACAAGGCGGTATTTCGCGATGAGACGCTGCCAACGGTGCCGAATAAGAACCGGTAAGCGGAGCGGCTATGTGAGGAGCGCGAGAAACCAATGTAAACAATCCCTGTTGTGATACACTATAGGAATTGTTTCTTTATTGTTTAACATGAGTGGCGAGGTTCTTAAAAAAGTGAAGGTCTATTATTCTGGGACCGATGTACTCTGGAAGAAATATTATGTAAATGAGGCCGGCGTCAAACATGGCGAGTACCGTATGTACTGGCGCGACGGAGAGACGAAAGTGAAATGTTTTTATGTACTTGGGAAGTTGGATGGTGAATATAAGGAATATTATCCGTCTGGGGGTCGTTGGCTTCTTCAGACAATTAAAGCTGGTGTGTTGGACGGGCCGTATCGTCAGTGGTATAAGAACGGACAAGTTGAAATTGAGACACACTATAGGAATGGGGAGGACGTGGGTCCGTATCGTGAATGGGCGGAGGATGGGGACCTGATTACGGACATTCCTGTTGGGCATGCGAGTCTAAAAGAAGAGTATGTTGGAGAGAAAGAGTAGCGTTGTGGGCAGGTGAAAATGAAAGACATTGAAGTTGTATTGGAATCGGTTGGAAAACGACGACGTTGGATGTGGCGGACCCCATTTGAGGATGTGAAGCCGTTAGGACTTTCCTATAGTTATCAGGATGATGGGAAACTTCAGAAACTATGTTCTTACAATAAATTTGGAACTTCTATGTATGAATCTTGGGATGAAGCAGTGAATGGCCGATATGAATTATATATGACTTTTCATAATAATGGATTAATTGAATATCGCCGAGGATATAATAACTACGGTGTGAAGGATGGTCTGTGGATTTCATATAATTATGATGGGAGTCAATCAATGTATGGCCGGTATAAGAAAGGAGGGCGTCATGGAGCATGGTGTGTATGGAATATGGGGGCAAGTTATGGATATGGACGGTCACGAAGATGTAGTATAAACTATGTATCGCACTATAGGGATGGTATCTTACATGGAAGACATGCGATTTATAATCCAGACGGAGAGTTAGATGTGGAGTGTCAGTTCAGGGATGGGACGCGGGTAGTTGGGTCAACGATGTATACAGATTTTGGAAGAACACTTCATTATAATGATGAGGTAGATGATGACCAGTTTGATAGTATTATACGTGATAAGTATCGTAAAAATCTAATATATGAAATATTTGAGATGGGCGAACCCAATCGTCTTGGGATTCCGCTGTTAATGAATTTAGGAGGAGGGTAAATGAATAATCCATATAGTGCTACACTATAGGGATTGTTAAGTGGGTATGGTTTATTTTTGTTCATGCCCTTAGCTCCGCTCAGGAACTTCGTTTCGCCGTGAGGCGAAATCTTAGTGCCGTTCAGGCACTTCGCCTTCATGGTGGAGTTTGTGGACATGGAGGGGGGCCGTGCGACCCATACGAAGGGCGCGGCCGACGACCTGTTTCTCTTCTTCAGGTGTGAGGACATGATAGAGAATGACGTCCGTAGCGGTTATGAGGTTCATGCCGACTCCAAGTTCTCTTGAGTTCAAGAACAGGACCTGGATTTTCCCCGCCTCAAAATCCTCCACGGCCTTTGCAATGACATTCATATTGCCCTTGAGAATCTTGTATGAAATGCGGGCATCGTCGCAGTCTGTGCCGAAACTTTCAAAGGGATTGTCGTGGTGGCTGAATACAAGGAAGCGTCCTGTCGGCTTCTCTTTCAGGAGTTGAAGAAGGCGGTCTCTCTTTTTTGGGGGGCCGGCGCTGGGTGGTGGTTGGGCAGTTCCTTGGCACTGGTTCTGGACATGGACGAGTTGGCCGGTACCAACGCGCGTGCGGCACATAGGACATGCGCCATTCATACGGAGGCATTTGAGGATACAGCCGGCGCAGAAAATCCGTTGGCAACATGGGGTATAGATGACATCAGCGGGTGTGTCATAGCATATAGGACATAGCTCTGGACTCTCATTCTTAAGAGCGCCGAGGCGTTCGCGGAATGTTTGGAGCTGTGTTTCGGCGCGTTCTTTGGACCGGTGGAGGGCTGCAATGGCCTCTTCTTTGTGTTGCTGGGAGACATACTCCAGGGATTCACGATAGGTGATGGTTGTTTGGATGTTATGTATGTCTTTGATGTAGCGGGTCTCCACTGCTTCCAGGAGATTCCCTACAGTGCTTGTATTGAGGTGTAGGGTGGACATTGCCGTTTGGATGTCATCGGCGTCTATGAGTTGTTGTATGTTTCGGTCCACGAGGCCATTGAGGGCGGCGTTGATGGCGGTGCGGCGGCATGTATGTACATGGGTATGTACAGGCGGCATGTTGAATGACTGACTGTAGTACTCGGCCGATGTCTGGAGAATGTTGATGTAGGAATTCGGATGTTTGATGTGGACACTATTTTCCAGATAGGCAGCGGAACGATAGGAGTTATGTTGGGTATAATAATAGGGGTAGTTATGTAAATATTCGGCGACCCAGTTGACTGTTTGGGGATGTAGGTTCTGGAAAAGATGTGTATGCATGTAGTTTTCTATGCCGTCGCGATGTATGTGGACTCCGTCCAGGATGATGTTCGTCCAAGATGCAGTGATGTACCATTTGAAGAGCACAGTAGGCATGTCCAGAAACCGAGAGCGGGGAATTTTAATGGAGTCTGCCTCGTCTACAAAGAAGCGTTCCCACCATAGGGGTGATTCTTCAATAGCATGTATGAAATCGGTATACATTGTACTGCTGACGAGGGTGAGGTCGGCAGAGCGCATGTGTTCATGGAATGCGGTACCAGATATGTCTGCCTTCGCCTTTATAATGTAAGGCTGGAGGGTTGTCTGGGTTTTGATAAAGCCGCGCCACTGGGGGATTAAACTATAGGGAACAAGGACGAGATTCTTACAATTATTGGGGTCGGCGGTGTCGTATGTGCGATGATAAATGGTGTAGCCGTCGGTGGAGCTATTGCGAATGAAGCTGAGATTTTTGGTATGGGGCTGGCTGGTTTCTTTCATATGAGCAATAAAAGAGAGGGCGCTGAGGGTTTTGCCGGCGCCTACTGGGTCACCTATGATACCAATGGAGCCACGAGTAATGAATTTACGGCCAGAGGCGTCATGTTGGGTATAGCCGGCGTGCATCCGTTCTTCATGTGCGGCGCATGATGCGACGAGGGTCTTTTGGTGATTACGCAGGGGGATTTTAATGGCAGTGGGCTGGGGGATTTGCGCGTGGTCAGGGCCGAGGGAAGCATTATAGGTGTGTTGAATGTATTCTATGAGTTGGGAACTTGTATTCGTAGATTCCCTTAATAAAAATGGGGGTGCGCTATTCATAATCTTGATAGACTAGATTGTGAAATGCTTTAGGTTTACATGATTATACGGCGAGTGTAATGGGTTTTGCATCTTGCGCTTGCACTGGCGCTGGTACTGGCCCTGGTGCTCCTTGACCGAGCAGTTGCTCAAGAGTAATCATATTTGAATTAGAGTCAACTACTTTCAGGCCCTGAACCTGGGAAAGGACTTCTGCGCCACTGGTGACGACGCCGCCAATAGGTTTACCGTCATCGCGTTGGAAGATTTCGCGAATCCGCCGGTCCTTAATAAATGCTTTAATTGTCATACCCACTTTCCGTATAATGTGATTATTTTCCTGTTGGCGAAACATATTCTTATTGAAGGTGTTCTGACTATGACTCATGACAAGCATCGTTTTAATGGGGTCCAGTTGAATCATGGGGTGTTTATAGCCTTCAAGGAAGCTCTTTTCCTCTGCACAAACCACGGTTTCATCATAGGTATGTGTCTTACCGTATGACCGACGCCAGGCCATGGTGCCGTTTGTGGCGTGATTGGGTCCATATGGACCAAGACGAATAATCTGGCCATTATCCTTATAGTACATGTAGATTTCACTAGAGCCGGCGAGTTCAATCTTAGGGAAAGCGCGGAAGCGGTTGACTACGTGGCTAACGCGTTCAGGGGGATAATAGTCGTCATCGTCCATTGCAATTACAATATCACCCTTGGACTCTTTATTGAGTCGGTTACGTTTTGCGCCAATATTCACCTTTACAGGATCGTAAATATAGCGAATATTGGGGAGCTTTGCCGCAGCAGTGAGCCGAAGAAATTCCTCGCTGGCGGGTTCAGTGCCATCATCGTACATAATCCATTCCATGCGGTCCTTGGGATAATCCTGATGTGCGTAGCAGGCAACGAGACCTTCCATAAACTGTTTGCGGTTATAGGTCGGTGTTACGACTGAGACAAACGGTCGTGCATGGTCAAGTTGTGCATTTTTCTTTGACATCTGATGTAAAAATCAATCCTATAGTGTAGCACTATAGGAGTGTTTTAGGTATTATTTTTTGGAATGTTTCTTCTGCTTTTTATCTTTCCGTTTTGTTTTTCTGGATTTTTTACCGCCTACCATTGTGGGATTGTTTTCTTCTGGTTTTGGTTTCTCGTTTTCTTCTGGACCGATTGGAACAGGAATCCCTGTTGTTAAATCTTTTAATCTTTGTTCAAGTTTTTTCTTTTCGCTTTCTAAAGTTCCACGTTCACCCTGTAGACTTAAACTATACTGTGCATCTTGGCCACTACCAATCAAAAATTCTTCTATTTCTTTTATACGTTTCTGTATTTGTTCTCTTTCAGATAATACTTTTGGTTTGTTGTTTGAGGGATTTTTCTTGGAATTTATGCCTTTATTTACTGGTATAACAGGGCCACTAATTCCTTTTGACGCGGAATTATTTTTCTTGGCATTTACGCCTTGATTGGCTGGTATGACTGGACCAATGCCGACACCATCTAATTGACCAGGTTTTGACGGACAAGTACCCATAGTTCTACACTATAGGTTTGTTTATTTTTGGGTATATTGTTTGACACATTCTTCCAGTTCGCCGGCCCAGCGGCCAATATTCACATCTTCATAGTATGTAAATGGGCCACGAAGGAGGGCAGTGAAGAAGTTGTTGCCTTCTTCAATTTCGGGTGTTGTACAGAGAACAGGGAGTAGGCCGTACATGGGCAGGGGGCCACAGCGGACGCGTTGTATGAGGAAGTAGAGAAGAATAGGGAATACAAAGAGAGGGAACGCACCATAAAGGAAAAAAAGTACACGATATGCAATAGGTCGGTGGATTGCGGAGTTGGCGGCCAGACTGCCTGCGAGGACACAGGCGAGGATAAGAAGAAGAGTTGGCCAGAAGGCGAAAGTCTCCTTGAAACTGGACCAGACGTCTTCTAGGCGAAAATCGGCGTTCTTGATGATTTGCTGGTTCTTTGTCTGTTTCTTAGATGCGTCGGCCCATTCTTCGGCAGGTCGGTTCTTTAAGCCGTTCAAGTCGTTTTGTACGACGGTACGATATGCCGCGTCGTCCACCGTTTGGAGGATGCGTGTTTGTGCATCGCTCATTTTTTGTTCCAGCTGGATTCTTGTGAGTGTCTTGATGTTGCTTGTGTACCAGGATTCCAGGTCGCGTGCCTCTTTCACAAGAGCGGATTTAAGGTTGGAGGTAATACGTGGGTCTTTCAGTTCGGCTAAGAAACGAAGGCCAGTGTAGAAGCTGCGGTAATTTGCCTTAGGCTTGTCAACGGAAAGGATATTATTTACATCGCTATTATATTTATCACGTTCGGCCTGGAGATCAAGAAGGGAAGAAGTGGAATTTGCTAGGAGCCAGTCTGTAATGGCCACATTTCTTGCGAGTACTTCCTCTGCGCCTTCGGGGGAAAGAGTGCCCTTCTCTTTACCCTCAAGTGCTTTTTGTTGATATGTTTGTATAGAGCCATTGAAATCTGCGCGCAATTGCCGTATGCGGTCCTGTTCTTCTACACTATAGGAGTTGCCGATTAATCTATCTACGATGCCGCTCATCTATTGTTGCGGCGTTTTTTCTTTGTTTTGGCAAGGCGCAAGCTGGTGCGCAGGCGCCGGCCACCTTCTTTTTGAATATGAGCGAGTGAGGAGGCACATAAGTCCTGAATGGCTGCGATTTTTGCGCGGTAGCGTTCAGCGGCGCCTGGTTGTGTATCGTCCAAGTAGTTAGAATGGAGAAGGCTGAACTGTTCCACCATATAGGATGGCGAGTCCTGAATTGCCGCACGGAATTTTTCTAGGGGGGTGTTCTGGGGGTTAGACATTATAGGAAATGAATCTGACGATTCCTATAGTGTATATACATTGGATTTTAACATGGGTATGTTTAACATGGAAATATGAAGATGAAATTAGTACGCATACTTCAACCCGCCGAGGCCTGAGCTAATATTCACGACGTTGTAAGATTCAACATAGACATTGACATTGTATACATAGGTCGGATTCGCCGGCAATGGGTAGGGGTCAATTTCCAACTGGAAGAGCCGAATGACACTTGCGTTAATAGAGCCAGACGGCTGTTCGCTCGGTGGGTCAATCTGGAAGGGGAAGACATGGATGTAGCGGGCATCGCGCTGGAACCCTCCCACACATGTATTGTATTGTGTGAGCTCGGTATAATAGTCATGGCCCTTTGATTCCTGGTATTCCACGCCGTTCAAGAGAAGCCGCATGCCTCGTATAATTTGGTCCTGGGTAGCGGGTACAAGGAGGCCGCTGCTAAAGATGGTATTCACTATAGGGGATGCGCCTGGTGTGGGGGTAAATGGAGCCGCGGGGTAATTCCACCAATTGGTGTAATTGAATGGCTGGTTGCGTTCATCAAATGAGTCGGACCGGCGAGGAAGAATAATGAGGCGTGTAATTGGGTTGGATACTTCCAGGTCAAAGAGTTGGCGTGTGGTAATATTGTCCAGGCGGTAGCGGCGGATCTGGGTCATGAGATAGGTCAATGGGAAGTTGGCGAAGACCTTGCGTTCTTCATCCGTGACCGATACATAGGTCGCCTCCAGTCGTGGATTGACGCTCAGGTTATTGAGTGCCGGCACGGTGAAGCCGTGATCCACATAGAAATTGCGGATCTCCACGGCTTGATTGTCGTCCGCAACATAGTCTGGTTCGTTGATGCCGAGCATAGACTGGAGTTTCACACCAGGGCGGACACGGAGGCCGGTGGGGTCCAAGACGGTGTAAATTTCCTGGAGACGGCGCAGGGTGATTTCCACGTAGCATTCGTGATATTGAAGGGCAACCAAAGGCAAAGCTTTGAAGCTGGCGGTGGAAAACCAGAATGGGAGCGGAACACGGAGGGTGCGGCCGAAGATACTGGGTCGGTTCGTCTGTGCCGTCTGGGTATTGTCGCGCACAACGCTGGGATAGCCGATACCCTGACTACCGCCGGCGTAGATACCCTTTGCAGGGTCCGTCAGTTCAGGGACGTCACCGACTAGGGCCCGCCATTTCTCGTAGGAGTCTGTATCCTGGTCCAGTTGGGCACGGGCGTAAATATATTCACCATCAAATTCTTGGACCGAAGTACCGCCCATAAGGAAGCTCACCTTCTTAATCATGTGAACACCCACTGCCTTGACCCATTGGAATTCGTATTGTGCTTGCCGTGGGCTGCCCGCCGAAATGTCAATGTATTTGCTGTAGATGTCAGGGAGGTCAATCAAGAGGCACATGTCAGAAATCAAGTCCGTCACGCGTGGGATTTTTGCGCGAACGGTGATTTCCTGGTCATAGAAGAGTTCAGAAGGGCCTTCCAGAGGCACGGAAACCGATTCCGTAGCAAAGTGACTGTATTTTTTGAAAACCTTATAGAAAAAGGTAAAATCCGGATTACCGTTAAGGAGCACATTTTGTGAACCATAACTGGTTAATGAAATTAAACTACCACCGGGCATTCCTTCTTAGACCCATGAATATTATATTTAGGTCTATATACGCCTGGCACTATAGTGGATTCTTCGTGGTTTTGTGTTAGCATTGCGCCTTAGTGGGAACCAGTCCACCAACTATCCACTAAGTAGGGGTTAGCAACATCCGCCGCGCCGCCCTTCTTTGTTTCGGTACTTGGACCCACCGCAATGAGCCCCTGAATTTCACTATAGGAAATGGCGTAGCTGAAATATGTGAGACTGGCAAGATCGCCGCCGAATGGGCCGTTGACTCCCTTTGAGCCGTCAAAGTTTGCCGCACTTATACTGCGCTGACTGAAGAGAATGAGGTCTTGGTAGTTCTGCATAAGAACACCTTCCACCGACAATTTCTTTATAATGTTTCCATTAATGTAGATTTCAAGGGCGTTCTTACGGGCAAGGATGACAACGTGTACCCATTTGTTAATGGGGATATCTTCAATGTCCACAAAATTACGTATCTTCTTGGTACTATTTGCATAGACACGGAGGGTATTTTTGTCGCCGTGGACAAAGACACCAGGACTCATAAGGGGGGTCATCTTGGAGTAGCCCTTGTGGAAGACGTGTTTGAGTTGGTCGGCTTGATTATTGGCGAATCCGCTGGGATTGAGAAGGAGGAAAAAGCTGTAGGTAAACTCGGCGCCGGTACGTTCATTGTAGCTCGGAGGAAGTGTGAGTGCCGAGGAGATTGCGGGGTTTTGGGCAATAATTTCCTGGCCATTCTGAGCGTTTTGTCTATACGGGAAGACGTCAACACGTGACCCTTCGGCTTGTGCCCAGAGAAGATATACGGATTCCATAATCATCATAACAATGTAGAGTATGAGGGCAAGAACAATGACAAGTACCGTTTGACTGACGACGCTCTGGCCGTTAAGAAATTCCTGGACTCCGCCTGCGCCTAAGCCTGCTGCATTGCTACTCATATTTGTAAAGGATGAATTCATCTCTATCTAATAACGGACCATGAAAAAAGAAATGTTAGGAAACTATTCTCTATAGTGAAAAGTAAGAGTGTTAATCTATAGTGTATATCAATGTGTTATGCACTATAGGTGTGTGGATTGGGGATATGGGTATTTAGACACCAGGTTTGGTTATACTCTTGAGGTATTCTGGGTCAAAAAGGCCTTTGAACCACTGGGTCAGACTGAATGGTTCTGCGGGGCCACTCATATAGAGTCGCCAGACTTCTTCAGGGTTGAGGGCATAGTTGGCCATCTTGGTATTGCCGACGAAGCCACCGAAACCACCATATGCGGCGGCGGTAAGGTAGACGGCATCTGCCGCGGGGTTGCCGACGTAGTACATTCCAGGCAGCACAACGGAACGGGCGAGTTTGCCGTCCATGTAGATGTCAAGGACCTTATTATTAAGGGTGAAGGTAAGCATAATCCATTTCTGGAATTCAATGTCTTTGATTGAGGCCTTGACATAGGACGAAGGGGCAACAAAAGTAGTACCAGAAGCATCAGGAATTTTAGATGATTCAGTAGAAACAGCAACTTTCATAGTATTTGTGGATGGTTCAAGATAAACGACCATGGTTTGTTCACCTTCAAGTGTTTTATTAGTGCCAGTCCCAGATGCTTTTCCAAGACTGAAAATGTGGTGTCCAGATGTAGATGCCACGTGCTCAATGTCTTTGAAATAGACCCACATATTTACGGATAATTCACCGCCACTATAGATCTGATTTGGGAAAGCAGACGCAAATGCTGGTATTGACCCATGCGCCGGTTTGAATGAAGAATTCATATCTTCAATCTTGAGACCTGAACTTGTGAAGAGATACTTATAGAGATAATAGACCCCAACAAGAACGAGCACTATAAGGAGTATACGAATCAGATTTTTCACGGCTCCTGCGCCACCGACATTTGAAGAATTCATTCTACATGATTTCTACAAATATTTTGTGTGAGATTTATGTTGTTATATATTATTTGGTCTACACTATGTTGATTTTATGCTTATATAAAATCAACATCAGCCTAGAAAGCACTTGTCTTAAAACGATAACCGGAGGGAGCATCTGTAGTTGATGGTGCACAATTACCGCCAACACAGAAAAAGGAGGCTCCAAAGAGCATGTCCATTATGTCCTTCTTTTCATAGGGCTGTCCCTTCGTATCGGCAGTTGCCGCAATGTGTTTACGTATATCCTCTACGCGCATGACGGTGCTATTGAGGTTTGGATACAAGTACCGACCAATGTATGCGCTGCCGCCGATTTTCACAGGTGCTGGGTCTCGTACGTAGAATGAATCAAAGAGTTTCGTGCCGGCAATGGTGTCATTATAATAGACGCTGAAACGTCGCCCTTCGCGATTCACGGTAAGATAGATCCATTTCTGGAGTGGGAAATTATCTAAGACAATACGCTTTGAATCGCCTGAATTATTTTCTTTGAGTTCTACAGTAGCATATGTTGTGTATGCATCATTATTATTGTTAATGTAGAGTTTGAGTGGTCCAATGCTAACTAATGGAACGGCGTCTGTGCCAGATGCACGGGGTGTACGGTCGTAGTTATTCACGTAGAGGTAGACGCCGAAGGAGCCGCCGCCGCTTCCATAATAGAAATCATTATAGACCTGTCTGGATGAGCCGACGCGGGTTTCTTTGTCCAAGGTGGCCTTTTCAGGGGTCAAATTGGAGGCGGAGGTCGGGCGAAATGCGTATAGTAGTCCCCAGATGACAAGAATAATACCAGTGAAGACGCCAACTACTGTAAGAAGGCTGGGCGACTTACTGGGTCCGCCAACATTGAAACTGCGGTTGAAAAATTTCCCAGCGTTTTGGAGGGTATAGGCAATGAGCATAAGCCCACCAATAATGCCGACAATTGCAATGCCAAGATTTTTTAAGAAATCACCAGACATAGGGTCTGTTCTCTATTCTGGTGATGTAGAAAGATACGTTATGAAGTGCCTAATCCTAAACATGGACTTAACCGCTACAAGTACTTGTGTCGGCACTCGTATCATATTTCGGATTGAAAGAAGGGCTGACGGTCGCACCATAGGCACGCATAACGTCTGGGCCGACGACCTTATTCCAGAAGCGGAGTCGTTTAATACGGACACCAGTACTCTCATTCAGTTTTGCGATATCTTTAAATACAAGGGACGCGGAATCGTTCGGTTTTAAGACGGCCGGTGCGAAAGTCTGTGTCTTATACAAGGAACCGTTAATGTAGGCTTCCATGAATTTATCTGTAAGAACATATCCTATAGTGAATTCCTTACGGACAGGTACATTGGTAAACACTATAGAGGATGTTCCTTCGGTTGTTTGTTCACTTGTTTGTTCACTTGTTTTCACTTGAAATGTGAGGTCATTCTTGGAAGCATCCAGGAAAAAGCGGGCGTTATTATTTGTGCTGTCTGTATGTAAAAGTATATCACCTCCTGGACTTGAAGTAAATGTATTATCCACAATAATGTCAAAGCAAATACTGAAGTTGTAATATTTGGATGGACAATTGGAACTTACATCTGGATGTGCTGCCGCTTCATCTTCCCAATACACAGTCCCTGCATCACCGGAAAGCACTGAACCAGCACCAAATATAGGTTTATATGTGAAATGCATAATTACAAGAACAATAATAGCAATAAATACAATAATGAGAATATAGAAAAGGATATTTGTTACTGTACTTCCTTTAGGTGCCGACGTATTAAATCCTGTACCTAGATTGAATCCTGACGAATTCATATTCCTGTTATGACTCCGTCATTTTCTTAGAGACGTACCAACCGACGGCTGCGACGGCGGCAATTGAGACAGTTGCGATGGCTCCGCCTTTGAGCATATCCTGAAAGCCGCCGGCGGTGAAGTCGTCAGGGACATATACGGGGCTACGGCCACGAGTACCGAGGGTTGCGTAGAAACGAATGGCGTCGGCCTCGGTGTAGTTGGAGGGTTTGCCGAGGCTTTCGTTGACGGCGTTGTGGACTTGGACGGTCCAGCGGAAGAGGTCGCTACGACTATCTAAGCTCGGAGTTAAAGGGTATTGCTTGAGGAATTCTGCGTAATGGGTTTTACATATGGGACACGGAATCATGTACTGGAGGCTTTCGTAGAACTCCTTGGCTGCTCGCTTTTCTGGGAGCGTGGGGGAGTTGGAGTAGCCAAGCGCGGCGAGGTGCATTGTATGCCAGAAGAAGGGACCCCATACGGCGGGAGGAATACTCATAGGGTGACTCATAAAGTCTATCTATTGTAATGGGGAGAAGCTTTTCACTACCCCGCTTCGCGGGGAAGATTGGACATAGTCCAATCCTGGCTCTGCGAAGCAGAGCGACGGCCCTACGGGCCAGCAGGAGTTGGGTGCGTTAGCATTGCGTATGGTCAGCGTAGCGCCTAGGCCAGTCTATGTCTTTAAGACCCTACATGAACATGGGTATGTTATTGATGTTAATGTTGATGTTAATGTTGATGTTGCCGATGTATGTTCCTGAAAGTTTTGGGATGTATATTTCCAAACATGGATTCTAACATTGACATCAGTATGTAGCCGATGTCAAATCCGATGTATGACCCAATCCCACACCCTATAGTGTAGTCCCAGGGAAAGCACAATAGGGAATGTTGGTTTGGCAATTCTTATTGGCAATGCTATTAAAGTTTTTGGCTTAGCACCAAAGGTGCAATTGGCACGCAGTGCCTAACACCTTTTTCTAAAAAAGGTGGAAAAAGGTGGCTAAAGAATGCCACCCATCACATACTAAGTATAAACCCTATAAAATATGAGCGCATCGCCGAATAACCCTTTTGTCCAACCCTATAAAATCCGTTGTACGAACTGCAACCAACAAGGCCATCACATACGCCATTGTGAGCAGCCGGTCAGTTCATATGGTGTAATTGCATTTCGTGTTACAGACCCGTCGTGGAATCAGGTTGCAGCGCTTCATGGGCGTGGAGATATGCTCCCTCTTGATAAGATTCAATTCCTTATGGTTCAGCGACGCAATTCGTATGGATTTGTGGAAATTATAAGAGGAAAATATAAGACAAATGACCTTTCCTATTTACGGACTATTATTGCCGAAACGACGAAAGTGGAACAAGATGCGCTATTGAGTCGGCCGTTTGAAACGTTATGGAAGAACATGTGGGGTGTTGAAAACAAGAACTATAAGCATGATTTTGAGATGAGTCGTGAGAAATTCCTGCGAATGAGCGCGGGGGTGGAGGACCCACATACGAAGCAGCGGATTACGCTCGCCCAGCTGATACATGAAAACAAGTCATCGTGGCCGACGCCTGAGTGGGGATTTCCGAAGGGGAAACCGAATCTCCATGAGTCCACACTGGAGACGGCTGAGCGGGAGTTCTGCGAAGAGACGGGCCTGATGACAGGGGATTTCCATATTTTTGAGAATATTTATCCGTTTCAAGAGAATTTTTATGGAACAAACCAGACCCAGTATAAGCATGTCTATTATCTTGCGTACATGATGCCGTCAGTGGCGGTTCATATGAATCATGAGGATGCGGTAATGGCGCGTGAAATCGGCGACATTGCGTGGTTCAGTTATAGTGATGCGCTGGCACATATACGGGACTATAACAATGAGAAGAAGGAACTTCTGTTACAGGTGCATAAGGTATTACGTGATTATATCCCGCTACTGATTGGTCCGGCGGTGGCGTGTGTAGGGGCACTTGAAGAAGAAGAACCTATTAATAGAGAGCAACATGTTGCCGAGTCAATCTCCAAAAAATCCCATATTGTTGGCGGAAAGTCCTACGCCTCCGCCGCGCGAGGATCAGGATCAGGGCCCTGCGGGCCCGCAGGAGGAATCTCCGCAGGACCAACAGGAGGATTCACCCTTACTGGACAACTATACGAAAGAGATGCTTCTTGCCCGTTGGACATCTGCATCTGAGGATGATTCAGTGCTAGAAGCTTTTCAGCGTGCCGATCTCTTTCCATCAATGGATCAGCGCTATGGTCTACACCCCACAATTGACATGGAGATTGACGACGATTCCGTGGAAATCAACGATACATTTATAGAACGCCTCTTGAAAAAAGCCGAGTTCGCTCTTACAGAATCCACATTTGACCCGCGGTCCAGTGCATGTGATACAATGGACGAGGAGTATCCGAGTTTTGAAGTGACGCCTGTACAGCGCTTCGTAGCATCATTTATGCATCCCCGAACTCCGTATAATGGAGTTCTCTTATATCATGGTGTGGGTGTGGGGAAAACGTGTGCCGCAATCCAGGCGGCGGAGGCCTTCTTGGACGTCTATCCCACAAGCAAAGTGATTATTGTGGCGCCGAAGAATATTCAGGCAGGTTTCCGTTCCACGGTTTTTGATGGGAAGAAGGTGAAACTTGGCAATGGAACAACACCAAACCAGAGTAATCAATGTACTGGAACTACCTACTTAAAGCTCGGTGGGACCGTTTTTGAAACGGACCCAGCGGTGATTGAGCGCATGGCCTCCAAAGCGGTCAATAGTCGTTATGAATTCTACGGCTACATCCAGTTTGCCAATAAGATTAAGTCCGTCGTGGCACAGGCACAAAAAATGCGTTTGCCAGAGGACACAACACTCCCACAACTGGAGGCTATGCTCTTGCGCGAAGAGTTCGGCTATAAGATGCTCATTATTGATGAGGCACACAATATTCGTGATGTGGAGGCCGGTGAGGGTGAAGAGTTGGACACACTAAAGGATGATGTGGAATCCGAAAAGGCCGGCAAAGCCCTTACACCGTTCTTGACACGGCTCGTGGAAGTCGTGGACGGAATGAAACTGATTCTCATGACGGCCACGCCCATGTTCAACAGTCCAAAGGAAATCGTTTTCCTTCTAAATCTGCTCTTGGCGAATGACAAGAAAATCACGTTTTCAGAGGGGCATTTATTTGAAAAGGATGGGACATTAAAGAAGCGAGGGCGAAAGATTCTTGGTACGCTTGCGAATGCGTATGTGAGTTTCATGCGCGGTGAAAATCCGAATAGTTTCCCTGTGCGGCTCTTCCCAAGTGAAGGGCGTCTTAAGAAGGAAAATTACCCGAAAGTTTCATTTGACCCGCGGAATCCCTTGGAGACTGAAGAAGAAGGGGAAGATAGAGAAAACGGAGAAGACGGTGAAGCATCCTATGTTGCCAAATTACCAATTGTTGTGTCTTCGTATCCAGAAGGTTCTGCCGAAGAGAAATTACAATTGAAAATTAATGCTCAAGTCAAAGAAAATGAAGGGTATGGCTATAGTGCGCTCAATACACTTGTTCAAGCAGGGAATATGATTTTCCCAGAAGCTGGTTCTATTCAAGAAGGTGGGGACAACTCAAATAGTGAAAATGAGGACAGTACCGAGGACAGTACCGAGGACAGTACCGAGGACAGTACCGAGGACAGCACCGAGGACAGCACCGAGGACAGCACCGAGGACAGCACTATAGGGAATGTTTCTACTAATTCATCTGAGGACTCCACATCTTCTTCCACAAATACGGCATCCTTTCTTGGACGTATTGGTGCGAATGGTTTCAATAGCACATTCAAGAAAGAAAAGGATGTTTTCACGCCCCTCCACAGCGGTGTTTCCTGGCTTCGTCTCGGCGAACTAGAGCGTCATTCCCCCAAAATGGCCTCTATAATGCGTATTATTAGTGAATCCGAGGGTGTCTCTTTCGTCTACAGTCGTTTCGTGAAGGCCGGTGCCTTGCTCATGGCCTTTGTCCTAGAGGCAAATGGTTATACACCCTATGGACGTGAGAAGCGTTTCATAAATCATCCAGACATTGGACGTGGAGGCCGTGCGTGTGCCCTGTGTCAGCGCCGTGAAGGAGACCATGGGTCCGAGGATGAACATGGACATGCCTTCACGCCGGCGAAATATATATTGCTTACAGGTGATCCAGAGCTGAGTCCGAAGAATGCGGAGGCAATTCAGAAGGAAAAGGACATCAAGAATGCCGACGGTTCCATTATAAAGGTTGTTCTAGGGAGTCAGATTGCCGGCGAAGGTCTGGACTTGAAATATGTCCGTGATGTTCACATCCTAGACGCCTGGTTCCATTTGAACAAGACAGAACAGATTATTGGTCGTGCGATTCGTTTTATGAGTCATTGTGCCCTCCCAGAAGAGAAACGTAATACCACCGTACATCTCCATGTGTTAGGAATGGATAAACAAGAGTCAGCCGACCTCTATAGTTATCGCACGAGTCTACGCAAGGGTATGCTCATTGGGCGTGTGAGTCGTATCCTCAAGGCATACGCAGTGGACTGCAACCTGCGCTCCTCGGCAACGGTGATTCAGGGCCTGCCTACACGGGCCCAGGTGGACAGTCTTGGTGTGCGCCGCCCACGCGTGGACGTGAATGATACACCCTTCACGGCCCTCTGTGATTGGCTGGACACATGTACATACAAATGTCGACCAAACATCCCTATAGTGAAAACCGACATGGATTATAGTACATACACGAACTTTCATGCCCAGTACATGGAAACTGAAATCAAGAATCACATACGAACCCTGTTTGAACATCAGACATCGTATAGTCAGGCCGATTTCATGAACGCCCTGGAATCCGCCACCGATTTCTCGTCTATTGCCATTGGATATGTCCTACGTAGCATTATAGGGGATCGTACTTTCATTGTTCGTCATGGGACACTTGAGGGGTATGTGATTTATCGTAACACCTATTATGTATTCCAGCCTTTCATTTATCAGTCCACGGCGATTCCACTTGCCCTGCGCAATGCGGAGTTACCGTTGAAGCGCGACGAGTATACGCCAAAGACGATTTCCGCGAGTGAGTTCAAGACATTCCGTCGTTATTCGGCGTTGGATTGGGACGTGGTATCAGAATGGATTGACCAGTTAGAGGCCGGCGAAATTACCAATGAGAAGCCGATGGGGCCGATTGTGGGAGCAATTGAGGAGTATGTGACGGATCCTGACACTGGGACCGAGAACAATGCCCTGCGCAACAGTCTTCTGGACAAGGTGAAGATGATTATACATTTTATGAATGGGATTCCAGAGGAACATCGCGACTCGGCAGCGGCGGCGGTCCGTGCTTATTTCTGGGACACATGGCTCTCCAAGGAACAGCAGCTGGAACTGATGAAGTCACATGAGCGCGATGAGCCTGGTTCTCAGAATCGTTTCCGTTCAGGTTCACAGGACATATACCGTTTTGTCAATCCCTATAAAGGCACTATAGAGTATTTGTGTAAAGATGGTAAAGAGCGGTGCAGTAGCGCGGTGGTGGAGATTCTGGAAAAGGACAAGACCGATGCGCTGCGTGTAGGGGCGGCTGGAAGTGCGGTGGCCGGTCGCGTGGGGTCGCTTTATGGTTTCATTATATATAAGAAGGGTACATTCAAGTTCAAGCTCGTGGATACGCCGGCACAGCCGAAGGAGAAGAAACCTGCTCGTGGTATTATGTGCGAAATCATATCACATTCGTCGGTGATTGATAAGTATATGTCGGCGCTAAATAATGCAATGGAGGAATATATGGATTTACAGTTGCGGTTTTATCGCCGGCTTCAGAAGGGATATTATGAGAGCAATGCCCAGAAGTGTGTGCTGATTGAACTCCAGTTGCGGCTACTACAGGAGGTGAAGGCGGGTGGATTGCGATGGTTCTACCGCCCCTTGGAGGCACTCTATAGTGGACATGTTGGGGAACGTGAGTTGGTAGAGGCGAAGATACCGAAGGCGGCGGCGGTGCCAAAACTGACGAAGAAGGGGAAGCCGGTTACCGAAGGGCCACAGGTGAAGGCACAGTTGATTCCTCTACAGCGACACGCGGCAGTGGAAACGAAGTCTATTATGCCTGTCAGTCCTGAAGAAGAGAATGATGAGAATGTGGTTGCAAAGCCGTTGCCAAAAACGAAGGGAAAGCGGAAGATTAATATGTCAAAAGTGCCTGGTAAGGGTAAGGCGCCGCCAGCACCGCTACCTCAGCCTGAAGCTGGTCGTATGTATTTTGAGCATCAAAAGGGGCTCTTATGTGGGAAACATGCGCTAAATAATTTACTGGGCGCGGAAGTATTTAAGAACAGCGAATTGATGCGTATATGTAAACAATTGACAAAATCAATGAAACCATCAACCCCATTATGCGATAAGAATGGCTTCTATAGTGTAGAAGTATTGGAAACCGCATTGACTTCACGAGGATATAGTACTCAAGAAATACTTTCTTATGAAGATATTCCAGTTCGGCGAAACCGGCCTATGGAACGTACTATTACATTTCCACTTGTTCTCCGTAAGGGTAGCACTATAGGGAATTTTGTTGGGATACTTATTGTGAATGGTGGGCATTGGATTGCCATTAAGAAAGATGAGTCTGGATATTGGTGGTTAGATTCGTTGTATGGAAAACCGGTGGAGGCGCGGGATAAAATCGTGACTCGGTTTGGAGATGAGGGGCAGATTCGTGCTTTAGTACAGAAGGCGAAGGATTTCAATGTGGGTCTTATGATACGCGATGAGGATGTTGAGAAGACGCCTGAATCCGATGACGATGAGCTTATAGAGAGTGTGAAGAAGCAAGTGAATGCGCTGAACTTTGACCCAGGTCATAATCGTATTCTGGCGGTATATCGTGGCGAGGCGCATGATTTTTTCCCAGAAGTGCGGGCATTCCAGCCAGCGGAGGCGAAGGGGGCGGTTGATGTGGCAGAGCCAGAGGAGTCACCTGAAGAGGTGGTGCCGGCGGGTCCGAAGTCAATCTTGAAGCGGAAGAATGTGGGTGCTCCATTGGAACCGAATGCGGTATTGAGTGTTGCAGTACAGAAACAGAAACGGCGTATTGCGGCTCCACCGCCACCTGCGCCATCTGCACCGCCAAAAACACCTGTTGAGCCGAAGACACCTGATGAAGTATTGAAGGCAAAGAAGAAGATCCGAATTCAGTCTGTGCCAAATGTGAAAATCATTAGCCCAAGGGAGGAGCGTAAGAAAGAAAATTTAGAAGAAGATGAGGAAAACGAGGAAAACGAGGAAAACGAGGAAAATGAGGAAAATGAGATTGAAGCAATTCCACTTTCAGATGATGAACTGGATGAAGTTGAAGCGGTTCCATTATCAGATGATGAATTGGATGAGATTGAGGCCGTTCCATTATTAAATAATAATAAACCGAAAAAATCAGTAGTAAATCTTTTGGATGAATTAGAAAATGATGAAGATGAGGATACGGATGAAGAGGAAGATATACAAGCTGTTCCATTATCACCAAATGAAAATAAACCAAAGAAGTCAGCCGTGAATCTTTTGGATGAATTAGAAGATGATGAAGACGAAGAAGAAGAGGAAGAAATCAAACCAAAGAAATCTGCGGTGAATCTTTTGGATGAATTAGAAGACGACGAAGAAGAGGAGGATGAAGAAGATGAAGATGAGGAAGATGAGGAAGAGGAGGAAGAAATCAAACCAAAGAAATCTGCGGTGAATCTTTTGGATGAATTAGAAGACGATGAATAAAAATTGAAACAAATATATTCTATGATGTATTTCAAATAGACTCATAGAATCTTGCACTATAGGAATGTCTGATATTGAGGATATTTGTGCTTCTGTGGCGCAACCGGATGCGCAAGCTGATGCACAAGCTGATCCTGTGCTCAAATCCATGTTGGAGGACATGTTGGCTCTCCCTGCAGACGCCTACGAGCCATGTAGTCCTTCCCTTCATAAGACATTCCTCCAGCTGGCGCGGAAATATAAGCGTATGCCAAGTAAGGGGGAACTCGGAACGCTGTATCGCGCCCTTCTTAAGGAATCAAGCAGCGCCATTCCCTATAATGAAACCCTCTATCGTGCCCTCATCTTGAAGTCCGTTCGCAGTACGAGTGGTATCTTGAATGTGAGTGTGAGTCTTCCTCCAGACAAGTTCAGTTGTAAATACAATTGTTATTTCTGTCCGAATGAGCCTGGTATGCCACGAAGCTACTTGAGCAATGAGGACGTTTTCAAGCGGGCGAGTGTCGTCGGATTTAACACTGTAGCACAGGTCTATGATCGTCTGGATGTCCTGGAACGGAACGGTCATCCGATTGATAAGGTGGAGTTTCGTGTACTTGGCGGCACTTTCAGTTGTTATGACCATGCAATTACGGATGTCTTTGTTCGCGACCTGTATTATACGGCAAACACCTATTATGGGGGGCGCGGACGGGTGGCGGCATCACTTGAGGAAGAGCAGGAGTGGAATGTGGGGGCGCGGGTCCATGTTGTGGGCCTGGGTGTAGAAACGCGACCAGATGAGATTACACTACAGGAAGTGGTGCGATTTCGGCGTTATGGGATTACACGCGTGGAACTGGGTGTACAACATACGGATGATGAGCTTCTGCGGCGTGTGAATCGTGGACATGGGATCGCCGAGTCTAAGGCTGCGATTCGTCTCCTGAAGAACTATGGATTCAAATTGGAGATCCATATTATGGCGGATTTGCCAGGGGCGACTCCAGAGGGGGACATGGCATGTTATACAGCCGTGCTGCGTGATGATCCAGACCTGATTCCAGACTATATGAAGGACTATCCGTGTCTGGATGTGAGTTATACGAAAGTGCGGAAATGGAAGGAACAGGGTAAGTGGAAACCGTATGCGGAGCGGACGGCCGATGCGCGGGACTTGATGGAGGTACTTATCTATAGACAGTCTATTACGCCGCCGTGGGTGCGTGTGAATCGTGTGCAGCGGGATTTCAAGCCTGAGTGTGCCGTGGAATTGGGCTATAGGAGTGATTCTATTAAGTCCAACCTGGCGCAACTTGTGAAGGATGCGGCGGAGGCGCGTGGGATTTATTGCCAGTGTATTCGCTGTTGTGAGGTGCGCAATGAGAAGTACGCGGCAGATGAGATTACGTACAATACCTATAATTTTGAGGCGAGTGGTGCGCGCGAGTATTTCATTGCGGCACAGGTGGCTCGTCCCCATCGGCCGCTGATTCTGGGCTTTATTCGGCTGCGTCTGAATGAGTTGCTGGCGGACTCTCCATTTCCTGCACTACAGGGGTTGACGGCGGTGATTCGTGAGTTGCACGTATATGGTGCGCTACAGATTGTGGGTTTAGGGAAAAGTGAGGGCCAGGGTCAACCGCAGGCCCAGCACAATGGAATTGGTCGGCAGCTACTTTCCATGGCAGAGGCTGTTGCACAACGCGAAGGCTACACACGCTGTGCGGTGATTTCAGGTGTGGGTGTGCGTGGGTATTATCAGAAACATGGGTATGTTTATGCCGATACATATATGGTAAAGGAGCTTCCACCACTACAGAAATCGCCCTGGATTCTTATTGTCTCTATTCTTGTATTCTTAGTGGCATGTGTTGTCGGTCAGATGTATTAGACCGATACATATAGTGTATTTCATGGATAAGTCCCTCTAAGTTTTTCACTATAGGGATTGATTTCTGTGGCATATGTGGGAAGAGTCTCAGGTAAAATTGACGCGGGTCTGGACCTACATTGTTTTTATATAATCACTATTCGCACCGTAGGCGCGAATAATAGAGCATAAAAACAGTATAGGTCAGCACTCCTTTGCGTATTTAAAAATAAGCAAAGGTCTAAAACCATTTTAAGAGTATTAATTAGGTATACCGTTTTAAAATGGAATATAGTGTTGTCTTTGAAGAAAAGGTGGCTCTTACGCCTCGTGACATGAACTCCATGAAGGAGGTAAATTCCATTGATATGAAAATTCTTGATTATTTGCGAGCAAAGCTGGAGAAACGCTGTAGTACACATGGGTATGTGTTGCCCGATACCCTGAAGCTGCTCTCGCGCAGTCATGGAGTCTTTGAAAACGGGCGATTCACTGGGAACACGATCTTCTACGTTCAGGTGCAGGGACGTGTCTATAATCCGGCCCATGGAACGGTCTTGGAAGGGAAGGTGTTGAAGAAGAATAACATGGGTCTGTATGTCGTGTACGAAGATGCGATTCGTATTCTTGTGCCGCGTGATCTACATCTTGGCAATGATGACTACGACTCCGTTCAGGTGGGCGAGTCCATTCGGATTGAAATCCGCAAGTCGCGATTCCAGGTGAATGACCCGTTTATTCTGAGTGTGGGTGTCTATAGAGGTCGTGCGGATGGGCCGGTTGCGGGCACTACGGAGGACACAGATGAGGAGGAAGTGGAAGCGATTGACCTCAGCGCGTAAGAACCCAATGGAAAGCACTATAGGAGTATGGTTAGGATGGCACAGCCTGTTGTATCTTATGACCGACGCAAGAAGTTGGCAGAAGATTTAAAAAACCTGACAAAGGACCAATATGAGGAGATTTATCGCATCATTAAGCGCGCCGGCATTTCCTATAGTGAAAACAGTAATGGGGTTTTTTTTGACTTGAATGTGGTGAACGATGCGGTGGCGGAGTCGCTGATTCATTTTATGGAGTTGGTGGCGATGCAGCAGGCGGAGGAGAAGCGGCGAAGTGATGAGCTGGCCTATTATCGTACCGCGAAGGAAGAAGAAGAGGCGAATGCATTAGCAAAATAAAATTGGTCTAAGTCGGACCCGCTTATACATTCTAAGAGTCTGTATCTGAGAATGTATAAAATGAATCATCGTCGTGACCAGCGTGAGCACCATCGCCAGGGCC